CCCCCCCCCCAGTTGCTAGCTGCCGAGGAATATTTTACCTATGTTCTGTGAACCTAATTTAGCTTCTCCCATATTGTTCAATATTTAAGCTGTTATGTAATAGATGGCACAATTTTTATAAGAGCCAGCATTTATAATCTAATTTCTACTGATCACTTGATTTGAACGACAAATTGTTTCTCCAAAATCTCCACCTTCATGCCCAACAGAAAATATAGATATAGTCATATCTACGTAAGCCTTAAGAGTAATAGATGAACTTCCATCACTATTCTAAGCATCATAAACTTTAACTGATTTTTTTGGTATAACTATTGCTTCAGAAAAGCTATCGTCGTATATGTATATGGATTTGTCTTCATCCGAAACATTTATAAAACAATATCCACTTGCATTATTACGAAATAGTGTTTCATCTACATTATAATTAAGACCGGTTAAATCAGCTAATATATTATTTCCTCCAAGATATACTTTACTAGCGTTTTGTGTACCAACTTTGAGTTTACTCATAAGATTTTATAATTATATTTATTCAGTTACTGCATACATTGTACTAGCATCCTTAGGATCTAGTGCTGCATAATCTGTAGCAGATATTTTAGTTGCGGTAGTGAGATTATTGGATTTTATTAGAGAATTAACTTTAACGTATCCTCCAGTACCATCTACATTTATATAAAACGAATGTACATTTACAGCAAAATTCTCTGCAGGTAAGCTTATTGTAAACATTAATAAGTACATATTTGCAGAAGAGCTATCGTGATATGCAACTACATTACTTAATTGAAAATATGTACCAAGTGTATCTTCTGGTAAAGTTATATGATATTGAGAGTGATTTTGTATAATGTCCATTACTACGTTCTTGTAATTATTAAAACTTCCGAACATACTATTAACAAAATCCATAGCCTAAGCACCAGTAATCTCAGTATTACCATCAACAGGAACCAATCCACTAATAGCTTTAGAGGTCTAACCCATTATTCTCTTAGTAACAGTTATATCTCTAGTAGAGCCATTAATGTGTATATATACCCATAGAGGATAAGCAGAATCTTGATCTATTACAAAGTTGAGACTAATCTCATTATCTATAGTATAGGCGGCTACGGGAATTCGTGATCCAGTAGTAGATAGATCTGCCATACCTACGTAAGTCATAATGACTTTCTTCTTAGTAATGGCGTTCTACAATGCAGTGTATTCTTCTTGACTTATCTTACCCTGTGATATACCTGGTTCAAAGTAATATACTTCAAGATCTTTATTAGTTTGATACAGAAATGAATTTACTGTAGCACTAGCTGTCTCATTTTCATAACGTATAACCATATCGTATACAGCAGTGCCTAACTGATACATGACTTCTATAGTTATTTTAGATGTACTTTCTACATAAGTACAAGTATGGTATATAACGAAAGCAGATGTAGACGAACTCTAATTGCTATCAGCAATAGCTAGCGGTTTGTTACTAGAAGCAATCTTAATCATCAATGCTTTAAATGACTCAAGTCCACCAAACACTTCTAATATTTCTTCAGAAGAACTATGCTAGCTAATAGTAATAATCATTGATGGTAATAATATAAGATCATTTATCTCAGACCAAGTTGCATTCTATCTACCATACAACTTACCATCTTCAGGAGCTTCTACGATACCGCCTCCAGTACCTCCACCACCAATCTCTACCCAATTACTTGTTTTAGTATAATCGGTAGAGGTAAGCTGATACAGCTTACCTGGTCTATCCTCACATGTAACATTCTTTCCTTTATATACCCATACACTACCTTCTTCATCAGTCCAAGTCTCAGCTTTGGTTAGATCCGCATAGGTAGGAACTATACTACCTGCTTCAAGTGGTGCATCTTTCTTTACTTCTAAGTTACCACTAAAATTAAATGTTCCTTTATTTCTCATAATTATGCAAATGTAATTTTAAATGATGAAGATCCATTAATACCATCATTACGTGTATATGTTTTATATTCTACTTGACTTCCTTGTACTTCTATATTCTCTGTAGTCACTGTGAAACGATCTATACTATAATCTTCGTACTTATCATTTAATGTATTTAATAGAGTTATAGAACTTACTGTGAATTTAGAAGGTAATTTGAAAGCATGTTTATTATCTGCTGTTTCAGCTACATAAGTAATATCCAATAACTTACTAGTAGATAATGGCAATTTAGCAAATGTAGTAATATTATCCTTATTAGTAAAGTAAGGATATACGCCTGTAACAGTTAAAGTCTTAGTATTACCAGGAACAATACTGCTAAATGTAGCACTCTCTTTAGCTACAGTCTTATGTTCATCACTAGTCTTACCAAGATTAGAACAAGCATAATATACAGGCATAGATGCAAATGTAGCAGTTGCTTTTGGTCCTTTAATATCTACCTTCACTGTATTACTTCCTTCAATTGCATTAAATACTTTACTTTCTAAAGTAACAGCAGAATAATCTGTATTAGGAGTAGCACTTTCTGATTCTCCATTTACTAATCTAGCCATAGTATAATTTTCTTCTAACAGATTTACACTAGAACCATTTATAGTAATAGTATTATTATCTGAGTCTTTACTGTTATCATTAGCAGCACTATAACCATAAGTAAATCCAGAATACTTTCTAGGAGTACTAGATGCTACAGCTGCAGATAATGTGGTATCACTAATAGTAATAGGAGTACCTACTTCTACTAATCCAGTAGAACTCAATGTGAATGAAGGAACTGAAATAGTAGCGTTAGGTGCACCTTCTGTAAATGTAAGACTACCAGGCCACAATTCCTTAGTAAACAATGTCATAAATAAATCCTACAGATTAGTATCAGAACTAATACTAGTAATACCAGCACTGTTAAGTAAACTAGCTAAAGGGCCACCAGCTACAGGTATCTCATTAGTAGTCTTTACAGCTTCGGTATTTACTTCGGTTTCTACCGTTATATAAGTTCCATTATCTGCTAAGAATTTAGTACCATCACCATTAGTAAGTATCTTATTAAGTTTAATACTTTCTTGACTAGTAATGATACCAGCTGACGTTGAGCTAGCTTTCGGCAATGTTACATTCTTCTCACTAGTAATAATACCATTAGCTAAACCAACAGTCATTATAGCGTCATCAGCAGTACTATCAGCAAAGTCAATATCCGTAATAGCAGAGTTAGTCTTCTTATCTAATTCAGCCTGTACTGCAGTAGAAACAGGTTTATCAGCATCGCTAGTATTATCAACATTACCTAATCCTACTTGAGCCTTAGTTACTGAATGTGGATTCTACTTATTAGTGATATGAGTAGTAAGGTTACTCTGAACACTATCGATATCAGAGGTAATGCCTTCTTGAGTCTTTAAACCGTCTAGTTTAACCTTATCAGCTATTGTCATAACTCCAGCAAACGTAGAGGAAGCAGCCCCAATAGTTACTATTGCCTAATCTGCATCAATATATATACCGTCTTCACCCTTAGTCTTCTTGTTACCCATTATGTTAACATAATTAGTAGAAGGAAGGTAATTAATACTAGTTATTATATCTGAAGGTAAACTGTCAGATACATCTTTGAGATATTTACCTTTATCACCAGCATAAGCTGTACTAGATGTTTCACCTAATGCTAATGATTGAGATATCTCTATGTATCTAGTACCTGACCATCTATAAGTAAGATTAGTATCTAATGTAACATATATCTTACCAGCTTCCCCTACTTCAGGTAGCTCATCAAATGTAGCTACTTCTATTACGTCATCTACATATGCAGGCAATTGTGATGAAGGAATAAGACCCTTACTATCTAATGATGCAAATCCATTAGGCTGACCTTTAGTAGCTATAAATCCATTTAACTGATTACTTACCTCAGTGATTCTAGTGTTGTTGTCCTGATCACCTTTCTGTCTTTCAGATGTCTCTGTAGATATAGCAGTAGATAATTCTGCCTCTTTGCCAGTAGCTCTAGTAGTCTCTGCAGATATAGCCTATTGTAATTCAGTATCTGCTTGCTTCCTATCTGCTATCTCTGTAGAAATACGAGTATTAATAGCAGAATCAGCCGATTGATAATTAGCAGTTATGTTATTCTCTGCATTCTTAGCGCGAGTGACCTCTGCATTTAAATCAGTACGTAATGCTTCATCAGCTTGAGTACGAGCAGTTTCCTCTGCAGTTATAGCTGCTTTTCTATCAGATATCTCGGTATTAATCTTATCAGTAACTGCATCTATAGCATCACCTCTATCAGTAATCTCCTTATCTATTCTGCCACCTAATGCAGTATCTGCCGCCTCTCTGTCACTAGATTCTGTTGTAATGCGATTACCTAATGCAGTATCAGCCTGTGAACGAGTAGATGCTTCTGCATCGATATTACTTTGTAATTGTCTATCTGCAGCTTCTCTAGCTTCTCTTTCAGCCTATATATCTTCAGCAACGCCAGTATCTAATCTTACTTTATCTGCAGCTGTCATCACACCTGCGGTAGTAGTAGTAGCTGCCGGAATGTCTTTGTATAGATTACCAGATTGTTTATAAACCCCGTCTTGTACTCTAGAAATAGACTGCGCTACTATTACTTTATCTGCAGATGCAGTAATTGTCGATTGTTCAGTTAGCCACATGTTTGGCATAGAATCAAACAATTTCTTATCTGCAGCAGCCATAAGACCTGCTTCAGTATCAGTAGAAGAATCAAGTATTACAGAACTATCTGTATTATCTACATATAGTTCATCACTGCCTCTTTTCTTATTGTTTACATTTATCTTATTAGTAGTACCTGTCTTCTCAACTGTACTACTTACATTAGACAGTACCGTATCAGGTAGACTATCTATAATATCTTTATTGTGTTTACCCTTACCACCATCGTAAGCAGTACCAGTAATCTCACCTATGATTAATGGACCGCCATCATTTACCGAAACCCATATTGACCCAGACCATCTAAACGAATATGCAGGCTGACCTTCTTCAATATTTATATATATCTTACCTACTTCTCCTACTACAGCTTGAGTATGTTTAGCATCTTTATACAGTTTAATGTTGTTTAACTAGCCAATAGGAGATACATCATACGTAGCGTATACTTCTATTACATCGTCAACATACGAAGGCACAATAAATTGCTTGCTGTTTTCATCCCATCTATATATAGCATCAGACTTTTCACTATCTAGAGGGGTAAGAAATACATACAACTGGGTTTTAGACGGATCACTAATTGTATACGTTCCATCCTCTTGGTACATATACAACTTCTTGTCTCCTGTATTAAAGTATACATCACCTACATTAGAAGCGTAGAACTCTAATTCTGAGGCACTCTGTATACACTATTTAATATTTACTAAACTCTATAAACTAATATTCTAATTGGTAACCTTCTGGAAGTAATCTATTACACCTTCCAGATTTAGTTTACCATTAGAAAACGAATCCTGGAAAGGGATATTCTCCTTTCCAGTTAGTTCGTTTCTTAGTTCGAGTTCACTTATTTTAACTCCTTTTACTATCATTTCGATTCGTCGTCTTTAAGTTCTTCTACTTCCTTAGTTGCTTCGAGAAAAGCTTGGATAAAGGCAGGTTTGCAGTATTGACTTACATACTTATTCAGTACTTCTACTTCTTCAGATGTAAGTTCTACTTCATTATCTGAATTGTAGATTTTGAATGCTAAGGCATGGTCTTTAATACCACTACCTACTTCATATATCATTTCACCTATTTGTTCTCTAACATCAATACAGACTTTGTTAGTTTTCTTAATATCTGTATATACTTCCAGTTGTGCAAAATTTATTTTCATAACAAATTATATATATTTTAAAAATTACCAAGCTCTATTTATGTATGCCATATATTTAGCTGCAATAGAAGTATCTATGCTAATACTTAGAGGGTAATAAATTAACAAAAACTCTACAGTAGAATTACAACGTAGGTCCATATATTCAATTGGGCCTTCTCCATTTATAGCCTTCATTAAAGGATAAGCCGTATTTCCATTTCTTCTTCCGTATATTCTTAATGGCTATGTATCTGGTTCTCCTACAGTTATAGACATAGGAACACAAAAAGCGTCACCACTTTGTAATCCTAGTTCATTCTAAACAGAAGATATACTAGGTAACCCAATATGAGAATTACTACTGCCATAATTCTTAGCAAGAATTACTCGTCTACTATATGGTATATATCGTACTGTATTAGATTTCCAAGGTCCTGTAAAAGGCGTAAAATTATAACCGATAACATCACCGTCCATTACTATATCACCCATACCGTATATAGCTCTATTAGCCGCATTACTACCTCGTATGTTAAAATACAAAGCGTCATTATTACCCCATGTATTATAACTATTTCTAACATCGGATTCAAAAGCACCCATATATTTATAACCAAAGTTATTTAATACACCAAATAGAATAGTTCTATCTGCTTTTCCACCAGAATTGTCGTAGAATTTAATGAAATCTGAGAGTATTAGTATTCCGTTTGTTCCATCTGAACGTCCATCAATCATCCCAGTAATTTTTAGGTCTCCTAACTCTCCAGTTTTTGCAACAATCCTTCCTGATATATCTGCATCTTCAGCATGTAATATACCATCCTGAGTGACTCTAAACGGGGCTCTACCTCTATTCTCCTCAGTAGCACCAGCCCATATTCTAATTGCAGATCCATTATTACCACCTGCTCCAGTAATACCAGCTACTACTGTAAAGTTATTAGTACCAGATTCATATCCCACTCTGACTGCATTACCACTTACAAAGTCTAATTTAGCATCTTTAGCGATAATTAAATCTGTATAGATACTTTCTACATTAGTAGTAAATTCTTCCCAATAAGCAGCTCCACCAGAAGTACCAGGAGCATTACTATCACTAGATATATGTGGAGCGACAGTATATATACATTTGTATACTTTATAACCAGTAGCTGCACCAAAGTCTCTTACAAGTACAATGTCTAAATAACGTATCTTAGATACTGATTGAGGAACATCTTGATCATTACGATATTCTCTGTTAGGTTTCCATTCTGATCTACGAATAATTAAACCATCAGCTCCATCAGATCCATTAGAACCAGGAATACCCTAATCCCCTTGTTCTCCTTTAGTCTTACTCCATTTATAGTCAGCCGGATTAGTACTATCGTTAACATTTAAGTCAGTAAGTAGGCCTAACCAATCACCAGGATCCTCACCATTATTACCTGTAAATGTACGACCACCGTCATTAGAATATTTTATATGTAAATAATAAGTCTTACCGTCTATACCTATACCTGGTATACCTTGCTCTCCTTTTTCACCCTGTACACCTTGGAATCTAGCCCAAGTATAATCTGCAGGATTATTACTATCTGCATAGTTAAAGTCTACATAAGTACCAATGTATACATCTGGAGTTTCAGTCATTTGACTAGCTGTAGGATTTTCTACTGGTGAGTACTTGATATGGAAGTACGATACTTCACCTTTATCTCCTTTAGATACCTGTTCTAACCAGTTAGGACTTGAACTACTAGGTTTGTCATCTGCTCCATTAGGATTGATGCATAACCACAAGTAACCCTCTACACTTACTCTATCATAATAATCATAATGAGTATCTGGTTCCCATGCACCACAATCATTTGCTACTCTTACTTCATCCCCATTTGGCTTTACTTGAGTAATAGTACCAGTGAAATATACTGAGTTAAGATACGCTGAATAACCAGTCATCTCATAACCAAATATATTCAAATTACTAAGATCACCAAACTACATAGCTATATTCTTAGCCTTGTGATCCCATGTATTTTGTTTTACTAAGTAACGTGTATAAGTACGAGTTGAATAACAAGATGTCTGACGATCTACATTAGTTTTATTACCGTATGCTACGAAGTTCATCTGAGCACAAGGATGGAACGTCATATTCCAGTATTCATCTACAGGTCTAAGTCTGTAACCAAATTTCTTATTCTAACTATCGAGTATGTTTGTAACTTCAAAGTATACAGTATAGAAACCAGCAAACTTTCTATTACCTTTACCATCGTCTTCATCCTATTCAGCATTCTCTTGAGTTCTTTCAGAATGGAATATACCCATACAAAGGTCTCCTACAGATACTGCTCCATATTCACCTTCTTCCAGCTTTAAAGTAATAAGACCAGTATATTGATCTAATTCTTCAACACTTTCAATTACACCTGCACCAGGGGCATTCCATTTATCTCCTAATTGAATCTCTACACGATTGTAACGTAACTCTGGCACCTCTAGGAATCTACGTAAAGTAAGGCTATCAAACTCAGCATGACCAAACTTATCAATTTTACCACCAAAACCAGTAAGACCTGAAGCAAATCCTTCTTGACCAAAAATAGCGGAGTCTTTAAACCATACTTCATAAGGAGTAGAATCAGGTTTAATTTTACTTATATATATGTCATCATACAGTTCAGTATTCAGATTCTTGTTTGTCCATTTCTATAGTTCGCTATCCCATGCAAGAGCATTATCATTACGTAAGTTCTTTATCTCTACGTCTTGCAAGTCTGTTAATCTACCAAGTAAGCCTGTTACTACTTTGCTAGCAGCTATATTAGACCATCTATCTCCATCATACTGCAATAAGTCTAGCTTAGTGGGATCTACTATATTAGTATCTTTCATTAACTCAATTCTATTCTACAAGTTAATCTATGTTTGTATAGAATTGAGATCATTCTTCAGTTTGTCTATATCTGAAGTATTAGCTGCTGTAACCTTATTAGTACTAGTTAACTACTAATTTTGCACATAGTTTACAAGGCTATCTGACACAGTCTTAATAGCTATAGTATTCTTCCTTACCTATCTTTCTAATTCTTCTGTAGTCATTATTCACAAATTATAAGTTCGTCATTAATAGTGGCAATGCCAAAATTAGTAATTAATTCTCTTTCTAGCAATAGGGGATGTATTATTTCTTGATCGTTACCATCCCAATATCTACTAGGTTGTACTAGACAATTGATAATCTACTTTAGTTTGTCTACTTGCACTTGAGTTAATGGGTAATCCCCATCTATCAAACTAGCTATATAGGTAGCACATATTATACTTTTAATGTCGCACTTATCGTACTCTATGTTATACTTAGTAAGTAGATTCTTGCTAGCTTCTATCTTGTATATCTCTTTAGTTAGCATAGTGAACAAACTCCATTTTTACAATTACAACAACTAGTACAAAAAGTTTTATTTCCACTCTTACAGCATTTACCACAGTCGTAATGACCGTCATTAAATACAGAATGATCAGTATTTATATGTAGCATTCTAGCTATATCTTTATAGTACTAAACCTGATCATCAATTATATCATGTTCTACTGCATACTGTAATAAGTTATATTTAAGCATAAATAACATAATACGATCTTTCTATTGATCATCCAAACAAGTACTACAATGATTACACAATAGGTCTATTTGCTTATAATACAGTTCTTCTGTATCATAATAAAAAGCTACACTATCTTCTATAGTAACAGTAAATGCGTTAAGCACCATTTTTGGATCAAAGCTGTCTATATCTAAATAGATAATACTTCTTCCTTCTGTTAATTCTACCTGATCACCTTCTTCATTCATTAGTAAAACAGAGTAAGAATGATCGCTAGGTATAGCTGAATTGCGATTAGAATAGTTATCCAGTGTGTCTATATACAGATACAAATCCTCCTATACTGTCTCAGGTAATTTAGTATCTAGGTTTATTGATAGAATACCATTCTCTATATTTATTCCGATTATTTTCATGATATTATTTTAAATAAAAAAGGCTACAGGGCTATTTAGCCCCATAGCCCTTTATCAGCACACTGAAATAATATTTATTATTTTACTTCTGCACCAGAAATAAATGATTGGATACCCTTGTCTACGATAGAGCCAACCAAGCTAGGACAATAAACTTCCGTAGTCAACGGAGTAGTCTTAATATACTGGTTGTCATTACTCAAATACAGGTTATCATTTTCAATGATAGCGTAGTCGTATTCAGCACCTTCAACTACCTTACGAGTCTGTTCTACGCTAGGATAAGCACCAGTAAATACGTGACCTTTGTAACCCATATTACGTACTTCTGCATCACGTACTTGTTTCCAGTAGCCCTTACCAGGATTACCTACAGTCTTAGCGATAGTAGCGCCAGCAACAGCTTTAGGCTGATTAGCAAGCAGAGCACCCGGAATAGTTTCATACAATGAAGCTTCCATAGTTACAACGCTATATTCGTTCAAAGAATCAACACCTTCGTTGTCATCTTTCGGCATAGCAGTCAATGTAATAACTGCAGAAGATACAGTAGCCTGTACACGACGATTTTTGTGAGCATTGATTTTCTTTACAATAGCAGCAGCCAAGTCAGCAGCAGTTGCAGATTCAGCATATACTTCATAAGTATGAGTAAACTGCCAAGCAGCTTCATACATATCTTTATAAACAATACGCAATACGTAACGATTACCTGCAACGATAGTAGCATCAGTCAAAGTAATAACTATCTTCTCTTCTACAGGAGCTACATATTCACCAATTACTGCAGACGGTTTAGAGTTTTTCTTGATCTCATTAGAGAAGTCAATATTTGCCTTCTGAGCTACAGAACCATCAGGCATAGTAACATTGATTTTAGAACCAGCTACACCTACGTAAAGAGAACTAGCAGTAGCAGCTTCAGCAGCAGTTTTAATCAAAGCTTTATTTTCGTTAAATAAAGCTACGTCACCTGCAGCAAGAGCATCAGCTGTAGTATAAGATGCAGGACAAGTTTTTCCGATCAATACGGAATGTACACTTTGTAACATATTAGTTTTTTATTTTAAATTAGACATATTAAGCGCTTAGTCTAAGACGCTTAGTTCTACTCCCTTATTGCAGGTTTCCACGTTCTAAGCGCTATTTGGTTTACTCCATATTAGGAACTACTTCCTAAGTATAGGAGTTATAACGAGGATTTGCTTGATTTTCAATATACAACTGAGCTGCTAACTTAACAATCTCTAGATGTGTATGTTCAGGCATATCCGTATATTCTTTAAAGGGTTCAGTGTGTATATCTATATAATGTGGTTTTCTTAAGTAATGCAATATATACTTACTTACTTTATATTTTCCATCAGTATATAGTTTAATTTCGTTTCCCGATAATAGACGAATTGGTTTTGCTTTAGTATATCTTAAATGATACTCTGATAAAGAATTTTCCTTGATTCTATCAATAGTTTCTATACTACCTTCTAATACATCTGAGTAATGAATTACATAGTTTCCATCACTGTCTAATTCCCAGCAGGGATCTGTATATCCATCAGCTGGAGATATTCCGGCAGTGTCACCTAAAAGTATTACATAATCTTCTGGTATAGTTACTGTATATAAATCCTTAGAAGTAGTATCTGGAACTAAAGTAACTTCAGCAACCAAAGTACGTAGGTCATCAATTCTTTTCTGAATCTATTCAAATCCTCTAACCTTAGGGTTATTCTAAGAATATCTTGTCTTCCAGAATTTATCTAAACCTGCATTCAAGAAATACTCAGTTGTATTTGTAGTAGGCTTAGTAAAGTTATCATCTAACTTATTAAGCTCTAATTCAAAAGACTCAAGTAATTCAATATTCTTCATAATTATTTATTATCTTCAGGTTTCATATTTAACCTATACTTAGCTTCAGTGATAAACATCTCTACTGCTCCTTCTACGATCTCCATATGCACGTTTTCAGGAAGTTCGCAGTGATCTAATACGTTTACTCCATCTACTCCAATTACGTCAAATTTCTTAGGCTTACGATAATATACTAAATCTACTTTCTTTATAGTAGTATACTCATCATGAATGACATTTAGATAAAGTTTCTTTTCCTCATCTGCATTATTACCTGCATTCAATACTACGTATGGATTTAATACAATAGCTTTGTTATAGTATGTAGATATTACTTTTTCAACGTCATCCTCTCTAATAGTTTTATTAGAAGTTACTACATAATCTTGTTCGTTCTAGATCTCTTCCTCTATCTTATAGTTCTTAGATATTAAACTATTAGAACGTATATATAAGAAGTAATCAGAAGGTAAAGATACTCTATCGCTAGTCTTATCTGTATTATTTTCATCCTTAGCTTCAACTGCATACAGACCTCTAGTAATAAGACCTTTTAAAGCATCTGCATTCTTCTTTTGAGCTCTAGTACCATCCTGTACTGCATCTTCTTGCAAATAATTCAGACGTACATAACGTTCTGTATATGCATTCAGAAAAGAGAAAATTGTATCAGATGTTAGTTTTTCTGCCAATTCAAAATTCGGATTCATAAGTGTAATCCGTCTTTCAAACTCAATTTGCATTGCTCTGCTATTCATATCTTATTCTTATATTTTATTATTCTTCTAAACTGTTTATCTGTAATTTAGTCTAAGCTCGATTAGATTCAATATTCTCTAAAGCTATTACTACTGCTCTATTAACTACTTCATTAAGAATATAATCTGGTACTTCTGTAATATTCCTATTATAATCTGTATGTTGTATCAGTTCAGGATACTTAACATAAGTAATATCAGCAGTATATTCTTCTGCCTCCATTCTAATAGGATCTATATATATCTTTAAAGTATTATCTTCTAATACAGCTACAGGAGTATCTATCCAAGGTAGATTATTATACGTCTATAAGAACTTGCCAGCTTTGTCGTGATCTATTAGTATACAAGTTGATACTTCATTATCATAGTGGAGTACACAATCTACATAGAACATTCTCTTAAGCTCTTCTCCGTCTTTAAAGAAATTAGATAAAGTAAGCACATTAGAACTAGCATACGGATATACTAAATTCTAAGCAGAATCTGTCTTAATCAGTTTCTATAGATCAGCAATACGTTTTACAGCACCTTCAAATCCAACTTGCATTGTATTATTTCCAGTATATTTATTACATATTACTTCTATATATGCCTAATTAAGAAACAGATCAATTTCTTCTGGAAGAAATGCAGGACAGCCGCCGAAAGCGACTGCCTCTGAATTCTTATCCATTAGAACTTTGAATGCCTTATGTAAATCAGATATTTTCATTATTTAGATTTAATTTCGTTCATATAATTAGTATATGTCATCCAAATGCTGTCAGCTTTTTTAGTACCCTTACTTTTAGTAAATTTTTGATTAGCTGTAAATTTTAAATTACCGTAATTACCAGTCAATTCGTATATTCTAATATTTGCTGTTTTGTAATCGTAAAAGTACTATATAAAGTTGTAATCTCTATCTAACTGTACTATAACAGGATCTGGTAATTTAAACTAGTTGTAATCTTTTAATTTCATCCAAATATACCCACCCATTAATAGTTCTTTTCTAGAATTACGCAATTTATAAATAGTACTATTAAATTCAGCATTTATATCTTTTTTGTAGTTCCAGATTTTCACTACTTTATAATCATAGGTTAACTATACTATTTGTTCAATTCTTCTTTTATAAGAATCTATTCGAGACTAGTGTTGTTTCTATTTATATTCTCTATCTTTCCACTTATTAAGATTTGCTTTAGATATTTTATCTCTAGTATCTTTTTTGACTTCTCGTGGAGATCTATTACCATCTCCTCCTATTGTACAATTATACCCCTTTTGAGGATTATGTGACTGATAGTAATCTATCCAATAGATTTCTCTAGAATTTAACTAGTCTTCTGAGCATTTCTCTACAACATCTATATCAAAACCATGTATTCCATATTTTTGTATAGCATATTGTAAATGATTTTTCTTAGTCCTAGTAGTCATTCTAGCCTATGACAGATGAGAAATTAAACGTTTGTGTAATGAATTTTTAGTTTGTCCGATATAAACTTTTCCATTTGAGATATTAGTGAATTTATATATAACACTACATATATTCATTCCACATCCTTTTTCAAGAAACTCACTTAATCTCATTTCGATTTAATCTCCTGAAGAATTGTTAATTTTAAATCTTGATTCTTCTTGTCTTGTAAATAAACAATCACATCATCAATGCCATTACCAATCAGATCTGTACCAAAGAAATATTGTGTTCTATTCTTACGAATGATATTTTTAGCAATAGCTTCTTCAATAACAAAGTTAATTTCCTTATTAGGATTATTAACCCATTTAAGCATAAATTTCTCAGGAGCTGATTCTACTTGTTCTGTAAGTTTAGCCTCTACTAATTCATTAGACATAGTATCAGACTTCATACCATAGAGACGTAAGCACTTGCGCATATCTTCAATAGACATCTTATCAAGTTCTCTATATGCTTCACGTTTAACTTTATTGACTCTATTAGTCTGTTCAGCTTCTGCATCTTTATTAATCAACACATAGTCCTTAGAAGGATTCATATTAGCTAATCCGTCAGCTACTCTCTTATGACCTTTTAAGAATAAGTATTGTAATTCATCCAGTGGCCTTTCAGTATTGAGAATCAAATCTCTTTTACCGAGTTGTACTGCGAAGGTAGTCCAAAAGTCACTACTTGGTGACAATTCTCCTTCTTCTTTATTTAAGGCTTTTTCCAATCTACGAGCATCCTATTCGCTCAAGCCAGTATAGATATTACCAGATCTAGTCCAGTAGGGTCCTACATAGTCAAATGTTGTAGGCCATTTTGTAAGTCCAGTCCAAGGATTTACTTTAACTATTCTAACGATTACTTCCATAATACTTTGTATTAGATTTATCCTGTTATTAAGCAGCAACGTCTAGAGAATGGTTGTTATATTCTTCTAACGTTATCTTTCTAATGTAAACATTTTGTTTTTTCCAAAGTTTCGGAATCTCTGGTTCGCTGTAAGTTCTAACTAAAGTTATTGTAGTATTATAAAATCTAGCACAATCTGCTTTAGATCTAAATACATTAATAATATTATTATTTGCGTCAAGTACAGCTACAGGTTGTTGACACTTCTCAACTAAATTCATTATATGGTTGTGTAACTTTTCCGTAGTTTTACCTTTTCGCATCTCAGACATTTTCTTCTTGGTCTCTTCAGATGCTTTTCTGCCAATAGCTTTTTGACGCATTTTTTCTTTAGTTTCTTCAGAATGCAGTCTACCAAATGTACCGTCGCCGCCTTCCGTTAAGTTATAACCCTTCTCTCTATTCATAGAGTCATACTGTTTAATCCAGTACTTTTCTTTCTCTTTCAATTCCTCATACGTTTCGGCAAAATCAATTATTTCTAATGTGAAGTTTTCCTCTCCGTATTTAGCCATTGAGCGATGGATAGGAGCAGGTTCGCCGGTACGAGCTTCATACCAATGATGGCGATATCTTGCACCGGCGCCCTGATTTGTTATTCCTATATAAACTTTTCCTGTAACTTTATTAGTGATTTTGTATACGTCATTATTTTTCATACGATATAATTATTAGTTATATTATATTGAACGTACAAAATATAAAAAAGTTACTCGAGAATAGGTTAATTTAACTTAAATTAATGTTCGACTTACTCCAAAATGAGCTCTCCACATGCGCGGGGATCTCTCAACATTATTCCCATTTCTCCAAGGAAGAATACAGTGTAACCATCCTTACCGTTAGATCTCAGAGTATCTTTGCTCTTAGCATAACCAGACGGAGCAACAGCACCACCAGTATACCAAGTAACGAACTCACGATCCTTACGAACTACCTTAACGATATTGGCTTCACCATCACGACGACCAAGATCCAAGAAGGTCATACGATAAGATTCTTTCGGTTTCAATGTAATCGGATGCAATTCACGATTATAAACTGTATCGTCATACAACGGGAAATATTTCAATGTCAACTCGATACCATTAGTCATCTTGTAAGTCTTGAACTGACCACCGAAAGTAAGATTATCACCAGAACCAGTTACAAATACTGTATCAGTCAGGTTCATAGTAGCTACCTTCTCTTTCAAGATGCGATCGAATTCACGCATACCCATTTCACCAGTCAAAGCAACAAACTTACGTTCGTTAGTACCCAGACAGTTGTAAGACAGGTCAAACAAGAAGTCTTCCAACATTTCACCAGTCAACTTAGTATAATAGCGTCTGTTAGACGGAGCAATCTGTTCGAGCAAACCAGCACCGATAAATACAGGACGACCATTAGTACCCTTCAGATTACAAGAACCGTCTTTGTTAACATTGGTTTTCATGTAAACCAACATACGTTCACATCTCTTATACCATTCACGTAAAGCTTTCCATTCCTGATAATCAGCCCACAAGTAAGAAGTCTTACCAGTTGCAGGATCTTTCAGTGCAATAGCCATTACTGTAGAATAAGCAGAACCAGTGATATCATAGTTGATACGAATGGTAGTTAAGTAGTTACGCATCTTGAAGTGAGTGTTGTAGTTCAAGATATCACCCTCTTCACTGTACTCTTCGTATGCAGAAGCAAGACGAGATACCTGCTTACCTGCTTCCAGATATTCAGCAGGAATATAAGAAGAAGGCTGACCGTCAGCTACAAAGCAAGTATAAACCCACAGATTGCCATCTTGATACGGAGCACCAGCTACACGTACTTGGAATTCTTTATTATCAAACTCTAGAATAGCACCAGGACCAAACCAGTTATCTTCCAACCACAACATAATAGGTGTGTTACCCAAACCTGCAGTAGAAGTAGAAGTAATAGCTGCGCCATTCCATTTAGCGTCTCTAATTGTTACGGCACGGTCAGCATCGATCATTACAGACCATTCAAAAGAAGGCTGATCAATCGTCATAACGTTGCCAAGACCACCTGTCAACATATCCAAAGAAGTGCTATAGCCACTATCTTTAGTACCAAATACATAAGACAGGATGGTAGATACCTGATAAGGATTCTACTGTGAAGCTACTGAAATCTTCGCAGTATCAATCAGGTCTGAAAACCACTTACCTTTGTATAGTTGCAGATTGTTAAGAATACTGTTATCCATAAAAATACTAGTAAATTAATTTATTGTTAAATTTTTTATTATGCGGCACGTAGTTGTCGTGCAAAAGTATCCCAAATAGTTGAGGTACTATCATTATTTATTATCTGTTTCTTAGACTTCTTAGATACTCCATTACCTCTCAGGCTATTCTTAAAGTTATCTAATGCGTCTTTTCTACCCTTCTGTTTAGCGATAGTAATCAAACTATCACCTTTCATTGTAAAGTAAGCAGAAGTAATAAGATTCTTAAGGCTTTTAGCGTAGTCTTTCTAATACTTAGTAACGCCATTAGCATCTGGTTTAAATATATATTCTAGCAAGGCGCGCTTGTCTTTTTCAGGAATATCAATACCATAAATGCTATTCATGCCTTTTATTTCAGAGACAACGTTCTAAAAGAACTCCTGTTGCTGCTTTTCAGCCTCTCTAGCCTACTTTTGTTGCTGCTCTAATAGCTTTTCCTTCCTCTCAGCTTTAATGTCTCTAAGAGCCTCTAAAGCATCTGTAGCCTCATCTTCGAGAATACCAGCATCTTCATACTTGGTAATCTTCTTTTCAATTTGTTTAGTAGAGAACCCTTTTTCTTTCAAAAACTCCTTAACTATGAGCTTTTGATTTATTTCGTTATCTTCCACCTCGATATTGTCAAGATCAAGATCAGCATCAATACTAAAATAGTCTTTAAGATTGCCTCCATTACGTACAAATTCATCAAGTTTCTCTACTTCCTCACTAGCGTAGTTTGGAACAGAATTCTCTTCAATTACATCTCTAAAGTATTCAATAAGCTCTTCAGCAGTCTTAGGTTTCTCTTCATCATCAACATCGTCCCAACCTAGTTGCTCTGACAGTGAATCAAAGAAGTTAACTATTACTTCTTCTGACTTATTATCATCTGAAGTGTCATTATCTTCGACTTCTTCTGTGTCATTATTCTCTTCAACTTTAGGTTCAGATTTCTTCTTACTTTTCTTAGGTTTAGTTTCAACAGGCTCTTCCTCCTCTTCTACATCATCCACATCTTCTGTTTCATCTTCTTCTTCGGTTTCTTCCTTTTCAACTTTTTTGCCTTTCTTAGGGTTTCTCAAAGCCTCCAATTCCTCGTCTGTCAACTCTTCTGAAATTATGTCCTTAAGATCATTGTCAATATCACTATTCTTATTAGTACCTACATTAGGAACGAGACCATCTAGAATTGCCTCAAATCCATTTAATGTGTTCTTATTTTCCATAATTATATATAATTAGATTTATTTTTTCTTTCTACCCTTATGCTTCCAACGCTTAGCATTCTAAGCAAATATAGCCCTCTTACGAGTTAATGGGTTCTTACTGTGTGTAAGTTCTTCAGTTGTCTTACCAGTTCTCTTCTTTAAGGCATTAAACTTACCTCTATTCTTTTTCTTTATATGTATCCCTCCATTCTTATAGTTAGGTATTGGATACTGTGGATATTGTAACATATTAATAATTCTTAGTAGCTCCTAATTCATAGCATCTTCTTATTAAGAATTCTATTACTTCATGAGCTTCTTCCTATGTAAAATATTTTTTATCTTCAAATAGCTTGATTGCATTTATCTAATCTTCTGATAAGATGTCCTCTATGTTATAAGAATCCTGTGACGGAGGCATTATAACATCTGGTAAGTAATGATATGAATGCTCCTCTTTGTATTTATCTAGAGTATTAACCCCTGTCACATAAGTATATAACTTACGATCAGTCTCTGTTTTCATTGCTTGTAAAATATTTATTTGCTCCTACGGCTCCTACTCCAAGTAATGGTATAGTATTAAACCATTTTGTATAAGATCTCATAGATTTAAACTATTCGCTAGCCTTCTTTATAGACTACATACCTTTTGGTAACTTACTTATTGCTTGTTTTATTAGGTCTGGAGTAACTATCTAATCTCTTGTATCAATCATTTTATTTGCATACATAAATTCTCTTAACTGATTCATATATGCTTTCTACTCAGTAGGTTTACTATAGTACTTAGTAAGTTTATCTGTATTTGGATCTATACGACTAAATGGTTTTAACGCAGATCTCATCCAATAATATAAATTACTGTTAGCATCTGCATCTATTGCTTTGTTTTTCAAATAATCGGCATTATGATTCATTTCGTGTATAGTAGTACCATATGGCACACCATTAATGTCGTACTGATATTCGTATTCTCCCATTTTAGGAAATTCACCTCCATCCATATGCCTTTTAGTTGACTCAGTAGTAGTAGCCATTCTAGCTCTGGCGTTATCCTCAAATGCAGTTCTTTTAGCTTTAGGTAATAACTCTGGACTATTATTATAAGCATCTATTAAATCTGCATATATCTGAGTGTAATCATCGCCGTATTTTTCTTTTACCTACTAAGCTCTACGCATATAACTAGGATCGTCCATTAATCTCTAAACGGTTTCATAAGTTTCATTATTCAACCTAGCTGACATTCTACGTTCTTTTTCTCCTAATTTAACAGCTTTATCCAAAGCATTTGATAAACTATTACGGTAATTCTTTACAGTAGGGGTACTCCTCCTTACAGTACTAATTGCTCTAGGTACAAAAGGAATCATAGTTGCAGTAGCCAAACCAACTCCTAACCAATCGTTATTCCTTGCTGCATTATACGCATCTTTAGCAGATAATACATCCCCTATAGGAGTTACATTAGCGGCATCTTCTAAGTCTATTACAGGTTTAAGTCCTTGTTCTTTAGGCCTACCATCTGGAGTTCTACCTAATTTAGTATTAACTGCTTGAATAAATTCATCATCTGGATCTCCTACTTCGCCTCCTTCTGCTAAATACTAAGGTTGATCGTAATTACGTTTAGTGCCTATGTCAGCAACAGTATTAAACAAATCTAACAACTGATCATCTTTATACCTATTCAATAAGTCTACGTCGGTACCGGTTTTCTTGAGTTCCTTTAGAGCCTTCTTGTCCCATACTTGATTAGGATCTATATTATTAATCTCTCTAAAATCCATTAGACGAGAATATACCTCAGTAGGCCTATCTAAGTAATCAGTAGTAGCTTTATTTTCTCCTCCTAGTATTTCTTGTATCCTATTCTCTTGAGGGTACGCCTTGGACGCATGAGCCTGTTCATGAGTCAATACATCCTCTGTAGGAGCATATATTGCTCTACCTCGAGGATTATATTCACCAGCAGTTATCTAAGTACCTACTAACCCTTTCTAGTTTGTATTCTACATTCTAGTTCTAGTACCATAACCGAATCGTTCAGCAAACTATACGTGTTTTTGAATAGCTTCCTATTCTGTCATAGTAGCAGACCTAACTATAGGAGTACCTCTTAAATAGGAATTAAATCCGTATTTTCCAGGGCTTTTATAGATAGCTGTAGCATCTCTATTAGCCTTTTGTAGTTCTAACTTACCATCACCTAACTAATCATTAAAGTTGCCAGTAGCTAGTCTTGCCTAATTCCAAGTATCCATAAACTGGTTAGGTGTACCCTTAGCGTTTAATGCATTCTATATGGCTTGCTGTTCTCTACTTACTTCACCGCCATCCTCAAAAGACTACACTTTCCAGTCCCAATAGCCTTTACCGGGATTACTCTCCCGGTAAGACTTTAGGGCTTGCATTCTCTATTTAAATGCGTTTCTATCCATAATTATTTACTTTTCTTTCCGCCTTTACCTTTTTTGCTTCCAGATTTCTTTCCTCCGCATGCCATAATTTAGTCCTCCTTATTTTTTATTTTTATAACTGCCTATTTTTACATATTTGAACCATGAATAGTGCTTGCGCTCTTTACAATAGTTTAAGTTTTTATCATTATTGTGAGCTTCCTCTTCAAAGCCAACGTCATGATATTTATCGCTTTGTTTATTCCATTTACAGGACAGCATTATACATAGATATTCTATACCATACCATAAGTAAAAAGGAATCCAAAGCATTTCCTACATCTGTTTTAGATGTATCTTTTCATGATTGTATTCATCCGCTGTTACAATAGCATCATTTCTCTGAAATATAATACCAAAGAAATTCATTAATTTATAACCTTTAAACGGTATGAATTTATTCTTAATTATCTTCATATTACCTCTCTCCTACTACTTTGTTTGCTCTAGCTGTCTTTGCCTTCAATTGCTCTCTCTTGTAAGCTTCTTTATCTTTCCACTTCTGTAATTCCATTTCTTGCTTCATTTTCTGCTTTTCAAGTTCAATCTTCTTATTCTCAATTTCACGTTTCATTTCCATTTCACGCTTCTTATTATTGAACTCAAATTGTTTAGAAGCAATGTCAGAATTTACTTTCTATTGTTCAATAGCTTGTTTACCTATTTCTATAGGGTCAGGTATGTCATTATTATCTTGATCCATATCTTCAGCACCTCTATAAGCATTCAATTGAGCAACAGTAATCTTAGTAGCATTGTTAGCGTCTATTTCATACTTCTTAAGATCCATTTCAGCTTCCTTAATCATAAGCTCTTCTTCTTTGATCTCATTCTGCATTTGAGCCATTTGCTGTTCTCGTTCTGCTTGAGCCTGTTCCATCTATTGTTGCTGCTCCATACGTTTTTGCTCAATTTCTTCAAGACGACCTTTAATCATACTTATATTGTCCATAGTAATGATTTCAGCAATATCTAGTAAGCTAGCGCCATTCTGCATAGCAGGTTGCATTAATTGTTTAAGAGCTTCTACTTGCTGTTGATTCTTAGTAGTATCGTCAACGAATATATCCATATCTTCATAGAAGAAATCGTCAGATAACTGTATAAACGCTCTAGTAGCATCATCAAGTATATAATGTAAACAACGCTTATTACCCTTCCATGCTACTTTTGATGTATCTAATAGCATAGTAAGTGCCTCACGTTTTACTTGATTATGAACCCAAAACCAAGGCTCAGTAATATGAGCAGATTGTACTACAGAACGTTCAACATTGCCTACTAGCTCATTAGACGCAATAGAACCCTCACGTTGCTTACTTACTCCTGATATCTCTGACACCATGTCTTCGATCTTATTCATAAGATTGATATACTAGTCTATAGTACTAGCCATAGTCAAATCAAGAGAAGTAAACTGATTGAATTGAGATGGTTTACCACCTTCTCTACCAGGTATATCCCAGCCTTCTTCGTAAGGATTGATAAATGCTACACCTAAAGCACCTAAGTAATGCATCCACTTATTGACATCAATACCCATAGACTTAGGTATCTAAGTAACGTCAATAACAGGTACTTTACCTTTGTCTCTAGCCATAGCTAATTCGAGTCTATACCATAACACAATGTACATATATTGCAATGGTTTCATCATACTTACTAATGATCTAGGAGAACTATTAGTATTATTATATACTACTCCAGTATATGGTAATTTCTATGAGTTAAGATTATCAGCAGATATATGTTGGTACTCAAGAGGTTGTATTCCTATATATAAATCTTCACCAACTCTATAACCTTCCCATACTTCGATGATCCAAGACCATTCTACGTTTAGCTCGAAACCTGTAACTTTATAGGATTCATCTACTTGTACTTCATCAATCTCGCCAGTTTCAGGGTCCTAATAAGTGATGAATCCTATTTTCTTAAATGACTTCCAGCAGCAGTGCCATACATTAATATTATCGCTACCTTCAAATGGATTAGAACTAAGACTATTAATACTATGAGTTTTAATATGAGGATAATCTAATGAAGACTTTCTCATCTCAGGATTAATACCTCCTCTACTAGTATCTTCAATCATCTCTAGTAATTCATTCAATTGACTTTCTGACATTTTATCATAGAATCTGTCATATATCTCAGTAGCTGACATAATCATCTTACGACAACACCAATCTGAATCATGTATGAATTCTAAGTCAGCACTCTAGTCATAACTAAAGTATAATGGATTTACTCTCTCTAAATATGGGTCTCCATTAACAATACCGACATAGTATATCTCTTCTCCAGCTATTAATGCATCTTTCCATCCTTTATAGAACTCATGAGTTATATTTAACTTATTCTTTAAGTAATTAAGACTATGATATGCAGTAGTTTCAGCTATGTCTTTATAGTCTTTATTTAAATATTTCTGTATCTGCTCAGGAGGAAGGATTTCCCCAGACTATATGGCTTGTTGGAATCGCATTGCTTCCTCCTAACCCATATTAGCAGTAATCATACCCATGATATAGTCAGTAAGCATCTGCTTAGCTTTCTCCTACATTTCACTAGTAGCATTATCACTAGTACGTACTACTTTAAAGTTAAATGGTCTTTTAGTCTCTTCCCCTAGTAGTAAATCTATCTTTGGTTTAATTATGTTGTAATCCTAAGCAGTAGCAGGGAATCCGTCTTTCTATTTAAATGGATTAGTGACATATAAGAGATCTTTTTCATTATAGATACTATTGTATAAATCATAGTATGTTTGCATCTCTTCATATCTAGTACGTCCATTGTTTCCACCACCATTGCTAAATCCAGATTTCCCGATAATATAGTCAACGCAGTTCTCTTTCCATTCCTTTGTCTTCTTAGACATAGGTAATTTCTAAACTGGAAACGAACCAATATTTTTACTTATCATATTATGTTAATTAAATGTATATACATCTTCTTCGACTTGATCATAGTTATCGTCATAACTATAATTACTATAAGTAAATAAGGGACCGTCGAATAGTAGTCTTTCCCTATTACTTTTTTTCTTCTCTTTAACAACTACATTGTATAGTTGTTCCCTATAAATCATTACTTGCATCAACGCCATCACTCGGTCAAAGTTACCTATATCATTATAACCTATAAGTTCTTCTAATAGCGGTTCTGATAATATATCGTGTAGATTCTTATGACCAGGAGATTTCTCATCGTTAAGCCAGTCTTTAATCAATCCTTCTCCCCATTGTTTGATCTACTTGTTCATGTGACATCCTTTCTTTCGCTGCACTTTTGAATTGCTAACAATATCAGATATAATGTCTGGCTAATCAGCCAAAAGATAATCACAATGTTTAGCAGTAAAATATGGAAACAAGCCTTTACGCTCATTTTCATACATAATCCTACCGTTGTAATAAACTGCTAATTTACGTAAGTTTTCATAGTATTCTTCAGCTGTAGCAGGTCTTCCAGTATACTCTGCTACGATTATATCATAGTAATTTTCAAAGCCCTAGAAACGCTTATAAACAAATGTAGAACCTAATGAATTAGTACCAGATTGATCATGATCATAAGGGTCTACTCCTAGTATATATAACCCAATAGGAGCATCCTACACAGGGTGTTCCCATATTACTATAGAACCAGTAGGATCATCATCTTTATTAAGAGGATAATGGTTAATATCTCCTTGTTTCTTTACTATCCATTTAAGAGATCCATCAGATTCCCATACTAGATCTCCTACCTATTTGTGGTTAGTAAGTTTTTTATTAGTACGTATTTTGGCTAACTACTCCTGTAACTCTTTCTTAGGGAATATATTACCATTGAATTCAAGACATGCTTCTGCTGGAGTAATAGGACGTTCAGCTACATACCTGTCTACTGCTACAGAACTAGTTGAATTCTATATTACTATTTTACGTTCCTCTAGTATATGTGCACGTGCTTTAATAGTAAGAGTATTACCATCTTCATCCATATACAAACGCTTACCATTTTCATCACGTAAGTCCATATTTGTATACTGAGGTATAAAGAATCCACACTTAGTATTCTATACGTTTTCATCCCATATATTATCTAGACTTAGGCAATTATAACCATCAGGATGATAGAACATATCTTTTAGAGTGGCAAAGTTAGAGTCTTCGTCGCCACCTGTACCGTATGCAATCATAGTACCAAATGCTTTACCATCTACTTCTACAGAAGGTCTAGCAATCTGCCATGCTGCGCTTAACTCCTTGAAAGAACCAGCTTCCTCAAACATGATAAGATTAGCTAATTTACCACGTACTACATCAGGATTGTCTTTCAAAGTAACTCCAATGATTTCAGACTTATAACCTACTTCTATTTGATTGCCATATTCGTCTTTGATAAGCATACCAGCACGTCTACGCATCTGAGTATTAACGCTACGTTTTTTACCCCATGCTGTATGTTCATCAATAAAGTCCATGTAGTCCCAAGCTTTAGTAAGTACACCATCATCAGTCAAATACTGCTTATTTGAAGCATATACGTATGACTTAGAGTTAGGTATTAAATAGTAGTTACGACATAGCATAGAGCCTGCTTTATATGAATAACCTTTACGTCTAGACTTTAATACACATAGATGTTTACCTTCTATTTTAGCTTCATCTACACATTGAAAATAGTAATAGTCATAATCCCAGAAATCAGGAAATGTAACTTCACGAGTAGTTACCCATTTACCATTAACCTACTTATTCACAGATCTATTGATAGGGCAGTAGTTTAAATAAAAATAGTTATACCCACTGATATAGTCTCCATCATCAGCAGTATAACCATCAATGCATTTATCCGCTTCGGCTTGCCAGAATTTCATGTATTCGCTTGTGTTCTTAGGATACTCACAGTATCTACCTGTTTTGATAAAGGTCAATGCAGGACCTCGAAACTTATTAGAATTAATAATTTTTTTTGTGAAATCTATCATACGAATTCTTGTTTTAGCTATTCAATACTTTTATTGTAATAATGTAATTTTCTATGACAATTTGAACACAAAACAACGCATTTGTCTATTTCCTGAACAATTTTATTTCGTGAGTGAGTCTGCATGTGAGATACCTGATCATATTTATCGTTCATATGATGAAAATCCAAACAGGCTATATCTTTTTCACCACATACACAGCATCCTGCCTCTTTTCTACTATGCATGTATTTTCTATTTTCTCTAACTCTTTCTTGTCTGCATTCTCTACATTGTGCAATTCTGTAGGGACATTCTTTTTCTGCAAGATCACATTTGTAAAAGCAATCTTCATTTAATATTTTATTACATGAAGAACAGTAATATTTGTCTTGTTGTTTTAAAATATCCTTATAAAAAGATTTCAAAGTTATATTATCATACGAACAATTTAACGTATTACCGTCTATATACATACAATTTTCATCAAAAGCTCGTTTGCCAAATTTTTGATAAGCTTGTAATTTAGATAGATAAAGCATTCCATTTATTTTTGGAACCGAAAAATACAATAAATTTCTTCCAGAATTTTTCTTTTGAACATACAAACGTGCTTCTTTACCGTTTAAATTTAATTTACCATCAATTGTAGCTCTGTATCCTAATTGATACGCCTTTTCAATTCTACTCATAATATATATTTATAATTATTATTTAAAAAAGGGGCGCGTTTCACAACGAACCCCTTCTTTCCTTAAAACTTTTTTATATAGATAGTTGCGGACGAACGATTCGAACGTTGTCTGATGGTTATGAGCCACCTGAGCTACCAATTGCTCCACCTCCGCACCGGTAAGGGTTATACTAGACCCCTTAAAACTAGCCTACTTACGATTAGGTCCTTCATTAGCTGTATTTACTATTGATCAGATAGCAAGTGACTTAGGCGGTTACGATGCGTTGTTTCAACGCCCACTTAGTTTGCAGTCTGCTTGCAGTCAGACTGCTTTAATACTTTTTTCCATATAAAACCTTTGCATGTCTTAGCTCTACCACTACAAGCTCTTTGTATAGATCTATAATCTGTGTTTACAGCTTTAGCAGCATTGTGCATACCCTCATAGGTTGCAACTAACACGTTATCTAGATCATACTGATATACTGTATATTTAGTAGAAGCCTTTCTTAATTTTTCTTTTTGTTCTTCAGACATTTTCTTGCCTTTATTTAAGCCTATCATGCCTTTGAACCAATTAGTACCATTACAATGTGCTTTTCTAGTTTTGTGTTCTTCTATCTGCTGGAAAATATTAGTTTTTTTGTCTTCTAATTCTTCCTTGGAGTATGATGCGATATAATTACTGCAAAAAGGATTTGTATAATTATTATTACACAGTTTACTTATATTAGATCTACTTAGCTTAGTAATATTAGCTGCATCTTTGACAGTCCAAGCATATATATAATATTTTTCAACAAAATTATATAAATATACTCGTTTTCCGAATATTCCTTTAGAGACTAATTCTTTTGTATTTTCAGATACTTTCTTCTTTTGTTCAGTAGTCATCTTAAGCCCTAGTACTCCAAAATCACCTCCTTTAGTACAATTGTATCCTTCTTCGTATGCTTTATACTGTTCTATGTATCTTATCTCTAGTTGATCTAATTGCTTAATTAATTCTTCATTGGATAAGTTAGAATCAGGAATAAATGATTCAAGTATATCTATAGTAAAGTTATGAAAGCCATATTTACGAATTGCTCTATAAATAGGTAAGTCTAACTTACCGTTTTTAGCATTTCTCATATGATCCTTTAATCTGGATCTAAGCTTAATACTTTGACCTATGTAGCATTTACCATTTATGTTATTCTTGATAATATATATTCCGGCTAGTTTGGGATCTACATCTCTATACGTCATATCTGCAAGTTTTATATGAAAAATGGTTGGGGCGGCAGGGCTCGAACCCGCACATCACAGAGGTTTAGAATCTCCGGTACTACCAATTATACCACGCCCCAATAATGAGGATTTCTTTAAAGACGCATCCTCAGACGTCACTGAATTATTTCTTAAACCAACTTTTGATACGTTTGGTAACTCGCTTCAACCAGGGTTGTGCTACCTTACGTGCAGCTTCACATTCTGCAATAGCTTCTTCCACTGTCTTAGTTTCGTCTGTTAAATCGACAATTACATCCGGCATTTCAATATTCTTCTTCATAATCTCTTTGTTTGTTTTGTTAAACGTTGTTGTTATTTTTTTGTATTCATTCAATGTTATTTTCTAACATTCTGTGGTAATTCAAATGGGTTAATTTGAGCGTCACCTTTAACTTTAGTAGTATTGATTTCTCCAGCTTTAACTGCTTTCTCTAAGAAATCTATAGTAACATAAGTATCTTTTACTTTACCAAATCCAGCTAAGTATTTCTCTATCTTCTTTTCGTCTAATTCTTCATCCAGACTATCTTTGTAATACTTAGTAAATGTATCTAGTTTCAGTCTAATGCTATCTAACATAGCTAAAGTACGAGTATACTGGAGGTGTTTATATGACTCTTCTGCTATTATTTCATCTGCAGTAAGTTGATAATCTGGAGCTAAGAACTCTGTCTTTAAGGCTGATTCTAATGTATCAGCAGGCATACTAAGTACGTATGGGCTATCCCATTTATTCTTAAATACTATATAACTTATTACTGCAATAGCGTGCTGTTTATCTGCTTTATCCTTTTCCCATATCTTCTTAAATGCAGGAATAGCAAGAGCCTCCTCGTGTATAGTAACATTACCACCTATTATATCAAATAGTTTCATTGTGCTGAATTACATTGGACCTTTTCACAATCACAAGGCTGTTTGGAACTATTATTATTGTTTTTATTTTCTTTATACTTTTTCCGTTCTGCTTCAATTATAGCTGCTAAATCATCTGCAGTACTAAATACTACTGGTCGTTCGCAATAAAAATCACTATATGCATCAATATAAGCAACAATTTGGCCTTTCTTATAAGGTATATAACCATCTTTAGCATATACTCTGCCGTCTTCTTCAGCGATGTATACGTAACGTAATGTTATATTATTATCTCGTTGGCTAAATGTTATATCTTCTGTATTGTTACTTTTAATTTTATATTCAAAAGTACGTCCAATTAAGTGTTCCATAATTAATCAATTCTATAATCTGTATAATACTCTTTCTTTAATCTTGCTAGTATCACTCTAGCCTGCATTTCTGAACAATTTGGATTAACGTATTCAGGATTATTTTGATACTTCTCCAGCATCTTCTGGTATATCGCTATCTCTTGTTCCAGACTCTCCTTCGTTATGTTCATACTTATTAATATTATTTAATATTGAATTACAACTATCTATCTTCTCCTCAATACGCTTATCTAAAGCTTTAATTAGATCTTCTGGCGTCTTATGTTTAGAGTGATATAGCATTGCTATTGCATTCCAAGCTACCTGTGCAAGATGTCTACAACCGGTTTCGCTGTCTATCTCCTCTCCTTTTTCGAATAGTACTAGATGTCTGAATAACGCGGCTTTATATCTATCATAACCATTATCAAGTAACTGCCATGAATTATCTGAATATTTTTTAGCTCCTTCAGTATATACTTTAACGATGTCTTCGATTTCTTTTAGAGGAAGTAAATCCCATCTAAGTTTGTCATCCTTAAAGTCATTCTTCATTCCCTTGTTCATACTTATCTATTATGCTTTGACAAATCTTATTCACTAACTCCTCTCTAACTTCTACAGTAGACTCATCAGCTTCTTCTGGTACATTTTGTTGAAAGACTTCTATGAAAACATTAATAAATTCTTCATAAGTTAGACGGTCGTTTTCAATCTCTTTCTCTACTACATCAAACATGTCACTCATTATCTTAGGACCTTGTTTGGCTCCTTCTTTCTCTAGCTGGAGTAAAGCTAGCGATGTTTCTTTATCCATTCTCATCTTTATTATCTCTTATATAGTCTATCATGTATTGACCTATCTTACCTGCTATGAAGCCTACTAAATAGGCATATGGCTCATTGCCTCTATCGTAACCTTCTCCGTATGCTCCAATGAAGTCATATATAGCATCTGCTCCATGTACAGATTCGTGAGCTACTACATCAAAGTCAAAGTCAGTTATACCTTTTATATCTACGTCTATTAGGATTAGTATTCCTTTCTTCTTAGTCTTCTTTTCTATTACTACGAATGTAACCCCACCTTTATTAGTTGGGCTAGTTGGAGTACCAGGATTATCATTATTCATATCTGCTATACTAGCATAGTAATAAAATTTAGATTTATACTTATCAAAATACTCTAAAGTAGATACCCATAAATATGCAGGATATAATCCTATGTCATAACATCTAATCATCTTTTATCACTTTATAAATATTTGCTATAGCTTTATTACTAAGTAAGTACAGATATAAATAAACCTCATCCGTCATCTTATAGATTGTATTAGGAGTAACTACTTCACAAGACGAATCAATTAATCGTACTTCACAAGTATCTTTATTACCAGTAGGATAGGATAACTTATAATATATCATATATTCGATAAGTTCTGTAATTACATCATATTCTGGCAGCTTACTCAGTCTAATTATCTTCCTATCTTTCATGATTCTTCTTTATCTTTATTTTACCTAAGTAAGTAAACATTAAAGGTCTTTGATCTCTTTGGCTTATCTTTCTATTAGCAAATAAGAAAGGATGAATACATATTGTTTTTATTATCTAAGTAGGTAAATTGTATTTCTAGCTTAACTCAGAAAATATATTCACTCCAGTTTGCTTCATCTGATAATTCCTTAATATTGTAGTATTTATTATCAAGGAAAGCGTTTAAGTTATTTTTACCCTCAAATGTATCAGGTCTAACACAGTTTATAGCTATGAATAAGTCTGATACTGTTGCCTTATCAGAAGATAACCAGTCACCTTCTTCTTTCTTAGAAGAGTCAATAATGGTATTCAGTCTCTTAAGCTCTTTCTTACTATAAGCCTTTTTAGGTTCTGCTATTATTGCGTCTCTATGCTCTCCATGAATGTTAATCAAATCACAGTCAGTAGTAAAGATGGTAAATCTGTTAAATTTGAGTTCTTTCTTTACTAACTTATACCACAGTTTAACTATCCAATTATAATCCCTTTGTAATAAGATAGAACCAGGTTTTATTGTCATATATTCTATATTCATGTTATTCTTTTTCTAATCGTAATACGATTGTTAATTGTACTCTATCACCAATCACTTCAGGTATCAATGCTGGGTTTACTACCCATTCATCGTCTGCTTTACCTTTTATAATCAGACCTTTATCTTTTAATCTTCCTATATATCTACTTAGGTTATCACTAGTAATGCCTGTTGCAGCTTTTAGATAACGTCTGTTTTCTGTACTTATAACATTCTTACTATAACCAGGGAGCTTAGGAGTATTTATATCTATACCAATGAGTAATATCATTATATCCTGCTCCCTGTCAGTAAGCTAAAGTACACCATCAAGTGATTTGAGGAATTCTCGATAAAGATCCGCTTTCTTAACGGTCTTTACAAGTTTATTCATTAATAATGTCTTTGATTGTATTTAATACTTTAGTAAGATTGTAGTATACAGTATCTGCTTCTACCTTAACACAAGTAGGAATCTCCTGATCATTATAAGCTTCATTCATCTGTTTATGATCCTCTTCATACTTAGTAAGTAAGTCATCAATAGTAGACTCAATCTTAGTAAGCTTATCTGATAACTCTTCAATTAGCATATCATCACAGCTACATTCATCTTCGTTCTCAATACGAATTACATAACCATCATCTGCATATTCTTCACAAGTTTGTTCATCCATAAACATTGCACGTTCACTATTGTCATCCTTGTAATTAAATTCAAACATCATAGTATCGTCGTTCCAAGTAAGGATATCACCTTTTTTAGCACATGCAAACTCTTTAACTACTTTATATTTCATACTCATAATAATTATTATTTAGTTGGTTTAATTGTTGTTACAATTATATAAACGGGAATTGTTAAAAAGGTATTAATATTTTAACATTTGTTAACTGTAAGTATAAAGAAAAAGGCTAGATCCTCAGACCCAGCCTTCCACAACAACATTAAACGCATTAATATTACTTAATCTTCTTAGCCACACAATCATACGGTTTAACCAGCATGCTATCTTTAAATAAATCAAAATCCTTAGCAAATTTCTTATTGAATACAACAGTATCTCCAACTGCAAATTCTGGTTGTGTTGTAAGTTCTGTTCCAATTGCAAGTACGATACCGGTTCTCCACTCTGATTCTACTTCTTTTACCTCTGTCTTAGTTTCAAACTTCTCATATCCATCTACGTCTTTTTCACCAGTACCAACTGCTTCAGTTACTTCTTTCTTCAACATAATTGGTTCCAGAGGTTTAATCAAAATATCTTTCAAAGGAATATATTCCAAACCGTTTATTACTGTCTCAAGTACTTTATCTTCCATATTATTTTATTGTTTATTTCTTAATTTCTTTTAGTATATTACCGCCCCATATACAATTTCTAAGGGCTTTAGGAGGGCATGTTTGTTTATTTAAAAAGTAACAGTCATCACAACTACCTCCTTTACTTGGTATTACTTCAAATTTCTTATTTAGTATTTCTACTATTCTCTTCTCCTTCTGCATATTCTTTAGCTTTGTATATACACCTCCATATTACATGAGTAATACCAGATCCTATAATAAAACCTATTATAAAACTTTCATTCATTAGAATTCTGCTTTTTAAATATAAATCCTTGTCTACAGTAAGATACAAGTTTATCATCACATTTCTTATTATAGAAAGCACATCCTTCACAATACTTAGAAGAAGTTTCTGTCTGTACTAGTTGATACGTACTACCTTTGTAATCTATGTATTTACCAGAGTATGCTGGTTCTATTTTAACTAACTTTCTTTTACCCATAATGCGTATAATATTATATATTAGGATATACTTAACTAAAGTATACTTTATCTAAAGTAAGGTCTATTAATACTGTTTAATCTGTCTTAGTATGTCTTAGACTGTCATTGACTGCATAGACAGTAACGTATAAATATGCCTTTAGGTTCCCATTTATATCAACTTTTTAACATTTATTAAGAACAATTATGGCTATTTAACGACAATATTTTAACATTATTTAACCATTAATTCACGTAATTCATCAGCTAATTTCTTAGCATCTGGATGCGCATTTTTGCTTGTCCGTAATGACAAGAAATGCTCCCAATCACTCTCAAAGCCTGTCATTACCAATTCTGTTTTAGTTGCATTAGGGAGTACTTGTCTTGCTTGTTGTGGTTTCCAACCTTTTTCTATTAGTTTAAAATAATAAGATTCAGCTTTTTTTAAAGAACTTTCAAACACGTCTCCATCGAAATAACCAGCATCTTCGTAACTTATATTTTTGAAATAACCCCAAGATGGCTTAATAAAAGTAAGCTCATTACCAAACTTATCCTTACTATAGTTACAATATCTAGTACTCTCTTGAGCAAAGCTAAATACTCTATGTCTAACAAATTCATGACTTACTCCTCTATCACATATGAACTTAGCTGTGATACGTTTTTCGTGATACCTTGTAGGTTCACATCGATATGTTTTTAGATCATCTAACCAATTGTTTTCTACTAATACTCTTAAGTTAGTAGTTACGCATGCTACATCCTCTCCACTCCATGCATATTGAGCTACCTTTACTTTTGAATACTTGTTACTTTGATATTTATAAAATCTATGGTTGGGTGTAAGATTGTTATTATTGTCTACATCACCATCAAATACTAAACACGCTAAGTAAATAGTACCATGCTCCAACATAGCCCCATGACCAAGCTTAATCATCCTATCTACAAACTCTTTAGCACTGTTCTCTGTTATCTTATCCTCTGACTTATAACATGTTCTACCTGCTAATTCTATCATCTTGTAAGGATCTTTCTCCTTAATTATCTGTACACTAGATTCTATTAATTTCATATTAGTTTAAAATTTCTATGCCGAGTATTTTTACTCGGTTCATATATATATGCCCTTCGTATTCTTGTAGTCCTTGTTGTACTACATAGTACTGATCGTCTACTTTTACTATTTCAGACCATCCGTCATCTGCAGCACCTATATACATAGACCTATTATACATTTCTGCAGATTTATCAAATGGAATAGTATTACCTATTATCTCGTATTCTATATTCATATTACTAATAACGCAAAATGTTAAAATAATTATAGATATTTAACATATTTTATAAAATTTTTTTAGAAAATAAAATTTTGAATGTGGGTGTGAGTGTGTGGAGTAGCAAAGATTCACTCCCCCGTATTATGTATCGGCAGGGAACACCCGCGTGTCTAATTCACTTCGTGTTCCCTTTTATGTTCACATTTTTTAACTTTTAACATTTTTTTGCTTATGTTGTGTACTATTAAACAATTTGAGAAAAGAGAAGATGAAAACAGAGAATTGCCATTCTATGTAATACGTGCTACTGGTTCACGTGGTGACATTGATGCTAAGAGTGCGTTCAATGAGGACGGTACTATTAATGTTATGGCAATGCAGAGTAGAGTGTTTAACTTCACGAAAACAATGTTTCCAGCTACTAAGGAACTATGCGATAGCCTTGAAAGTGGAATGCCTGTTGATGATGATGGCAATTTAACAGAAGAACGTAAAATAAACTTAATGTTGTATCAATGGGATACCGGCAAGAAGTTTAACATTGTCAACAAGGACGGTGAGTTTTACGGAGACATGCAGACTATTGAGAAGGTAGCGGATAAACAGATGACTAAGAACGGCAAAATACTCAAACCAGGTGATAAGTACATGGAAGAGGAGTTTGTAGCGCGTGTTTATACGCAAGTGTCATTAGTATTGTTCTGTGATGCTAATGAGAATTGTGTTGAGGGTAATGCGGAGGAGCTTGCTGAACGTTCTTTTAAACGAGGCATTGAGAATGGCACTTATATTCTGGTAGATTAGAATATATAGCGCTTGTTGTAAGCTATGAGATGTGTGAGGCTATACAGCCTTGCACACTCTGCAAATCACAATTAAATGTGAACATAGCAAAAATATTAAATTAGGGTGTAGTAGCGTATAAAAACCGCATCCAGTTAAGAGACACTGTAAAAGACCTCACTTTTTAAATTTCTATAAGTATTTTTATTACACCTACCTGACTAGAATTCAGGAGAGGACGGCCTCTGATAAAAATACTTATCAACTAAAAAACTCAATAACTTCCCAAGACATTGAGGGCACCAGTTTCTTATATTAGCGTAAGGCTTACAGAAGAAGTCATAGTTCCTATATGGATGAAAAGATGTACTCGGAGTTAATAACTCAACGTTATGACAGTATGCAGCTATAAAGATATAAGTTTTAGGTGTAAAATGCAAATCAAACAATATATAATATGAAAGGAATTGCAATATTTTATGTATATGTATTTATATTAGCAGTATTAATAGTATTAGCACCCAATGATAGATTTGCTCTTATTGGGGTTACTGTATATTCTATAATAAGTACAGCATTATTAGCATGTTTCATTGAATCAGAATCAAAAGAGTAATTAACATTTAAATCAATTAAATTATGAGAACAATTAATGGAAAACGCTATCTCTTGATAGCAACATGTACATCACGTAGATTAAACATTTACAAGTAACGCAGCCAAAGACAGTGACAAGCCTGTAAAATCAATTTGAATGCAGAGTCAAGAGTAAATATTATATTCCTCGGCAGAGTACGTTAAATGTTATTATTATCCTTATGCACATAGGAGTAATACAGGGCATATAATATAATCCACGTGGTAAGGGCACAGTTAGGTTCGCTGTGAGTGCACCCTTTAGTAGCAACTAACCAAAGCAAGTATAGATGGGAATAAGCTATTACCTCGATAGGCTTAATGAGGTACTTGACAGTCTGACACTAACTGAACAATAAGTGTCAAATAACTCTCTACTGAATCACAGGCTCGAGACGTTTAAGAGTTAGCGTGTGCAGGTAGAGAGTTCTTTAAGGTGAGAATCCTTGACAAGCATGTGGGGCTTATATCTATCTATAAACAAGGAGACGGACTAATTTTTATTAGTACAAGGAGTCGGTTATAGTAGTATTAGTGCAGACTTAAAAATCATGCAATAACACACCCTGTTCTATTTCTATCTGATAAATGCAAAACTGTGTGTTATAATAGAGCTAAGCGTAGCTCAGTCCTCATATACAGCATATCAACTATTATTTGTGTCTTAATTATTTGTTTCGTTAGAATAATATGGATTTGTAGATACTAAGCGTAGTATTGTTAGTATATTTATATGTGAATATAGATATACTAATCGCATTCATGAAGATGCCTTCACGTGGCGAATGTGTAAGTAATAGGTTAAATCAAATCTTCCAGTTTGTACCTATGAAACTAAATCTTCATTTTAGTCAGAAATCTTTTTACAACAATATTGTTTAACTAAAATTATCAAAATTATGAAAAGTGTAATTAATTACATCAAAGAGAATGGTATCAAGTTAGCAGCTAATTCAAAAGCTAAAAAGCTTATTGAACTGTGTGGGTCTGAAGTAGAAATAGCAATAGCTTTGCAGACTACTAAAGCTTACAAAGACGACAAAGAACTACGTGAATTGTGCAAGAAAGTAGTTGAAGACGCAGGCAATAAGCAAGCTGAAAGCAATGCTAAACCTGAGAAGATGTCCAGTTCTATAAGATGCGGTGAACGCGAAAGAGGCTGGTAGGACAAAAAGAATTTGATAACTATTAAGGGGTAGACTATTCTATCCCTTTTTTATTAAACATTAAAGATTATGACTAAATGGCAAGAATCGTGCATTACAGCACTCGCTTCATCACCACTTGCATGGGAAGCCTTTAAAATGAAGCAAAGAAACAAGAGAATGTTATGGCAATATGTTAATAGAATATGGCCATATAAAAGAATAAAAAAGACAAGAACAAGTACTCTTGAGTATACTGAATGTATTAATGAGTTAAAGATCTTTACAAAATGGTTAGTAAATAATCATAATAATCTCGAAGAAAAACTTTTTACATTTAGAAAAGGAAAAGTTAAATCAAATATACTAGAGGAAGCTTTAAAAGATATTACTCATCCTATAAGTACAGAAGGAGTAGGAGGAAACTATTTTCTAGACATTAACTTTAGTTATAAATCAGGAAGTACTGATGGAGTATCTACTTGTGGTGATAGACAAATATCATACATAATAAGTAACAGATATGGTATTAAGGAAGAAGAGGAATATTATATAAATCATATTAGGGTTTTTAGCTCTCTTTATAATATGCATAGAATGTTTAACCAAGTATTTGATGAATTACGATATATAATAGAAAAATTAAAATTACTACGAGATAAAGTATATAATCATAATTCTTATCCTTCGTACAATTCATTAAATGTAGGTATAGAAATTGAACACGATGCAGATAATCCTACATCAGAAGAAATAAAAAAGCTAATACTTAGACATAATTGTAGTAGTTATGACTCAGGATTTGATGGAAATATGGATCATCGCCTTCGTGAAAATCGTATAAGACTAAATGGAATTAATGGTCTAAAAGGATTATACATACTTCTAGAAGATATGAAAGAAAATACTGCCATTGCTAGAAATAGTAGTGTACACATGCATATAGATTGTAAATATGATGAATATAATGAATATTATACAAAATATTACAAGAAGGAAATACGTACACAAGGTATATATAGTTGGGATAATGCAGTAAGTTATTATACTAAAAGATTAGTAATAAGAAATCCTGAAGCAATTAAATATTTACAATATATATTTAATTATAAAAATGTAGGTGAGAAAATGTTCTGGCCAAATAGTAGTAATGTAAGAATAGCTACTAAATTTGACACTATAGAATATCGTTTTTTAATCGTAAATTTGAAATATAGCGATTATGTTATACAAATGTTAGCGTTAATTCATATAACAGAATGTATAAAACATAATTGCATATTAAATAAATCTTATTTGAGTACTTTAGCTACAGTCGCAAAGAGTTTACGAAAGTAAGATTGGCCCTCGAAATATACTTAGTGATACTAGTGCCCGAAGTATAAATGAGATTAATGTAGGATATATTCTAGAGTATATCTATTTAGAACATTCCGTTATCTGTTTCGATGCTCTTGCCAAGCGAAAACAGATGGGTATAGACTTGGGATTGGCCTCCTTTAGTCTATATGATTAGCAATAAATTGTTATAATATAGTAAAGCGTTTAGACTATATATGTTATAACAAAAGTTGCTTACTCTGCCTTATAGTTTAATTCTGTAGTAATACAGATTGGGGTAATAAAACAAACAGTTTACTGTTTATGTAGGTTCCTATTCCTACTAAGGTACTATCTAAAGATTAACTTTTAAACATTATCAAAATGGTTACAATTAAAAGAGATAAACACTATAATATAGTAAATAATATAAGTGAAGTAGCATTATCAATTATATTGATATTAATTATATCTGCGCTTGTCTATGTATTTGGTAGTAGTATAGAAATTAATACTAATGAACCTATAAACATAGTAGAGCTAAAAGCTAAGTATAAGAACTATATTATAGTAAACAAATATCAAGAGAAAGATATATGTGTATTAGACATAAAGAATCCTATAAATAACAAAGTAAATAAACAACAAGTTAAGGATTATATATACTATAATATATATTATGTAGGAGATACAATAAAATAAAATAGTAAACATTAGTAATTAACATTTAAAAACATTTATCAAAAATGGAGAAAAACAACAACAAATTGAGCATTATTGCTCTAGTATTTGCAATCATAGCTGCACTAGTCTCATTCTATACATGCTATAGTACAGACAAGCTATGCAATATTTTCAGTAATGAAGAAACTGAAAGTGTACAAACGATTACTTCTGCTGGAGAAGTTATAGACGAACCAGCAACAATTGATGACGTACTTCAATTCCGACGGGATACTAAGGAATATGAAAGATATGATTCAATATTTATGAATATGCCAGATGTAGCATTAATCGCTATTCTAATGAAAGGAGGTACAAATATGTCAAACAGTGATATCGCTAAAGAGTATCTCTCTAACAGGAAGGATTACGATAATGTAGAATTTGGTGCGCAAATTAATGCAATCTATAAACAAAGGGCAACTGAACCTGATACTATACCAAGGAAATTAAAGCCTGATTCAATTCACTAAGACGACTCAGACTGTGTTTGCTTGTGAAAGTAGGCATAGTCGTCCTCAGGAAATGACAAACCTGTGGGGCGTAAGTAAGTGCATATCTATAGCCCTTAGCTGAATACGACAGAAAGCGCATAGAAATACTCGTATTTGTACTTATAATCGTGCAGACGTTAAAATCAGGTACACCAATAAGGAAAGTTTGACAGCAATCCTGCTTATGTGTTAAAACTATGAGAGAGTCTAAAGTGTAAATGTGTAGAGAAATTTGTTATTATTCTTAAAAACAACCTTTATTCTAACAAATGTGCTGATACTAGCTAAATAAAATCCAGAGTATCCTGGTCGTCGTCAGAATGTTATTAACTTTAAATATTTAAAGAAATGAGTATTATCAAAAAACTTTATTACAAATGGAGAGCATATAAAGTGCGATCTATGGCTAAACAAAAAGTACGAGAAAAGCTTTTTAATAGCCCTCTAGCTTATACTAGAGCTATGAATGAAATTGACTGTATGGTCAATGGTCATCAATGGAGTAGTGAGTTTGATCCTAAAACTGAAATTAATAAGAAGTTTAAGGACAGAGTTTACTGCAAACATTGCGGAGTTCGTTGGCATCAACATGCCTATAAAGAAATTAAGAATTCGTAAATTCTATTAACAATTAATCAATAATTTATGAAACTAATTATGTTCGGGATTACAGATCCCACTATGACTTCTGAGGAAGTTAAACAAATTTTAGCTGATAGCTTTGGTGATAGTATAGGTAATGTACTTGAAGTACCTAATGAGTTCTTCAGTAATCAATCTCCTACTACAGCACGACAGAAAAAAGATAGTGACTTCATTACAGCTTGCAAAGGAATTTGTAAAGTATGTGGAGACCCAGTAGAAGAAGAAGGCTTTAGAGCTGAATTCTGGAAAGCTCATCTTATTGACCATGCTATTGAAGAACCTATTCTTGAAGTACTTGCAAAAGGTCCTACGAGTGCTACAGACTATCGTTATCTTAAAAAGATAGGAGGTTCCTATATTCCTAAATTAGCAACATCTGCTTTAATTCTAAAGTAATATGGGAAAGACATTCAAAGATAGTGTGTATAGTATGGCTAAAGCCAGTGCTAAGAAGACAAAGACACCTCGTCGTGCCAAGTTACAACCTTATGACCGTAAGACATTCAAAGGTATAAGCTATGAGTAAATTAATTAGTAATCATGTATTAAGGGCAACTGAAAGTAACATGCTTAAGAATGATTGCCCGCTCAACTGCAACAAACAATATTGCACTGATTGCCAATTTAGAGAGAAATCCTCTAAAGTGACACAAAATAAAAAGACTATCATTACTCCTTCGCCAGAGGTATATGGTAGAGATTTGTATTATTAACCCTAAACAAGTTAATATGGTGAAGTCAACCCTAAGAACTACTAACCAACCAGAACCCTAATGGAAGCTTAGAAATAAGCAAGAGTACAATGGACTATACAACGGTCAACCAAGTATTTATACTTAGGTCAGGTGAAGGATATGGGTTGCCTACTAAATAAGAAATACGAATAAGTAGGAGTAGTTCTTTTTTAAAGAAATTAAAGAAATTGACTGTTAGGTCTATTGGATTATTGTTTGGACGAGGGTTCGACTCCCTCATGCTCCACTAAGTTCGTTCGACTCGAACCAGTGGCAACTTCTGTATGGGGTAACTTCCATGGCTATTGAAATAATATAGTTGTCGGCAACTAAGTTGCATAAATAAAACAAGGAGATTAGTAGGTTTCCTAGCCATTAGGTTGCAAGTCCTATAAAAAGGAAACCTTAATCTAGGGGCATCGTGGTTTTGACAGCAATAGTGAAGATAGAATAGGTCAATAAAGCCATAACTGGCAACTTTTATGTAACAGACTATACTCGTATCGCAGCGTGATACGATAAGTCAACGGCTAAGCTAATGTCGTAAAAAGCTGGAGTAAGTAGCTTTAGTTGGTATAGAAGCGCTAACACTGATAAAGTTAGAGGAGTACAGTTCGAGTCTGTACCTTACTACAAAAATTAAATCAATTAATTATGGCTAAAAATAATAAAGAGTTTGTAACACTATTAAGTTCAATAGTTAATAATGATCAAATACTTGAAAAAGACAAAGCATTAAAACTAATATCTAAAATAAAGTTACAGTATTCTAGTGTAGAAATACCAAAAGATATACTAGAAGAGCAAGAGAGAGATATAGTAGAACTTACTTTACAAAAGTATGACATTATTAAGTTTAATGCTGATACTACTCCAGCACCTCACTACTATATTATCTACAAAGTATGCAAAGAGTTTAATATTGCATATGCAGTATGCATAACTAGCGATATAACTCTTCCTAATATTATTCCTATTAAAGAATCTAGAATGTTTAAGACATTTTACGTAGCAGAATTTACACCTATTTACTTAAATAGAGGTAACCCTGTTTGTTATAAATTCTGTGGAGTAATAGATAATAAGAAAGAGTTTAATGAAGTATGTAAGGCTATTAAAAAATACTATAAAACATTATTTAGATATTAGCATGAGAAGTGTAAAACAAATTAAAGCTAGTAAAAGGAATTTTGCAATTATGTATCTCGTAGGTGTAACTATTGTGCTAGAAAGGATCATTAAGAGTACAAGAAACTACGCTATAAAAGGTAGTCTTACTTCAATTAAATGGTCAATCTATGATGCTATAAACCTATTGAGAGATACAGATTACGAACGTTCCTTTTATGGACCTCAAATTATGGACCTCAAAAAGATGTAAATTATGAGTGTAAACAGAGCAATCAATGATCTAATACCTCCTGAATGGTATTATGTACTGAAGAAGAATAGAGTATTAACTCACTTCGTTAAGTATATGTATGAATACTGTGTTCCTCAATGTTGGAGGAATAAGTTTATGTTTAAGAAATCTATTGAACGAATTAAGTTTCGTATCAATTCAGGTTTCATGTTCTGCTTCGATCCTCACAATACAAGTGAAGGATATGATTTCTGGAAGAAAATCGATTTAGAAATTACAAATTATATAGAGCAATGTCGGTAAAAGTAATTGAAATCATTCCCTGGGTTAAATTTAATAAACCAGGAGTAAAGGAAGAATTAGAGAAATTATCTAGTTCTTGTACAAGTAAAATGGATTTTCTTTCTCATGTAAAAGATAAGTACGAACTATCTATTACAGATGCAAAGACAGTAGCAGACAAATTTTTCAAAAAGGAGGTATAATTATGTTAGAACTTAAGAAACCAGGCTTGTACATAGCTAATGGTAAAAGCACAAGTGTGTTAATCAGAGTTGCAGGAACTGCACCCTGCTTAACTATTATCAGAGGCATCTTGCTGAATGATATGGAAAAAGATGGTACTATCACAGTACTAGAAAAAGAGAGTCTTGAAATACAAGACATCATGGCTAATCCAAAGTCTTATATATTTGATAAGCCAGCTGTAAGTCAGGCAGTATTGAATACATTAGGCTTAGAGGCTACGGAGAAGAACAGAATTGAGTATACTGAGAAAGAGTTTGCTGGCTATATAGCCTCATACAGACTTAATCGTACAATGTATCCTGATGAATATATTGTAAAGACTCAAGTAGTACTCATACAAAAGGGCTTCTCAAAATCTCAGGCAGATATGATTATAAGTCAAATTGAAACTCGTTTAAGGCTTCAAGGAGAAATGTAATGAATGTCATTGAGTATTTACAAACAAACTTAGAACCATTCTATAGGTTCTATGCTGGACATATACCCATATTAACTACACGTGATATGAATACTCCATTTATTTTAAATGGAAAAGTATATTGTACCGGCTTTATAAATATAGGAAAGAATTGGTATAAAATCGTAGTAGATGAAAGTATGGACGGAGCTATAACATATGGTTTACGTAACTATATTAGTATTAGAGCTATTCATCCAGAAATCTATACTATCATCCGAAGAATACAAGATAAACTTATGTTATCTATGATAGCTAATCTTGAGAGTACTAGTACTAAGACAGAATTAGTACAATTAAGAATAGTTACTAATATGATTATGAATCTTACTTATTTAGACTCAGATATAAGATTAGATTGGACTAATTGGATAAGAGATTTATACTGGAAAAGGAAAGCAGCTGTACATCAGTATATTATAAATTACGTACTGCCTTTTTAATTCTTTTCAGGATTATAGTCATTGGGTTGGCTATAGTCCACTAAAATCTAGCTACTATGAAAGAAGAAGAAAAGCTTCTAGTAGAGCAAGCTAGAGATGGTTCCGAAAAAGCTTTTAATGCACTTTACAACAAATATTACAAAACAGTCTGGTATACTGCAAATAATGTAGTAAGAAATACAGATGCAGCAGATGATATAACATCTATGGTATTTACTAAAGTGTACTTAAAATTGCAATCTTTTACTAATCATATTTCATTTGAAATGTGGTTAAAGACAATTACAGTTAATACTGCAATTGACTATATAAGACGGAACAAAAAAGAGCAATTAAATAGCTATATTGATGACGAAGAGTCTAAAATTCAACTAAGCGGGTTGGAGCATAGTCCTGAAGATAATATGATATTTCAACAAAATGTCGATATAGTAATGGAATGCATTCCTCGTTTAAAGAAGAAATATAGAGATTTAATATACGCTCGCCTTGATGGGAAATCCTATCAACAAATTTCACAAGAGCTTGCCATACCAGAAGCAACAGTTAAAACCTGTTTGAATAAGGCAAGACAGAGACTAAAACAATTATTTAACCAATATTAACCAATACTTACAAATTATGGCAAATTCATTTGGTCTATTGCTTGCTGCAATAACAATTTGTTTCATCATCGCAAGATTGATGAAAGATGCCAAAGCCTTCACTAGATTAATGGCCATTCTAGTAGTAGGTTTAATTGTAGGTGCAGGAGTTAAACAGGTATATAAGAAATGTATATCTACTCCTGAGAAAGCTGCAGTGGTTACTGTAGAACCAGCTCCCATGTATAGTAGTAATGCATCTGTTGTTTGGAATGCATTACCTTGCAATCAGGACTATACAAGTAAGGAAAACAAAGCTGATCGTGACAGTACAGTAACTGAAGCAGAAGGAACATCTACAAAGGAAGTAAACAGTACATACATTGATGATTCGTGAAGAGACTTTAATTCTTGACGTATTATTTTATTGTATCTACAAAGTATTTAACAATTAAATGGCGAAGGAGCGCCTCATTATCAAAATGGCAAAAGTAAGTAAGAAAGCTAAAGCATTAGCTAGTAAAGCAAAAACAACTAAGGTAGAGGAACAAGTAAAGACTCAGGATGCTACTCCAGCACCTGTTGAAGCGCCTAAACCTGAAGAAAAACCTCAGGAAGTAGTGGAAAACAAAGAAACCAAAGAAACCCCTGAGGTTAAGGACGAAAAGACAAAGAAAGGGAAGAAACCAGAAGTTATCGTTCCTGAAGTAGTAGAAAATAAGAAAGATACAGCAATGTCTATTTCTTCATCTATTGGACAAATTGTTGGAAGTGCCGGAGGTAAAGGAGATCGCATTGATAAGAATCATGCTATTGAATTCATGGGTATCTTGCATAAAGAATACCTAGCCAATCCGGAGACTCCAGAAGAAGTAAAGAAGAATCTCAAGAAACAGTTTGACGTAATGACTGCTGTTACTCTTGTTAATTACTTTACTCAGCTTGAAGGAGACTTCCAAAGTATGGGTATTCGTATTAACTCAGATATGAGAGAACAAGCAGAAGCCGTACTTGGAGACTATCTTGGCATCAAGGTTAAGTATATCCAAGCAGAAGACAATTCAAAACAGTTAGTTCTTGAATTCAAAGAAGTTCCGGAAGAAGTTCGCAAGAATGCTAAAGAGGACAAGAAAGTTGCAAAACTTGACATTCCTGAAGCAGATCCAAAGATGCCGGATCCTGAGAAACTTAAAGTATTACGATCAATCTTCGCTCAACAAGGAGCTGGAGGTATCGGTAGTAACTTGTTGAGTGGTATCGAATGGGGACGTAGAGCATTCTCATTCTCTATGGAAGAAAAGAAATCTGTAGTATTTGCGAATATCATCAACAAAGGAGCAGATGCTACCTTACTTACCGCAATAAAAGGTATGGTAAGGGGTAAAATGAGTTCTGAACACAGTATCCTTGGTGCTCATGCTTTACTTAAGTCTTGGTGTCCAAGTATAACTGATAAGGAAGTAGCAGAACTTATCCAAGTAATCGTTTCAATCAATGCTGAAAAGAAAACAAATGATTGGAACGAAAAGGCTAGTCCTGATCTTAAGACTACTTATGAGAAGGAACTTGAAGCAGTTACTCGTAACATCATTACGGCTAACACAAGTAAAGCAATTGATGCTATCTTGAAAGGAAAAGAAGAAGCTACTTTGGAATATGAAGACCGGAAGGGATTCATAACAATTCATCCAAAAGCAATTCGTAGGACTCTTGAAGCTGCTTATGGCGATTCTGAGAACATCTTAAAAGACAAGATGGAGGAAATTGCTAAATACTATGTGAAGCCAATCATGCGGCTCTCTAGTTATGTAGACAAGAGTGCTTACTCCGAAGAGTAATCAATATGAAACGGTTAAATTTAATAATAACACTGTTTGTAGTGTTATTAGGAGGATTTATTGGATTTGATCCTAATTCTCCGTCTCAAACAATAGGAGCAGAAGAGACTAGAATTCGTTGGGTAGACGTACCTAAAATGCCAGTAGACGTACTAGGCTTGAATAAGTCAGTTTCTGTAAATCTTAAAGATGAGACTGTATCACTTAACGGTAACGTTGATAATACAACTGTGACAATTATAAGGGACGTTGAAACACGCCCAGAGTACAAAGAACGAGTAATAAAGGAGGTAATTTACGAACCAGACATCGTATTTAGTACAAAACTGATGAGCAAATTAATGCCATTAAAACTGCCAAAGATAAACGCAGACCGTAACTAGAGTAGTAAAACGGTATATAAAAGCTATAAACTACAAATTCGTTACTTAAACCTAACTAAGTTGTGTAACGTGGATAATACAGGATACTGAAATGTACTAATAATAGCAAACACTATCTATTTATACTATAGTATGATAACTTATTGTGTTACAAATTATCCAGTAACTGAAGAAGCAATAAGAAAGTGGGAGAGCGTGCGAAACCCACAAGGTGAGAACCGTATTGGAGACCTAAAAGACGCAGATGTGGAAGGAGCAGCTATCGCATCTAAACAAGGCAAGGGGTATCGTTAACCTCTTTATACATTCGTTGGCTAATTCAAAAGCGAAATCACGAAGGAATGTAAACACGTGCCGTACGTTGTCATTTAAATCTGAATCGACTAGCATTCTAGGGTAGTCTCCAAAACTCCCCTGTGCGGGGCGGTAAACAATCCGTCAGCCAAAGAATATTGGCTTAGTGTTCTATTTTATATCTAAATACTTCTGTTGTATAGAAAGTATAATTCAACTGGGAATAGGTTAGGTTGATAGCAAAACTATAACTTAGATATAAGATATATGAAGGAGCAGCGCTTATATATAACTAGCAGAAATTGAGACAGGACATGGCTGAGTAGCTATGATCCGCATAGAACTTCACTTGTATAGAAGCTATGTGACAGATTAACTGGATTAGGTGCAAAACCTATACGCAATACAGTGAACGTTAGAGTTAGCTGTTTGAGACTTAGTCTCTATGGAAAGTAAATTGCGTGTCTTACAGCCTGAGATATTTCATAATATAGTTGCAATTACTATACTGTTTTACTGAAGCAGAATGAGATTAAGGTTATATATAAGAGAAGTGACTTGTTAGTAATGTCACTATAAACCTAAAGTGCTTTGCACTAGGATATAAACTAACTAGCGCCTGAAGTCCGCAATAAGACTATTGGTAGGTAGATATATGAACAATATAAGTATATCTACACGAAAGGAAAGGAAGTGGAGTAAGCCCACTAATAAAACTTACAAAGTAGAAGTAAGGTTACTTTAGTACCAAGGTTTGCTATAAATAATTAGGTTAGGAGCTATGCACTCCAGCATAGAGCAGGATCCTACGCGCATCCTAGAGGCCGACACGAAGCAGATTGGAATTAAATCTGTGTATTGCTATACTATAGTAGTCTGTATATGGAGAATATAAGACAATAAATCTATTCGGTATAAGTGCCTACGCTGAAACGAACAGCTATAACAAATAAGGTGAGTGTAAACATGTTTAACTTTAAAACAATTGGGAAGTTCAATGGTAGTAGGTTTGACAAACTTACAAGCCACCCCGCTATCGAAGAATCTTGCTACATGAAATTCTGTAAACTAATATGCGCAACATATTAGCCAAGGAGATCGCTGAGACTAATTTTAGTACCTCTCATTAGGGTACTGGTTGAATGGTTGGAAATACCATAAGATGAAGTAGTAACCCGAGATTTATCGCAATGTCGGAAGTGAATCTGTCCAAAAGTGGGCGTCTTGAAAAATTAGACGGCTTTTGTATTAGTGTTTTAGTAACGTTTCTCAACAGAAACGACCCTCATTCGCTTAGAATGTTGTAAGCCTAAATGCCCGTAGATGATACCATTTCATTGATGATGGAGCTCTTTACATCTTTGCATCAAATTGCGTTGTAAGGTACGGCAAAAAACAGGGAAACGGTAAGGTTACGAGTCCCCTTTAAGTACAATCTCGAAGCCTAAGGAATAATTAACAGATTATTTCATACAATGACATATTTATAAAGTTTTAAGTAGAAGTAGATAAACAGAAGAACAGTTGACTCATACGTCTTATGAGTAAAGTCCTACGGGGAATGCTGAGTAGAGCAATAGCACTACGTTCTAGTAAGCGAGTTCTATTATACTTATACACATTTTATCGTAATTTACAAATTTTATCAGACATTAACAATCGTCGTATTACTGAATACATTATTGAGATTAATTAATTCTTTTCATAGCTTTACTAAAGCGGACTTATAATAAATAAGCAGAATTAGCAGAATATGAGTAATACGTGAATTTTTATTATTTTAGTATTAACAATAGATTGAATATCTCGCTAAGACATCAATCTTAAAATCACATAGGAGATATAAATTATGAATAAACCTTCATTTGACACAGCTTTGATCGCTCCGTATAGAGCAGAAATTGAGACTTGGAACCTTATGGGTCGTAAACTGCTCACTGTAAAAGTAGAGCCAGCTGATCTTGAGTTTAATGATAAGGTTCGGAAGAACGAGTTACGGCTTGTACGGCCTATCATGAAGTATATCATTGAAGAAATTGAAATCTTTGGTAGTCAGATTGTCTGCCTTCCGGATGGAGTTACTCCAGTAATCGAATTGAACAATGATCCGTCATTGCAGTTCAAGATTGGACCGGCTAAATTCAACGAAGTAACTACGGATACTATTCGTCAGGCTGTTGAGTTCAACAGTAAAACTAGTATTGCTGGTCGGGAACCTATCTTCTTCACTGACTATCTTGCACTTGTTGAACAGGTAAATCGTCTGAATGGCTTTGAGATGGAGAAGGCTAATCAGATTGCAGAAGAGATGCTGAATCTCTCTAAGATGTTGCAGGATTTGAATAACTTGCAGACTACAAACTGTGACAAGTACTATGACGAAATTGGTACTCCGTTGAAAAAATAAAAAATAATAAAGAATGAAGATTCTTTCTAACTCTAAAAAACTGTTACTTGAACTCTTACTTAAGGATCATCGTATTAGTAGTGAGATACTACTTAATGGAGAGGTCCCTGCCTATATCAAAGTCCATGACGATGGGTCAGTGACTTTTGGCAGAACTAAGAAAGGATTCTGGAATTGGCTTTTCAAAGATGAGAAGCGATATGAATTCAGAGAGTTAAGTACAATGATGCTTGCTGCATATAGTAAGTATCTACCGCCAAACGAATATCTTAGTAATATTCTAACTAAGAATATCATTGAAGATGCTTATAAAAAACATGACTATGAATCTGTTATTGATCGATTTGCATTATATGCCTTTCTAGGTGTAACAGAAGGCGATTATGTAATAGACAAAATTAAGCTGATAGACGAAGACACACAACAACAGCAGAAAAAGAATGTGCGTGGTCGAAGAATTGGAAATACAATAGGTTATCTTGATCTAGGTGGAGGATCTTTACCAGTAGGTATTTCTATAGTCGAAAACGACTAAATATCATTCATGAATAAGTATTAGCAGATGGACGCTTATTCATACTTAAGATTGAATAAACTCATTAGAAGAGTAATTAAGTATTTTATACAAGTAAAGAAGTTAGATGTAAATACTTCTTTATAAGTATAAAAGAAAGAAGAAACGATAATGTTTATATAAAACCACAAGAGCCTAAGACGATGGGTCAGGTATCTTGGTTTTATGGCATGATGTTGGAATTGGTAGACAAGACAGACTTAAACTCTGTTAGGCATTAGCCTGTGCGGGTTCGATTCCCGCTCGTGCTACATATGCCTCTAGATAATGACTGTAAAGTTAATAAGGCAAGCCTAAAATAATAAAGGCTATTCTTTCGATAGAACTAGAGGCGCTACAGGTAAGCGATTTTCTAATATACAATTGATCAAATTATTAACAATTAAAATCAATTATATATGACGAAATCAATTACAACAGATATTAAACCAAACACACTCATTACAAAACGTGATAGTATTACCAGTGAAATCTCTCGATATTGGAAGATTATTGCTACAGAGAATGTAATTAAGAAAGGAGTTTCTCGTAACTACGATCTTAAGAGTTTATTAGTACGTATTAAAGCATTATACGATCAGCTTATACTTATTAAGCTTCGTATTCAGTGTGCAAATATGGGAATGAAACTTAAAGATCTTCCTAAAGACGCAAACATTATTAACATTTATAAGCTATCTGCTTTAAATGAGTATTATGTAAAGCTTGACGAGATGATGAAAAAGCATACTATCAATCCTATTCTTAAAGCTAAGAAAGGTAAACGAAATCTAGGTATTACAGAAGAGATTACTCGTAATTACTTCCGTAATAAACAAAGCGAGTGTTTGATTACATTAAATGAACTGCGCAAAGCTATTGCAGACTTTAATGATAATACAGACTTAAGCGATGACACAGCACCTTTATACTTAGTTGTTGCTTAATATGTAACAAAATCCATAATATTAAATTTATTAAATCAAAAGAGCAGGTAAGTATTTACTTGCTCTTTTATAAAACTATTAAATTATGAATAAGACTGATCAACAGAAAAACAATAAATATATTAATTACTGGACAGAGTCTGGTAAGTCAGCAAAAGAAGCTAATCAATCTATTAAGATTGCTAAGACTATAACTTATAAAGATAAAAGTGGTAAAATACGTAGTATAACTACATATCATCATCCTACTTTAAAAGAGATTACGTTAAGTAAACCTCATATTAAAGACTATAGTCTAACAAAGGAACAGAAAGAAGAACGTTTTAATAATGCTCCATTTAGTGAGTATCACAATAAACTTATTAATCTTACTTATAGTAAGGAGAATAAGATTGCTAAGCAACAAGCTCAGATTGCAGCACATAATAGTAAAATAGATTCTATTATATGTAATACTAGAGCAAGAAAGTTAGCTACTGCTAGAATTAGACGAGAAAATTGTCCTAATATACTTATAATACGCAGAGAGGATAGTAAAGGTCTTCCTTATGATTTTAGCTGTAATCCTTCTAGAAAGAGCTTAGATGAATTTAGAAGAGATGCTCTCGAAATGTTACCTATATTTAGTAAGTCTATGAAGGACTTCTTCAGTATTGAGATTTGGGAAGCATCAGAATATGCAAATAAGTATCATGGCGGTAATTATCGTTATTGCTTATTTAGAGATAAGGAACAACAACTTAATGCAGCATAATATGAAAATAAGTTCTTTAGATGCTATTTCTATTAAAAAGGAATCAGCTAAATTAATTAAAGTAAACACTGAGATAAGAGAAGGACAAGCAGTCTTCATTGTAGCTCAGGAAAAGTTCCCTAAAGCAGTTACTAAACTTAAGAATACTAAGTATGATTGCTTCTATGAAGATTCTAGAATAGATTTATTTCTATTGGAATTACAAAATTATGATGCTGAGTAAAGCCTCTTACTTAAAAGTAATGTAACTCAGTTTTTTAGCCAATCTGGTGAGATTCCAGGGGTGGTCTTCTGTATAGCTTAAAAAGAGGTAGAGCCGTAGCAATATGTAAGTCTATGTGAGTGTCAGTTCGAATCTGACTACAGAAACAAACTAAACTTTAATTTTATGCAAATACGTGGAAAAACGGTATTTGTATTCGATATCGAAGTATTTCAAAATATCTTTCACTGTTCTGTTAAAAATACAGAAACAGGAGAAATATACAAATTTGAAATCTCTGAAAGAAAGAATCAACTAAGAGAGTTAGTTAAGTTCTTTAAACAAGTATCTTCCTATATAAAATGGGGAGACTTCTACGGAATAGAATTAGTAATAGATTCAGATGTTATCTTTTGTGGATATAATAATCTACATTATGATAATCCTATAATAAATTATATTATAGAGTATGAAGATAGATTAATGAAATATAATGTAGCTACTATATGTAGTTCTATATTTAATCTAAGTAAAACTATTACTACTTCCACAGAAGATAATATAGATGCTTGGAAACATTGGAAGTATCAGATATGGTTTGATACTTTTGATTTACTTACTATGTTATACTCTAGTAAACTTAGAGTAGGCTTGAAGGAAATCCAAGTAACTATGCAATATCCTAATGTACAGGAATTTGTATGTGATTGGGATAAACCTCTTCCATTAGAAGATTTTGATAGTATGATAGACTATAATATAAATGATATTGAGTCTACTACAGAGCTTTTAAATAGGTGTAAAAAAGATATTGATTTACGTATAGCTATTGAAGACGAATATGGAGTAAGAGTTCTCAGTAAAGATGGTGTAAATATTGGAATGAAGATTTTAACTCAGAAGTATCTAGAAAAGACAGGTTTGTCTTGGTGGGATATTGAAGGATTAAGATCTCCAATGGATTATATTCCTTTAAAGGATGTAATACTACCATTTATTAAATATGATAGTCCTATATTACAGAAAGTACTAAATGATATGAAAAGTCAAATAGTATCTCCTGGTAGGAAAGGATATGAGAACAACTTTGTATTTGAAGGATTACGCTATACTGTAGGAGTAGGAGGAATTCATTCTAAGAATGATCCAGAAATAATTATTCCTAAAGAAAATGAGATGCTTATAGACATCGATGTCGCATCACTATACCCAAGTATGTTAATTGAATATGGATTCTATCCTAAACATTTAGGTCCAGAGTTCTTAGAAGTATATTCTCAGATTAAAGAAGAGAGAATAGAAGCAAAACATAATGGAGATAAAGTGAAGAATGAGACATTAAAGTTAGCGTTAAATGGTTTATCAGGTAATCTACAAAATGAACATAATTTTTGTTATAGTCCTGAAGCAGTAATGAAAATCAGGATAAATGGTCAGCTACTATTACTTATGTTAGCAGAGAAATTAACACAAGTAGGATGCCGAATCGTCCAAGCTAATACAGATGGTTTATTTGTATTACTTAAGAAAGATAGCTATCAACAAGTTAACACTATTTGTAGAAATTGGGAACAACTTACAAAACTTACTCTTGAAGAAGAACGTTTTGAAGCTATGTACCAATATGCAATTAATGATTATATTGCAGTTAGAGAAGGATATAAGGAAACTAAGAATCCTGATCTAATTAAAACAAAAGGTATGTTTATTACTAAAGTATTGTTAGGAAAAGGATTATCTGCAAAGATAATACCCGAAGCTATAATTAAATACTTTGTAGATGGAATACCAGTTGAACAGACAATTAAAGAATGTGAAGATATACGTAAATTCCTAATGTCTGAGAAAACTGGTAAACAATGGCATGTTGAATATATGAATGAAGAGCAACAAAGAACTAACCGTTTCTATGCATCTACTAATGGTGGATATCTATGGAAATGGAAAGATAATAATGGAGTACCAGCATATCAAAATATGCTTACTGCTTCTGGTGTTACTCTTCTAAATAAGTTTGACAATAAGCCAATTGAAGAACGCAAAATTAATTACCGATATTATCTTAAGGAAGCTCTTAAGATAATTGAGGAATTACAACCAAGACAATTAGAACTGTTTTAACAGAATCTAACATATTGTATCAAATTCTATAATTGTCATAAACTTTAATGCTTATGATACTAGAACTAGATACATCTCTATTAAATAAATTTAATTTATCAATAAATCAACTAGTATTTATTTCTCTTGTATTGAATGATAATCAAATAAATAGTCAAGACATTCATGAACTTCTCAGCCGAGTTAATGAAGAAGAGATACAAGAGTTAATTAATCGTAACATTGTTGTAGTAACTACTTCTGACAACAATAAAATTTATAGTCCTTCTGAAGAACTACTTGAAACTATTAAGAAAGATAGAGAAAGTATGTTTGACGAGTTCTATGAAGTATTTCCAGTTTATGTTATAAGACCTGATGGAACTAAAGGTTTTTTAAGGGCAAATGTAAATAAATGTAGAAAAGAATATAACCGTATCATAGGTAAATCCAAAGCAATGCATGAACATGTCATGGCTTGTCTGAGGTACGAAATTGATAATAAAATGCAAACAGGCAAAATAGGTTATATGAAAACTATGTGGAAATGGCTCACTCAACATGAGTGGGAATGTTACGAGGAACAAATGAACACTGAAACAACTGAATATTGTGGTTATGGAGAAAATACAATTTAAACCTATATCTTCAGTAGTAGATGAATCTGTTCAGTATATTAAAGATAGAAAAGAGAAGAAAATAACGTCCTTAAAGACAGGATGGAAGAAGTTTAATTTCGCTACTGGTGGAATTGAACCTAATATGATCTTTACTATTGCAGGTATATCTGGTTCAGGTAAATCTTCATTTGCAAATACGCTAATATTTGATTTAATTGATCTTAATCCTAATCAGAAAATCAAAGTTCTTTATTTCTCATTTGAAATGGTAGGCTATCGAAATGTAGGTAGAGCTATTAGTAATAGAGTGAGAAAAACTGTATCTGAATTATACAGCGGTAAAGAGACTTTAGAGGATGAAACATTCAAGAAAGCTTTATCGGAAGCTGAAGTATTAAAAAAGTATCCAATATACTTTGTTGATACTCCTCTAAGTGTTGAACAAATGGAACAAGCAATTGATGAATTCCATGATAGTATTGATAAGGATACTTGGCTAATAGTAGTATTAGACCATGTATTACTTGTTAATGGAGATGGTGGAGAAAGAGCGGTAATAATAGATTTACAGAAAATGTTTATTCGTAAAAAGAAATTATCTAATACGAGTATTATACAACTTTCACAGATGAATCGAAATATTGAAGCTCCTGATAGGATAAATAATCCTTCAAGTCATTTTCCAATGAGGAGTGACTTGGCTGCATCTGATGCAATATTCCAAGCGAGTGACTTTGTAATAGCAATTCATCGCCCAGAACTATTAAATTTAGCTATATACGGTGTTAAGCGCTTACCTGTAAAAGACAAAGTATATCTTCACTTTCTTAAAGTAAGAGATGGAGAACCTTGTATATTAGAATTTAACAACGAGTTAAAATACGGCAATTTAATAGAGACTGAAAGTACTACATCAGAGCAGAAAGTAGTATTTAACAATAAAATAGGCTGAAATTATGGGAAAATATTTTACAGTAACTCTTCCAAATAAAAAGTGTGATAAAAAAGGTATGTATAAGAACTATCTGTTAAAGCGTTTAGCTTTAGCTTATCCAGAATTGTTGATTGATGGTATCGACACAGAAGAGACTCCCTTTAGTTACCAATATATTGGACCGAACGATAAGATTCGTTTCGGTGCAGATATCTATTCTCCTTGTGACGTAGCTAAGTATCGTAAATGTACTTATTGCCCGTATAAGGTAGACAATTACAATCTTGCAACTCAGTTTGATCTTGCAATGAAGAAACTTGATGACTATGCAAAAATGCGTCGTAGTTGTCATAAACCGCTTTATGATTTTCGTTTGCCGGATGGTACTCCGGTTAAGGAATACGGAAATTTCATCCAGGTAGGCTATAAGCTTATCCCGAAATACAATCGTAATTATATTATCAGTATGCCTGAAGAAGATCAGGCAATTATCAATAATATTATTATTATGATTAATAATAGCACTGAAATTAATGCAACTCTAAATATCTAATTTTACTTTATTTATCATATATTTCCAAATTTTGTCATATACTATCATATCATAAAAGTAAAATAGGTAAAAACCTATTTTAACATGTTAGTACTACCAACAGAAAAAAATAAGCCAAGAGTACAGAATCCAAGATTTTTAATATTCTTTGGCAAACCTAAATCTGGTAAAACTACATTACTATCTATGCTTGATGGTTGTCTAATTATAGACTTAGAAGGTGGCTCTGAATTCTTAGAGGCACTTTCTATTCAAGCACGTAATATTAATGATTTGGCTGAGATAGCTAATCAAATTAGGCAGAAGATTTCTCAAACAGGTCAAAAGCCTTATAAATACATAGCTATAGATAATGCTACTCGATTAGAGGAAATGTGTCTAGGCTATGCAGCTACACTTTATCGTCAGACTCCTATGGGTAAGACATATAAAGGAGAAGACATTAGAACATTACCAAATGGTAGTGGTTATCTATATCTTAGACAAGCTGTACGTAAGGTCATAGATATGTTTAAAGAGCTTTGTGATAATTTTATCTTAGTAGGACATACTAAAGATAAGATGATTAACAAAGAGGGAGAAGAACTAACAGAAATGGCTCTAGATCTTGTAGGTAAGTTAGGAGACATAGTATGTGGTGAAGCTGATGCTGTAGGTTATGTGTATCGTAAAAAGAATGAAACAATAGTTTCATTTGAAGGAGGAGATAACTCTATACGAGAAGCAAGAGCCCCTCATATTAGAGGAAAAAAGATAGTAATAGCAGAAAGTGATGAGAACAATGAGATTACAACTCATTGGGATAGAATCTATTTACCAGAATAAAAAAAGGAAATAAGATATGTATAGTAAAGAAAGAGCGCAACAAGTAACAAAGAATGACGTTAAGTTTATCCCCGCAGGTATTCAAGAAAATGTAGCACTTAAGAGTGCACGTGTAGCAGAATCTCCTACAGGTAGAAAATTCTTTGAGGTAACATTTGAGAAAGACGGAGCAACATTAGTACAAACTGAGTGGAAACCTGATAATAAGAATGGTGAACTTAGTGATGAAGCAGTGCAGAAGAAAGAAGATAATCAATTTTCTCGTATTATGCAGTTGTTGCTTTGTTTCTATAAGGATGAACAACTTGTATTTAACGGTACTAAATTTGAAGAATTCTCTAAAGAAGTAGTAGATTATTTGAATAATGCGGATAAGTCTAAACTTCTAAGAGTCAAAGTTGTATATAACGATAAAGGGTATACTACTCTTCCGTCATATGCAAAATATACATTTGTAGAACCTATGGTATTACCTGAAGGACAGACTTCAGCGATTACTGAATTACGTATTGATAACTTTGCTAAGCCTATTGTTGCAGATGTTGAGACACCTGTAGCAAGTATTGGTTCGACTATGAGCAGTATAACTCCTACTATGGAAGCTGCAGTTACTAATACTACAGAAGCAAATCCTTACGGTTTGCCGTTCTGATAAATTCTATAAATGAAATAGCTACCTACGCTAGGTAAATATAGCGATACGAGGATTATATACTATAAAGTGTATAATCCTCGTTTTTATTTTGTATAACTAAAATCAATTTATAATGCGTTTATCAAAATTTATTAATAAAACTTTCCTTAAAAAAGTAGGTAAAGAAGCAGATATAATAGACTCTAACTATACAATTCAAAACATTAATATTAAAAATGGACATAATATTAAGCGTGATGAGTTAAAAGAAGGAGACATTGTTTATGCAGCTATTTCTACTACTATTAAAGAAAATGGAAAGAAGAAACGATTAAATCAGAGAAAAGATATTTACCAGTTAAAAGACTCGTTTGGTAAATTTGTATTTATCGATTATCTTGGTAACGAGTACAAGACATCTTTAACTGCTATTAAGATAGTTCATTGTATGTCTTTCAAACAAAAAGAAGTAGAGATAAATGAATTACTTGATAAGTATGAAAAAGAACAAATAGAAGCAGAAAGACTAAAGTATCTAGAGGACAGTAAGAACTTAGGATTTAAATTTACTGACCTTGAGCCAGAAGATAAGTTACGTAAAACTATAGATTCTGGCATAAAGAATATATGGATGGTTGGTCCTGCAGGATGCGGTAAAAGTACAATGGCAAGAAATGTTGCAACAGACATGGATTTGCCATACTTATGTATTAGTTGTGGCATTGGGACTTCGGCTACTGAGTTTATTGGTTATAAGTATCCGACACGTGAAAGTACTCGATTTGGAGAATTTTACGCTAAACCATCTATTATATTGATTGACGAGATAACAGCTTTAGATCCCGCTGTGGCGCAGATTCTAAATGCAGCGTTAGCTAATGATGAAATTGAGACAACCACAGGCTTAGTTCATCGGCATCCGGAATGTATTATTATTGCTACTAGTAATACTTTTGGTTTCGGTTGCGATCGTCAATATGTAGCGAATAACCAGTTAGATGCGTCAACTATAGACCGATTTATAGGCGGTATTGTAGAGGTTACGTATTCTGCTAAGTATGAGAGTAAATATGACACTGAAGTTGTTGATTATGTCTATGCTCTTAGAGAATTTGTACAAGAACAAGGCATACGAAAGGTATGTTCTACTCGTATGGTGCAAGCAGGACATAGACTAAAATATAGTCATTTCTTAGATTGGAAATGGCGTCTAATTATTAATTGGACAGACAATGAGAAAGAACAGCTAACTCGTTGGCTAACAAATAGAGAACAAAGACTTAAAACAACTAAAGTGTAATATGACGAAATTAACTTATACATACGATAGTATTAGTAAGTTTTATCAAGATGCTCTTAATCCTACTCCTGAAGGTAATATACAAGATACGTTACAGCATTTAATAAGGGAAGAGGAATCTTTTAGAGGTATGGATATAGCTAATATTAAGAAGAATCAATATGGCTATAAGGAAGGCTTAGATAGATTAGAAAAACTTAATCTTAATTTAAGTCTTGGAGGATCTAAAAGAGATTACAAATGGGATGAATTAGACGGTGATGATATGAATTATGACCGTCTAATAGAAGGTTTTCCAGCTATGAAAAAACGAATTAAAACTCATGGAATTGGAAGTGGACGTTTAATAAATGTATATGTTGTCATATCTGAAAATTGTAATATAGGTTCTAAAGAAATGCTTAATAAAGCATATACAGCAATGCAAATTGTTGATTTACTTGAGAATTTAGGTTATAGAGTAGCGGTATACTCATGTGATTCTACTTTAGATAGTAGCGGTACTTATAAAGGAGAGTCTAATGTAAGATATGAGGTGTATGTATGTCTTAAACGACACGAAGATTCGTTAAATAGAGGATTAATACTTAATGGCATTAGTCCTTGGTTTTTTCGCTATTATATGTTTGCTCATCAGAAGGGTAGATATAAAAATGGTTGGGGAATGGGAAGAGCTGTTCCATTGGATATAGAACAGACTAAAGAAAACATTGTAATCAATCATGGGGAGTGTCTTAATAAAGACTCAGCTAATATTAAGATTAAGAAAATACGAGAATTATTTGGAGTAGACTAGGATACGTTATGCCATAAAGAGCAGCTATGCCTTAATCCCGTATAGTGGTGTACAAAGATAGGTGTGAGTCCTATGATACGAAAAGTTTACTCTACGGTTTGAAAGAGAATTAGCTCTATACTAATAGAGATTTATCAGCTTTCTTTCTATAAATATATTTCTAGGTAATAACTCGTCAGGCTATGCAACGCATAGGGGAACGCTTATTGACGAAGTACTATTTTATAGAATATGCAAACATAGACTGAAAAAACATGATTCGGAGACTAGTTAACATTATTAACTAAATATGGAGGAATAGTAATGTAACTATAATAACATAGAAACTAATAACATATAATAACAAATATTATCCTATAGTAATAAATTCTATAGGATATACGAGAGATGCGTTAACTGTGATAGGTAGTACAGGTCGCCAAATGGGGATAGCGTGTGGTATGGTTCGAATCCATCCTCTCTCACAATTAATTATACAACAATATGTATGACAAAAGAAGGGTTAAAATCCCTACTGATATTACTTTAGATTATATATTATCTAAAGTAAGTGAGTATGATATATATGCTCACTACCTTGGACAGTTTAAGGTTGGTGCTATATATAATAGTCCATTTCGTAAGGATAAGAATCCTTCTTTTGGAATCTATTATAGCAAGAGAACTAAACAGTTACTATTCAAGGACCATGGAACAGGTGAATGTGGTAATATAGTTAAATTTGTATCATTGTATACAGGTTTAACAAATTATAATGATATACTAAAAGATATTGTTAAACAGCTTAATATTACTACAGACACTAAACTCGATAGCTCTAAGCAATATATACCTTCATCTGAGACTGTAATTGGTATAGTAAGACAGAAATTTACTCCTACTGATATCAATTATTGGTCTCAGTTTAATATCTCCGAAAAGACATTAAAGAAATTTAATGTGAATAGTATTAAGTATTACTTATGTAATGGAATAGTTAAAGGAATATATAAAGAAGATAATCCAATGTATGCTTATAAAGTGTATAACAACTTTAAAATATATAGACCTTTAGCTGATAAATATACTAAATGGAGGAATAACCTTACTGAGTATGACATACAAGGGTATGCTCAATTACCAAGTAAAGGTGATACTTTGATTATAACTAAAAGTATGAAAGATGTAATGTGCCTCTATGAAATGGGAATACCAGCTATATCTCCTTCATCAGAAAGTACATTTATACCTAATGATATATTAGAAGGCCTTAAGAAGCGTTTTAAGCGCATTATCATTCTGTTTGATAGAGACCTAGCAGGAGTAAGATATAGTCGTAAAATAAGCCTTAAAATGGGCTTAGAAGCTTGTTTTATACCAAAGTATTTAAATGCAAAAGATGTATCGGATGCTATAAAATTAAATAACTTTGAAATTGTAAAAAAAGAAATAGAGAAAATTGTTAACAAACAATATAAACATGCGTTATAATATTATATGTTTATATAATTTAACAGCATGAAAAAAGAAAATGAAATTTGGAAAGTTATACCAAATTATGAAAATTATGAAGCTTCTAATTTTGGAAGAATAAGGTCAATTGATAGAGTAGTTAAGAGAGATCGTTATACTACCAGAAAGATAAAAGGTAAAATACTACAGCAGTTTGCTAAAAACTCAGGATATTTACAAGTAAATTTATCTAAAAATAGTAAAATAGAAACAAAAACCGTACACAGGTTAGTAGCTATTACTTTTTTAGAAAACACAAATAATTATACAGATGTTAACCATAAAGATGAAAATAAACATAATAATAATATTAATAATCTTGAATGGTGTACTAGAAAGTATAATATGAACTATAATAAATTGCCACTTAAGAAATATAAGAAGGTATTAAAATTTAATAAAGAAGGATGTTTACTATGTATCTATACAAGTTTAAAAGAAGCTGCAGAGCTTAGTAATTTATCTAAGAGTACAATAAGTGGTTATTGTAATAACTTACATAAAGATCCTAACGGATATATTTGGAAATATGAAACCAAAAAATAAAAAGAAATAGACAAAAGGTAGAGTAAAAAATGCTACACCTAATGTCTACAATGGTATAAAGTTCCGAAGTAAACTTGAAACCTATACATACAAAAAACTTAAAGAAGCTAATATACCAGCGCAATATGAAGCAATCCACTTTGAATTAATACCTAAATTTGAATATAATGGAGAAAAGGTAAGAGCTATGACGTACTTACCAGACTTTATTGGAGAAGACTTTATAATAGAATGTAAAGGCTTAATGGGTGATTCATTTCCTTTGCGTTGGAAAATCTTTAAATATACTCTTATGAAGAGTAATGCTAAGTATAAGCTATACTTAGTAAGAAACCAAAAACAAGTTGATCAAATGATCAATGAATTAAAAACTAAAAAATAACAGATTATGTCAGAATTTATTAAAGTAGGCAACAAGATAGTAACAAAACCTAACGGTTTGGATTGTGATTTAGTAAACGGTAAAGTATACAACTTGAAGTTTGATAGATTTGGAGTAGGAGTATTCCTTGAAGAAGATGGATCACTTAGCCTACCTAAGAAAGTTTACACGACTAAAGATGACGAAATCTTTGTAAAACGTGTAATTAATTACTTTAATAATACTAGTAAACTATCTACTGGTGTAATGCTTAGTGGCATCAAAGGCACTGGCAAAACTGTTATGGCTAAAGTCATTGCAGAAAAGTCTAATCTTCCTATATTTGTAGTAGATGAAGATTTCCCTACACATATGATTAATGACTTCTTTCGTAAATTTTCTACTCCGGTAGTAGTAATTTTTGATGAAGTAGATAAGCATTGGGATACAGAAAATTTATTAGGATGGTTAGACGGTGTGCAGACAAATGCAAAGAAGTTAGTTCTTTTCACATGTAATAATGAAGAAAGAGTTAACTGCTATCTAAAAGATCGTTGTTCTCGTGTTCGTTATAGTCGTCATTTTGAACCTAACGATAATGCTCGCTTCCTTAAAGAGATTTTGAAGGATAAAGGTATAGAAGAAAATAGTATTGATTCTATTTATAAATTTATTGTAAGTAACTTTAACTTATTATCTATTGATAATATCTTATCATTTATTGATGAAAAGTTAATGTTCCCTGAAATATCTAATGCTGATCTTCTAAAGGATTTAAATATTACTACAAAAGAAGAAGAAATTGTAGAATATGATTCTAATGAGGATTACGAAGATGATAATGACGACAATGACGATGACGATATGTGGGATGACGATGATTATGAAGATGAAACTGAACGTTTTATAGTTAACCTTAAAACAGCTGTGTAATTAACAAATAAGGCTAGTAGAAATACTAGCCTTTAAATTTTAACTATGAAAATATGTAGTTTAAGTGATATACATGGTTCATTTATAGATATACCAGAATGTGATGTATTATGCATTGCAGGAGATATCGTTGATTTAAATAATCAACGGTCTATAGATGCATCTAGACATTGGTGGTATAATAGATTTACTAATTGGGTAAACAGATTACCATGTAAGAAAGTTATTATTACTCCTGGTAATCATGATTTTTTCTTAGAAGATGCTTATAATAAAGGTTATTATAATGAGTTAAAACAAGATTTATCTGTAAGAACTAATGGTAAATTAGTTATATTAATAGATGAACAATATACTTATGAAGGTATAAAGTTTTATGGATGTCCTTATATTAAACCTATATCATTTCAAAAAGGTAGATGGGCTTTTGAGGATAGAGGAGTAAATGTAGGAGAAATAGATCCAGATACAGGTGAAGAGAATACTTCTGATGAAGTAATTACTCATTATAATAAGATACCTAATGATATAGATATCTTAATTACTCATGATAACCCATTTAACAATGAGTTATTAGGAAATGTAGCTAAACATAAGATAGCTCATTTCTATGGACATTGGCATGAAGGACCAGAGTTAAGAAAATTAGGTTATTATAATTGTTCATTATTAACTGATATGTATAATAATAAGGATAATTATGAACCTGTAATTATAGATACAGAAGAACAAGTTATAGAAGAAGACGATATACCTTGGGAAACTAATTTAAACACTGAAGAAAATGAACTTATTACAGAAGATTTACAGTAAACTAGAGAAAAAAGTAAATGAAGTATTAATGACTAGAAAGTTTAATGCTTTTATTGAATCAAAGTTAGTTGAAAAAGAGGAAGATAAAGAAGAACAGATGGATATTATAAAGAGTGAATTAGAAACTGGAAACTTTGATAATGCTTGCCGTCGCTTCATTTGGTATCTAGAGTTTGATAGAGAAATTGAACACATTAAAGCCTTCAAAGATTTTGTATTAAGTGAAAAAGATAATACAAAAAATTAAATGTTTCTTTAAATGATGAAGATTGATATCCCATATTATGAAGATAATACACGCATTAGTAATAGCGCAATAGGATGGTTTCTTAAGAAAGGGCCTAGATATCTTCGTGATATGCTAGACGGAAATGAAGAAGGTATATCAGGTAAGTTCCTTGAGAAAGGAACTATGATACATGAGTATATTCTTCAACCAGAAGAATTTTGGAAAGACTATGAAATATTAGATTTTGAAGTTCCAAAAGTAAAACAACAGAAAGATTTATGTGAGTATTATAGTACTCATAAATTAACTGATCCTTTAATAGATGAGGAGAAGCTATTACTAGATGCCTATAATAATTCTTATAGTAATAGTAAAGGAGTAGATATAAAGAGATCAGAAGCAAAGCACATTGTAGAAACTTACAGTCAGTATATTACTTATTTACAAGTAAGTTCTACAAAGAAGGTTATTTCATTTGCTGATTTAACCATGCTAAAGCAAATTAAGGAAAACCTACAAGAACATGTAGCGGCAAATAATTTGCTGTTTAATGTTCCAACTACATATACCTGTCATAATGAGTATCATATTAATTGGGATTTATATGATGTAAAATGTAAATCTTTACTTGATAGAGTAATGTTTGATCATGTTAATAAGAAAATCATTTTGATAGACCTTAAAACTACTAGTGATGTTTATAATTTTAAACATTCTGTAGAAGAATTCGATTATTACAGGCAAATAGCTTTTTACCTTTGTGCTATTACTTGGTATATGCTTAATGAATTAAATCTTAATCCAGATGATTATGATTTTGAAGCGTATATTATTGCGATACAAACAAATGGAAAATACGAAGTTAGAGTATTTAATATGTTTAACGAAGAGGAGTTACTCAAACGTAGAAATATTATAGCAGATACTTTAAAAGAAATTTCATATCATATCAGTTCAGACAATTGGGAACATACTCGTAAATATTATGAGAATGATGGAATTGAAGAATTATATAGCTAAAACTGATAATGATTTAGACATTGAACTTGCATTTAATAGTTGTACAATTATTAATCCTGCAGATGAAGTAAATGAAAATGAAATTGAAGAGATAGAAAAAGTAACAGAAGATCATGTTGATATTGAGGAAGCAGCATGATAGATTTTAATAAGCACAATAAAGGGCTACGATTATACGCAGCCCTTTTTGAATTAAATCCTCATATATTTGATACTGATAAATTTGTAGATATAGTTATATTAGGCAATAATAGTATAGGCTTAATATATAATTTACTATATGATCAGTATATTATTTCAGAAATAATACAAAATAAATTTTATTATAATAAACGTTCCATTGATTATAATGGAGCAAAAGAATATGCTTATATATTTACTTTATTTGATAAGGAGTATATAGATATATATAAGGATATTTATACAAATGGTTCTTTATTACTACATAATAATTTTTATGTAAAGATTTGTATTATTTGGAAAGATTTTTTAGACTCTTCTTTTTTTGATTGTTTAAAATATGAAGCATGTGAACAGTGCCAACAAAAAAGCCAGGTATAATAGCCTGGCTTTATTTTTAATTATTTGCAATTTGTTTATCGTAATATCTACGTTTACTTGGAATATCATTAAGTTCAATGATATTTTTAAGAGGAGTAGATTGCCAAATTGCTTTTTCTAATTGTGTATCTCCTTTATAGGCACCTCTAGTTATTACTTTGTTTTTATCTTTTTCATCTGTAAATAATCCATAGAATTGCTCTATTGGATAAGATATTATTACTCCAAAATTGTCTATTAAACTATATAATGGAGTAGGAGTTTTAATAGTATTATATATATCTGTAAGTTTATAAGGAGCTCCAGATTCAAATGATGTTCTAGCCATAACATAAGCAAATAAATTAAGTAATTTATTACGCTTATCGTCATCTGCAGCCTATCCTGTTATATAAGCTAAAAATGGCCACAAAGCTAATATCATTGTAAGTTCTATTTTAAGTTTTTTAAGATTTGTTCTAGTAAGTTCATCTTCTATTCCTTTATTCAATATCAATTGATTAAAAGTAGAAGTTAGAATAGATAAACCTGAATTATCTTTATAAATATTACTAAATACTCTTAATGGAGTTCTTAACAAACCTTCTACATATCTCTATGAAGTATAATCCCATTGTTTACTCATAGTCCATCTTTCCTACATAATAACAGGAATATACTATCTATGCATCATACACATAGCGCCAAATACATTAGAACTAAACTATGCTTTCTATAATGAGGTAAGCATACCATCTGCAGATGCTGAAAGATTTCTAGCTGTACTTCCTATTATAAACTTAGCTTTATCTATAGCTTTCTAATCTTTAGGATCTATAGCTATTAACTTATTATTTATAAATTTAATTGAAGCCTTAAATGATTTATATTTATTCCATTCATCCTTAGTATTTTCAGTTCTTCCATACTTTGCAAAATATTGCTCTTTAGAAATAAACTCACCGTTTACATTTCTATAGTTGTACATAACAGAATTTAGAATTTGTCCTTTTATAAAATAATCAGAAGCTGAATAGACTCCGAATGCCCATTCATTCTACAATACATTCAAATATCTGTTACGGTTAGTATTCTTAAATAAACTATCTATAGTAGAACCTACTTCAAAGTAATCCATTAATGCCATCTAAGTACTCTTATAGTTTTTATTACCGGCATTTATACCATATCTAAACAAATCGTAGATTAGATCTTTAAAACCATATACTGCATCAGAAAAATCATAATATCTACCAGTAAGAGCGTTTACAAAATGAGAATGTAAAGCTGTAAAAAAACCAGTAAAGGCACAAGCAAAATTCAAACCCAAGTTTCTAAGAGTACCATATATACGAAGATTATTGAATAATTTTGTGATATTGTATTCTCTTTCTCCAATAGAAAAAGTAATAGCATTAAGTTTAACATCATATACATTCATATCGATAAACTTCTTAGCGAATTGATATATATTTGTCTACTCTCCAGATTTAGGTTCTATTTTCTACTTAAATAGTTTTTTCATAGTACCAGCTATACCAGTATTAGACCCACTATATCTACGTTGCCCTAAGAATGCTTTAATATTTTCTACTTCTCCTTTTATAGCAGACTTCTATTTGAAGTTTTCGGCCATCTTGAAGTACTAGATAACTGACCCAACCATATCAGCAGATATAGTAGCTGGGTCATCTAAGTCTTTAATAAAATACTAAGGAACCATTGCTAATGATGTACCATCTGGTGCTGTTTTTACCTTCTGCTACATACCTTGGTCATCTCCTTTAACTGACACTCCATCTAAAAGATAATTACCAGTAGCTTTAAACGGATTATAATTATGAGCGATTAAGAATTTATACCATGAACCAGATATTTGTGGTAGTTTATATTTATTTAACCCATGTAAATTATCTAATTTACTATTAGACTCTTCCATAGTATCAATAATGGCCTATCTTAATTCTTTAAGCTCCTCATTTTTCATGATAGATTTATATGCTTTACTATTATCATAAAGAGATTGTTTTGGTTGATAATATTCATCATTAGTTCTATCAAAATTTTTATTATAAAAAGGAGATTCTTCTGATATTTCCGAAAAGTTCATAGACGGCTAAACAGTTACGTATTTATCATCCTTAGGAACTATTTTAGTATAATAAGATTTAGGATGCACTCTACCCTAAGAGTCTCTATATGTATGCCTAAGTTCAAAATCCTGCAATGTACCAGGAACTTCTTCATCTTTCATTAAGGCCTCTCTGTAATCTCTTTTATATTGCTCAGTAGGAACTATTTTTGCTATATCTTCAAATTTAAGACCATGTTTACTTTTGTCTATTTTTTTAGATTTACGAATAGTTCTCATTCTAGCATCTAACCTGTTAATAATATTCATAACAGAGTTAGGCATCAGATTAGTATTAATCTCGCCAGTTTTATCATCTCTAAAAGTATTAAGTATTTCCCTTTTTTGACGGTTTAATTCTTCATACTTTTCTCCATAAGAACTTCTATCTATTTTAGACAATAAATCATAAAATTCCTCAGAATAAACAGTACGAGTATTTCTTTCATACCATTTATTATAGTCTTTATTGCTAAGTTGTTTTTCTTTCTACTTACGTACTTCTTCAAATTTCTGTAAGTTAGTTTTCATTTTAAGACCTTTAGCTATCTTATCGTTTAATTCTGATAGTTCGTCAGCTATCTGTCTTTCGATTGACCCTTCTGGTTTTTCATTACCCATTAAATCGTACTTACTAGATAACTATTTCTTTTCTAAGAATAGTCTCTATAACTGGTTCCATTCAGAGTCAGTAAATTTTTCATACTAAACTATACCGTCAATAGTTTTATATTTACTAGTAAGATCTCGAATTTTAATCATAATTAGTTCTCTAGCATTAGAAGCCTCATCACTAAGTGCATTAAACATATCATAATACTCTTTAGTATATTTACGCTCACAATGCTTAGATAACCATTCATTACGTTTACGATTATATTGAATACGTAACTCTCTATTTTCAGGAGAAGTTATTTCACCAGGATGAAGACCTAATTCCTATCTGGTTTTCTATAAGAATTCTTTATAGTCTTTTTGAAATTTACCATAATTTCTTTCTCTTACTATATACCCTGTAGTTTTACCATCATCGTCTACTTCAAATAATATTTTTTGATTATTACCAGCTGCCTTTAACTTATTCAACAAATAATGAGCTTTATTAAAAGTATTTGAATTAATAGTATTCTCAGTATTTTGAAGAATATTAAATAAAGTTTTAATAGCTTCATCATTAATCTTATCACCAGCTCCAAACAACCTAGTAAGAGAAGAGATATCATTATTAGTTTCTTTGGTATTTTCTGCTAAATAATTATATATAGTAGGAGAACCTACCTATAATCCATTCTTTAGCATTATATTCTTTGCATTTTGTACCTACATTCTTTTGACATGATCAGAACAAGCATCTAGAATACTTTTACATATCTATAGGTCAGACAGAAGTTTATCATACTACTTAGTGCCTATTATATTACTATATTCTGACAAGTTTACCAATGACTTATATACTTCATCAGCATACTTGCAATAAAAACCAAAATAGTTTTTATTAAGAGATACTAATCTTTCATTACTTAATGCATCAGTTTTTCCATTATAAGAGTCTATTACCTCCCTAGCTACAACTCTAATGTCATCTTTAAGCTCATTGGTAAAACTCATTATAACTTCTATATCACTGATTAAGTCATTCTGTAGGTTCTTTATTTGATACTTTATTTGCTCTCTTAATTCAGTTTTCTTAGCAGGATCTTTTTCATCAATAGCATCTAAACGAGATGTCAGTCCTGTTTCAAGATTTTTACGAATATCTTTTAATCTTTCTTCAAGCTCCTCTTTAGTATTGAAATTATACTATTGCTAATGATTCAACATTTGTTCTATTTCTTTACCATTTAGTTCTGTACTAAGCTAGAATTCTCTTTCAAATCTATCATTTATGTGCTCAATACTGTCATGGTTAAAAGATATAAAATCAAATAGTTCACTTCTAAGTTGATCCTATTCTTCTACTGTTAAGTATTCTAAATCTTTTTTTCCAAGTATAAGATTCACCACACTATTCCAGAATGCTTTTACCTTGTCTACAAACTAATCTAATTTATTGTCTTGATTTAAATTACCAGTGAGTAAATAAACAAATTGTTGATTGGTTAAAAACTCTGCAATAAACTCGTGAGCATCATTTAAACCATAGTAAACTCCTTTAAAAGAACCAGATTTATCTCTCTTACTCGAGAATGCATCTGCGTAATATTTACGAATGTCTTCTATTCTATTATAGACATCTTGTTCTAATTTATTTCCTTTACCTTCTTCAACTAAGAATATAGCTCTAGAAGAATATGCATGTACTAATTCGTGCAATATAGAAACAGCGTTATACTGAATAGGCTAATTATTGAATGTATTAGGATTTATTATAATACAATTTTCTTCTGCTTTATAAACCATATAGTACTTAGAACTACTATCTAGTTTAACAAGTACATCTGAATCTTTAAATAAGTCTTTAATTAAATTATTGGGAAGATTATCTTTTAATTTATCCAAAACAACTCCAGCTGGATAAATATCTCCGTCTTTACCTAATATCTATTCTATATTGACATAATCTTCTAATTCATTCTATTTTGAAGGTATAAAAGTAGCAGCCACTTGCTTAATAGTTGCTTCTCTATCTCCTTCGTTTCTTTCAAGTATGTCTGTAAATACTTTAGACTAAGACCCATCAGGGCCCTAGTCTATAGCATAACCATTGTTTTCAGATATGACATAATAAGCAGCATCTTCACCTATTACTTGTGCTACTTCATCAAAAGCTGCTTTAACTTCTTTATTATTTAAATTCAAACACTGCATAATTATTCACATTCTTTTTTACGTTTTTTACCTAATTCTACTAAAGCACTCATATCTTCTATATTTGTACTTTGTTGAGTACCTTGTATAATAGATTCCTATGGAGATAAATTCATACCAAATGTTTCAGTTAATTCACTTATGTCTTCTACACTCTATACAAAATCCATTATAGCAGCATTAGCATCGAAATCTTCAGTTTCAATAGTACCATATACAAAGTCAGTAGCTTCCTGCATCATCTCAGGAGTAATAATTACATCATCAGTAGGTACTAAATTATCTTCAATATCAATAGTATTAGATGATATATCAATAACAGGGCTTCCATCCTACTATCCTGAGATTTCTTTAGAATCTTGCTCCATATTAATTTGGATAGAGTTTATATCCCCTGGTATAAATATCTTTGTAAATTCGGAATCTTTTTTAGGATTGCGTAAAGCGTTTAACGCCAACTCTTCTATCTAACCAGAAGTCAATAGAGCATTCATATTGAAAGAATTGTCACTAAAAGCAGATGCTTCTAGGCTTTGTTTTTGCAATTCCATAACTCTGAATCCATTATCTAATACCCCTAATTTGGGTATTCTTTGATATATATATTTAGTTCCTCTACTTACTATTTCTCCATCTTCATTTTTGTACGATGCTTGACCTACACGTCTGTATAATTCTATCGTTTTGTTAGATCCTGTTCCGTTAACTACTTTTACGAACTCTTTCTTCATTTTAGAAGTAGCAAACAAATCTGTTTTTAATGTATATTTACCTTTCTTAGTTTCAGATGTACGATGTAACACTTTGTCTCCTTTGTCAGTATTCAATATATAAGGAGGTACTACACTATCATCCTACCACATATTTCTAGCAATAGTAATATTAATTGAAGGGAAATATAGTGATTCTACTTGATCATTAGATTCCGCAATAGAAGAATAAGCGACAGTATTAGAAGAATCTTTAAACTATTTTAATCCTTCTTTAATTACATTTACATATCCATTATCCTCCTTCCATTTATTTGGAACAAGATTAAAGAAATTATTGCCGTCTCTTTCATCATAAGATGTAAGATAAGCATATTTAGCTAAATCATTGGCAAATTGTCTTACTGCTGCATCTTGTGATTCGAGTAACTCAGCAAAGGCGGATACTAATTGATTTTCAGTTTCATAATCATTACTTAGAGAAGAATCAGATAGTACTATACGATCTATAATTTGTACAGCACCATCCCCCTGATACTCCTGCAAGTAATTTAACAACTGATTCTTAATAGTTCCATCCTAGGATACCAACGTAGGGAATACATCTTTGTTTTCTATTATGTATTGCTTGATGCCAGTTAATCTTTTACACATACTATTTTTTCCATATAGCATCTCTACTAATTCTTCATCTGTAGAATGTAAAGCAGGTAAGTCCCTTGATAATCTAGCTCTAATGATAGAATCTATATATGAAGAAAATCTATTTACAAATTTTTTATCACCAATATGTTTATACGCTAAAGCCTATTGTCCATTATTAAATGTAATTTCTTTTCTTTCTCCAAATATACCCATGGTAGAAGTAAATATATCTTGGAATACTCTTGTTGCAGGAAATGCTTGGGAACGTAATAATTTCCTAGGTAAAGATGTACCATAGTGCAATTTAGTACTCAAGAATGTATCTCCGAAATAAGTACGCAAAGCTTTTTGAGGATTATTTTCATCAAACTCTTCTCCTGCGATCGCAAAGTATTCAGCATTATCGTGTATGAAAGTCTCATAGGAGTTTCTAAAATTCATCTATTGAGCTAGAGTATTACCAAATTTTTTAGTATCAATTTGTGAGCGGTGTACTAATTCACTCAATCTTTTAGCATCAACATTAAGCTCATTATATGCTTTTAAACACATCAATTGTACAAAAGGATCCTTAGTCTTCAAACCTTTGATTAACCTATTGTCATTGAATACTATAGATCTATCATATACTTCCTTCTGTTTATCACCAATTAAATCTATACCCAATTCATCAGCTATTGTATTATACTTAATTACGTGTGATTGTTTTTCAGAACCTTCAGGTAGACTTTCTATGTAAGATTTGTATTGTTTAGTATATTTATCATACAATGTTGCTATTATTTGATTTTCAGTTTGTGATTTTACACCATACACACCTTTATTGGCAATCATAGAATCTGCGAATTCTTTAAGAATAGGTTGAGCTAAGAAATAGAATGTAGTTTTACCCATACCACCTCGAAGTAGTAAGTTAGTTATATTATAAGTAATTTGATTAACATTCAAAGCCATAATATACGGGTCCTTAGCAACGTCTACGTGCGCATTTATCATAGCAGACAACCAGTCCAAAATTCTAAAACCATCTCTACCTTTAATAGCATCTATGGGACCTAAACCATAAGGATTATTCTTAGTATAAATCATCTATAGATGTACTAATTGTGTAAGACAGTGGTTTGTAGAGTTAAGAGCAAACGGGGCAATACCTGCTTTACCGCCAGTATATTCTTCTTTACGAGCTAATTGAAATGAGGGTAATAGCTCGTACATAGGCAAAGCCTCTTCCTTTACAGAAGGCTGTATAAGTGGTAGAATATCCTTCTATAATAGTTTAGTAAGTGTATCAATAGAGGCACGAGTTTCTGCCATATTCTTGTTATCAGATACTACTAACTGATAGCTTTGAATAATAGCATTCTGCAATGCTTCAGAACTCTATTTATCCTCGGATAACGTATTTCCATCTTCATCTGTTTTATATTGTATTATATTGCCATCCTAATCGTAATTGAGAGTAGCTAAATACAATTTATCAACATCGAAGTCAGAACCTGTCATTGCGGTAAACTCATCAGGTACAATAACAGTATCACCAATTCTATCTGGTAGTACATCTACTACTTTAAAACTAAAGGTAGAAGATAAACCCTGAGTAGGAATACGATAGCCTACTCCCATAGGAATAGAGTTCTGTCCAATTATGCCTTTTTTAAGCAACCAATTTTTCATTTGGCCATAGCTACCTTGATACTCTTCTGGAACTATATGTCTAAAGAAATTAGTACTTAAAATGACATCCATACTACCATCCTTGTTCAAGAATCTTAATTTCTTACCATCGTTAAATGCAGTACCGATAGCAGATTGTTTACGTGTTTCTGTAGCTTTAAAACCAAACGACGACATTTGAATAGCAGAACCACCAGGAGTATTTAAATCTACTACTAACTTATTGATGTATGATATAATTCTACTTTCTATCCAATTCCTGGAACTTGTAGCTGCAAGGGGAATACGGAATTCTCCGTTCTCGTCTAATTTAAAACCATCAATTACTTCATCAGACATACCTGATGACATAGCTTGACTTATTAAATAATCAGATAAAGCTTTGTTATTAATAACTCCTTCTTTAAGGAATCTCTACAATACTTCATTAGCTCCTCTAACAGACAATCTATTGATTGCTGCCATTACTCTTCTTTTAATGTCAGAACCAGTAACGCTTTGGCCTTTATTCTATCCATAAGTACGAGTATCAATTAAGTTACCAAGACATATTTTAACTGCTTGAGTACCAAATGAACGATCTAGATGCTCATGAGGACTAGTATTAAGCTATAGTCTGAGATTGCTTATGTCCTACTTAAATACAGGAAGATTACCTTCTGTATGGAATTTATCATAAGATGGTTTATTAAGATCATCTACATTAAATTTAGTATTCTTAGTATCAGAATAGGCCTGATATTTCTTTCTACCTCCTACTTTAACTGCAGATTCAAAAGTAAGCATATCAATAGTGCCTAATTCTTCATCATTCATACGTTCATACAAAAGTTTATTATCACCTTTGGCTAATATTTTAAACATGGGGAACATAGCCATCTTATCGAATACCGGAATATTTAGATTAAGTTGGGTATCTCTATGATCACCAAAGTAAACCATTTTTAAAGGATTTATAAGCGCCGAAGTAGTCTTAGCATATTTAACAGGATCATTAAGCCAACTTTCGTCATCTCCTTCCATTATTCTATAGGCTTCTTCTATTTCATCTGACCAATTACCTAAAGCTTTCATAATACGTCTATATAATGCTGGTCGTACATATACAGCTGCATCAGATTGATTAATTTCCCCATCATTATAAGGATTAGCACTATTCTTAGAATAGTTATCTACAAATTCCTACTGCTACTTATCGAGAGATTCATAGAATTTTTGTTCTTTTTCGGGAGTGTTAAGAGCTTGGATAAGCATATCATCTGTATATTCAGGATGCTTTTCACTCAATAAATCTCTTAATATAGAGTTACGGAATATGTTATATAACTGGTCATAATATTCAGAACCTATTTCGTTATCTTTAAGATGTAATACACTTATAGAGGTATCATTTTCAGCAGGATTATCCCATAATGTTCTCAAATTAGTACCAGTAGAAAGAACTGCAGATAGACGTTTAATCTTATCTACATCTCTACCAGAAATAACATCATAGCTTGCTATTACTTCTCCATTATCATCTATTACTTTCTTCTCAAACTTTTTCCACTTGTAATATGCAGGATCACCTGTAAAACATTTTTCAACTTCTATTATAGACAGGGCACTATTGGCAACATGAGAACCAATAATTGAGTACAATATATCCTCATTAAGAATTGAAGTTTCATTTGGACTATATAATTTAGTATTAGCAGCTTTCTTATAATAGGAAAGAATGTTATAAGGAATTAACTTGTTTGTAAATCTTCCATTACTAAATCCTAATATTCCTCTATTAACGAGTTTATTCATTTCTCTTGTAGTAGCTCCAATAAGCAAATTGTTCATCGCTTGATAAACAGGAGCAGTTCTTACTACTTGACTAGCACTATTGACATTGTCAAGCCCGAGTAATAATACTTTTAAGTCTTTGAGATATTGAAGTACTTCTTCGTTAGAACTATTCTTTTCAAGATTAGCTAAATCTTGATTTATATTGATAACTTTATCCGATACTCTTAGACTACTAAAATACCTAAATCTGCCTCCGTTACCACTAGCATCCATCTTACCGTTTTTAATCTTACCATGATAGTTGTCCACTCTCAATGTAGGATTTTTTTCTACAAACGGTTTATGAATATAATAATCAAACACTGCATCAAATTCGTCTAACCAGTAGTTTACAAATATGTTAAGAGTTCTATCACTAAATTGTCTCTCCTGATTGATAAACAAATCAGTTCCTTCTGGAACGTCTTTACCAAGGATAGCATAATAATTAGCAGTACCTTCATCAAATGCTTTAGAAGATAGGTTATCTCTTACTAATTGTAAGCCAGAAATACTATACCAAGTCTTCTTATCAGACATGGTAGGAAGTATCATCTGATTATTAAATGTTAATGTAAGCTTAGCTATATAATCTTCAATAGGAGTAATACCAAAATAATCTCTACTAGTTTCATCTATATTTAATGCTAAGAAGTTGTGTAGCTTAAATTGAGTATCTGTAGTATTTGCTATTAAGCTTCTCTTACTATAAGGTGTATCAAGTATCTATTGTCTTTTACCATTAGCATTTTTATTTATATTACGTATTTGATCAGACATGTAATTATTCTCACTTATAGGATACACTAAGGCTCCATCTGCTCCAACTACACTAAATTCTTGAGGAGACGGATGTACTTTACCATATGCTACAGCCATCTTATTAATCTAAGCATCTTTAGAACTATAATTGAATATACGATCAATAGTTCTTGCTGTATTAGATCCAGATTTGCCACTTCGTTTCTTAATATAGCTTAATCCAGATATACCTAATTGTGCTATATCTCCTAATACGCCATTATTAAAACTTTGTCTTTCTTTAGAAGACCAGAACGATATAAATTGATTTAGTTGAGTATTATTAGTAAGGTTAGAATCAGGCATTTGAGACAATAAATAACTAAGTGCTGCTTCATCAAAAGGAATCTGTATAGCATTACATATTTCAAGGAAATTGTCCTTCATTTGCTGTAATACTAATTCGTCATCTTGAAGATTTTTTCTTTGTTTATTTACTTTACCTGCTAGTACATTTAATTTAGACCGCCTTGCATTTATGTATTTTACTGCATCTGGATTAAGATAACGTTTACCATCTTCATTTATTAATACATTATTTGAAGCAAAGAATGCTTTAGACCATCTTGACGGCAATCTTCTTATTTTTCTAAGATTGTCACTATCTAATACTTCCCAAATAGATCTATTTAATGCTGCAGCAGTTTCATACTCTCGCTATTCATCAGACATATCATAAGTAATATTAGGAGTGTCTGGTTTAACTTCGATAGTATTCATCTGAATTTTAGCTGATTTAATTGTAGTTTCTAATTGAGTCTTTGTATTATCATCAATTGGATTCTCTTCAGAGTTGAGCATTTCATTTAAAGCATAGAACGTCTTATCTGTTTCAGCTAATCTTGCAGTTTCATTAAGAATATCTTGATAATTATCTATATCCCACAGATTTTCCATTATTTTGTTCCATACAATATTAAATGCTTCAGTGGTAGGAATACCGAATACATCATCTACAACAGGTTGTATCTCTTTAGTAACTACTCCAGTAGATTCATCTTTTATAAATACATATTCGTACTTAGGTACTGAATAGAAGAACAGTTTTGCTCTAAAGGCGATATTATCTTTTTTAGATATATCACCTTGATTTTTATCCCATGAGTTATCTGGATTATCCCCGGTTTCTGTTTCTAATCTACCGTCTTCTTCTGATTCAACCTTGTCTACTTCTTTAATCCCTAACTAATTCAATCTATTTAGAATATTACGTCTAAATATATCTTTATTATTTAATACATCCTATACTAACGCTACATTTTCATCGGCAACCCAACCAGCATCTAACCTATCTTGAATTGTGTCAAACATACCGTTTATATCCAAATTGTGCACATCGTCTATACTTCTAATGCTATACATAGACAAAGCTGTACTTGTCAGAGAATTAGCTACATTATAGAATGTGTCAGAATCAAAAATATTAGGCATGTTGTTTATCTATTCTGTAGTTAATCCAGGTATGTAATAAGTGACACCATAAGGATGGTTAGCATAAAATTCTTTAGCAATAGTGTTACTAACAGTAGTATCCTTAAATTGTCCTTGCTTAATTGCTTTGAATAGTTGCCTTGGAAAGTTAGGTTTACCAAAGAGAGCTTTTACATAATCTCTTACATTCTTAAAAAATTTAACGATTTTATAACGTAGAGAAGGATTCTTATCATTAATCATGTAATTTTTGAATTCTTCTGCAAGCGCTTCTTCTACTTCCTATTCGGTATAATTTCTAGCTTCACTGTGAGTATTTACATATTCTTGATATACAGCTCTACGCTGATTATCATTGAGTAACAATAAACTTACATAGTGGAAAGCTTCATGATACTATACTCCTTCACCAGATTGTAATGATAAACCTATCTGTGGCATAAATTCTTTAGTAATAGCATTTACTGCTATTCTCATAATACCGTAAGCTTTCTCATTCTAACCTGTCATAAACATCGCATTAGTTAATATTACATTATCAGGATCTATACCCAATGTATCTACTAACCATTGTTTAGCATTACTTGCATTAAGCTAACCTTTACCTCTTGTTGTAGAGAATACTCCAGCTACTTTATCTTTGGGAGCTTGCAATACTACTTTTTTACCCTGTTTATTAGTTATAATACCCCAAGCCTGCCCCTTCATTAACTTCTAATTAGCAGGTATAGTTAATCCATACTTTGCTAAATTTTCAGGAGTAGCTGGCTCAGCTATAACAGGTTGATTAGTTGTACCTTGATTCTTTTCAGGAGTAGCTTTAACAGGAGATTGTTTAGAAATAGTCTACCCATTAGACGTTATTTGAGTCTAAGTAGATGTAGACGCTTTCTTTTGCGATTCTTCTACTCTTACATCGTCTGCGTATACAAAAGGTGCTTTAAATGCATGATCCCCTAAATCTGTCTTTAATTTTCCATGATTTATAAACCAAGCACCCATTAATATAGGGTCAGCTACTTTAGTAAGTTTACCGTTGTCAATAGTATAACCTAATTCTTTGAGAGAGAACGTAATAGCATCATTACCAAAGCGTATCTAGGTATCATCTGTAGGAGCTAATTGTGGATTATTAGCTATTACGGTAATCATACCGTTTACTACCTATTCTGGAATAGGAGACATCAACAATTCCTTATCTGTATTCCAATGAATATTCTGAGAGATCTCATATACTATCCTTTTTTTCTACTCATTAGTAATTGCACTGAGTTTAGTATATCTTGTAGTATAACCTTTTTGTGGATTAGTATAGTCTCTTAATGCCCCATTTACAAAGAATTTCTCTCCTAATGCATTTTCATATACGTTAAGTTGTTTTCTCACCAAGAAGTTAAGTTCATACTTTTCTTTATCAGTTAGGCCAGAAACAATTGTTTTATCTCCATGATTAGCTAATATACCTAGTAAGAAATTGTCTACTTCATTGTGCAAAAATCCATTTACCATAAGTTCATATATGAACTCAGCTGTAGACATATTAATAGGTTTACCATCTTCTCCTCTATTTACGGTACCATCGACATTCTTAGATAATTGCACTTGACTATAGTTGCTAGCACCAGGTATAGTATGAAGCTCTTCTGCCAACATTATAGGAAGAGTAGAAGACTAAGATGGAGTATTTTCTACATCTGGAACATAATATATCTTACCAGCATATCCTGTACCTTGTACTGAAGTATTGTCTGTCTAATCAAGTTTAACTATACTAAAAGGACTCATACCAAACGGTCCAGTACCATAACCTAATTCTACATCTCCTGTAAAGATAGCCTCAGATAAGTCTCTAGAATCTGTAGGAATTTGGAAGTCACTAACCTCATTAAGGTGTCTATATACAGGATTGCCATTCTAGTCAATTATATTATTAAGAGAGCCATTACTAATACGTAAGTTAGTCGGTTTAACATGTTTTGCAGCTTCTAAAGGTAGTTTATTATCAGAGAAATAATTAGGAGCATATTGTTTAATAATCTTAGTTCTAAGAGCTAATAGATGATTAATCTATTCGTCTACTTCTTCAGTAGACATACCTAATGATAATAAATCCTGTTTAAGTTGGTCTGATATAGCCCTTAAAGACGTATTATATACTTTACCATCTTTTTCAATAATAAGATGTACCGCTAGACTCTTAAGAGCCGTATCTCCACTCATACTATGAGTAGAAGAGGTAACTACATAGTAGGTATCATCTACTGTACTTAGCCATCCTGGAATAGCTAGTTTAGAGGCTAACTCTGAACCAGGTCTGCGTTCTGCTATTTTACCATCTTTAGTAATAAAAGTAACAGGTTTTCCAGCTACAGTGATAGGCATAACATCATCTGCAGTTGGTAGATAAAAGAATGTATTAGCTATATAAGCTTTCTTTTGCTTACTCTTAGTTACAATAGGATTGCGAGAATCCATATCAGCGGTATCGTTAGCAAATGTAGACGGGCCAGTAAAACCATCATCGTAGGTTTCATCAAATTCATTCTACAACTAGAGAGATTCTTCTCCTACAGCTATAGCATTACTGGGATTCTATTGCATAGTAGGATCCCACATTACTTGCTCTGTAGCAGGATCTATGTATATTTCTGAAGCCTCTACTTTTTTTAATGTAGGGGGTTCCACTTTGCCTTGTTCTTCTTGTATAACTATAGGAGTTGGTTCTACAGTAGGAGATGCCTCTGGGGTAGATACTTGAGCTACTTTATTCTTTTTCTCTTCTGTAGTTGACGGTAACTAAGTAGTATCTTCTTTCTTTTCTTCAAATGAAGATTGTTCATCACTCATTGCAGCTTCTTCTGCAGAGTTAGTTTCGTCTACAGATTCTTCTTTGAATTCATTAGTAGCTATTTCTATATCTAGCTTAGAATTATCCTACTGTGTATTATTATCAGCCTCTTCTTTTAATTTAATGTCCTATTCATTGTCTTGTATATGCGCATCATCGTATTCGGCAGCTTCATCTTCGTCCAATAGGTCTTGATCTATTATCTCTACTTCAGGGTTAGCTTCTTCTTCCAGTTTGTTTACAAGAGCCTCAATTTGAGATACGTTATCTTTCTCATCTTCTTTCATTTCGTCCTATGGAACAGTGACAGGAGGAGCCTATTCCTCCATACTATCTACAGTAGGACCTGTAGGAGTTTTCGTCTGATCTGTAGCAGGAATATCTTCTTCTGACTGTGAAACAGGCTCATTAGCAGCAGTACCCTACTCTTCTAGCTTTTCTTGTTTAGCTACCTATTCCTTCTATTCTCTACGAATTAAATCTCTTTGAATAACAGAAACAGCTCTGCGTTTGTATAGACTCTGTTTATCAGCTAGATCTTCGTCTTCATCCCAAGCTTTATTTACAGAATCGTTATAGTCTTCTATTATTTTCTTTTCGCTTCTAGGCTGTACTCCTTTTTCTTCATCCTCATTAGCAGCTTTAGTAAGAATTGAATCCCTTTGAGCCTAGGTTATATTATCCCAAGTAGGTCTATACAGCTTAGTATCTCCAGTATAAATACCTGTGATATATGCTGTATTATGCTAAAGAAGATCTGCTCTAGCACCGTCATTAACAAACTTTTCAGTCAAAGCCTGTTCCAATTCATCTTGAAATGGCAGCAATATACTATTTAGAGCATGTTGCTACTCTTCAGTTCTCTTATTCTGTTTCTTTAAATCTCTAATATATTTTTGTATGCCAGATATTCCATCTATATTTACGTCAAGATTGAGATCTTTTTTTAAAGATTCTAAATCTTGTTTACGATTAGCCAATTCTTCATCAACCTAATTTAATACTTTGAAATAGGTATTATTTATGAGATTATTTATAGCATTATCTCTATATTCCTCGAAGGTTATAACATCATCACTATCTAATTCTCTTACATACTCATCATACATTAGATTAAGCTAAGCATCTAATGACGTATCTTTTCTAATCTATTCTTCTAACTTTTGTATATTTTTAGTAGAATTTTCAGATGCCTAAGTCTAGTCATTCAATCTATCTCTTAGATTGATAGCATTCTTAATGATTTGCGTATATTGATCATCACCATATTTGGCATTAAGTTGATTAGCAATATTATTTAATTCCTTATTAGATGTGTAAGTAGATACAGTGTTAGCTAACGCTATGTCACTATCTATCATATCGTCAGTAACTCCTTCAGGTTTATAACTTCTAAGAGATTGTAAAGATTTACGTATTCTACCAAAGTTACCTCCTTTATCAGGATTAGCTGCTTGTATGAACTGCTCAATCTTACTATCTCTCTCTGCATCAGCGTAATGATCGGCAGTTAATCCTCTAAGTTTATTATCAGTTAATACTTGTTTAGTACCTTCATATACATCTCTAGCTCCGTATACTCCTGTCATAAATAGACCAGTGAAACCACCAATCTTCATTTCATTTATGAGGTCTTTATCGGTATTTAGAGTATTATCTGAATGTAATCCATAGTATGCTAAATTAGCCTCTAAACCTAAATTAGTAGCATTAGCAGCACCATCTAATAATGAATAACTCTCAACATTGTCATATTTTCCACTCTTATACCTACTGGATACTAAATTCTAAATACCCTCTTCAGTACGTTCAGAGAAATAGCTAACTCCCATAGCTTTACCTAATTTAGTAATAGTAGATAAAGCATCTTTTGTAGCTACTTTACCCATAGGGTTTTTAGATAGTTTATCTGCCACTCTAGTCAGAGTATTATCCAATATATTAGAACCAGATTCAGCTAATCCTTGATTAGCGACAGATTGTGCTATTTCAGATGAAACAGCTATATTAGGTGTTTTACCTAATAGTCTACGCATGCCATATGCCTTAGACAACCATTGACCTCCGTATGAGAAGAATGTAGATTGTAAATAATCTGGAATTGATAAAGCAGAGTTAGTTTGTTTAAGTACGTCTAAACCTTTTTTAGACTACTCTAATATATCATTGTACCTTGGATCAGAAGTATTTATTTGTTGAGCTACAGAAGCTTGGAATAGCTCGTAATCAGACATTTCATCTACAGGATATCCTAACTTGCTTAACTAACCTTTAGTCTAATTAGTTACATTGGCTACATTAATACCAAGTTCATCTGCACTATTTAAAACTCTTTCCTAGTAAGCAGAAAATGCTTCTGAAGAAGTTTCACTATCACGCATATATGACGCTATCGCATAGTTTATTCCTGCTTCTGTCATGGCATACATTAACGGTAGTGTACCTCCAGTAGTAGCAGCTAGAGCTCCCTTAGCAACTGAATTAAGCATAGCACTAGCACCCATTTGTCCAAGCATGGCTCCAAATTCTGAATAACTACTACCTAAATGTGGTAGAGCATAATACCAGCTCATAGGATCACTCAGACTAATTTCATTATTCTCAAACTTTGCTTTAAAATTAGGGTCTATCTTAGTAGGATCGAATAGTAGATTACCTTTCTTAATAGTATTTATTTTCTACTAAATATCTTCCTCTTTAGATTTCTTACGTGTATTAGCTACCTCTAATGCTTCAGCTATCTAACTAGTCTGAGTAGCTAAAGAATTAAGATCATTTTTGTTTCTACTATTCCACATGAAGTCTATTTGATCTGGGCGTAGTTTACCTACGTTACCAAATACAGTATTTACTCCATTGTACGATAGCATATGCTTAAAATTATTAAAAGGATTTAAATCAGCAGAATAATCTGCATTTACATAATCATAGGTAAGATATTTAAGATAATCTCTTACGCTACCAAATTTATCCTTATTCTTAAATAGCTAGGCTGGTCTAGTTTCATAAAATATATCCTGTAAGTAAGGATTAGTTCTGGCTATTTCCTTAACTACAGGTTCTAACTAACTTAACGTTTGAGCTATTTCATTCTAGCGTGCATAAGCAGAATTTAATTGGCTTTCTGACCAATTATTTATATTAGCATTTATATTATTATTTAAATCTATTAACTCCTACTTATAGTTAAGATACTCCTATGCTTGTTCAAGTTGTGGTATCCAAGTGGCTTCAGTAGAAGCCAGCTCACTATACTTCTTATCAAGATTGACCATGTGTCCTTGTACATTAGCTTGCCTCCAAGGATTTGCAACAGCATCAATTATACCTGTTTCCTTTAATACTTTATTTATAGTACCAGGTATAAGTTCCCAAGGATTAAACCAAGAACTATCGTCTTGATCTGTCTTAGGTCTATTATAATCTACTTCCTCTAATTGTTCATGAACAGACTCAGCTGCTTCATTAAGCAACTGAGCCTATCTAGCTTCTTGTCCATAATCTGTTATCCCAAAGGTATCTAGCTTTGGGGTATCGTAGAGCTCAAAATCTCTAGCTCTTCTATTGGTATTTAAGATATTATCCATATAGATATTAATTCATTCTTTCGTACTCTGAAATAGTATTTTGCGTATCTGTTAATTTGGTACTTAAATGTCTATTGTTATGTGTCCAGTACGCATCTCTTGTAATTGCTGCTTCCCCTTCATCAGGTATTACTCCTAATATAGGTACTCTAATAAATTCTTTGGTCTTGTCTGAAACAGTTTTAGAAGTTCCGTCGCTAGTAGAACTCTGTCTATCTGTAATGGAAGTTGTAGTATTTCCTAGTTTTACTTTACGCATACCCATTGCAGCTATTTCTTCAGGAGTAAAATCACTCATTTGTTCAATAGGTATATATGCGTATTTTCGTTGATAAACATAGTTACCATCAGTAGTTATCTTGGGTTCCCCTTTAATAATAAAATCATGGTATTTATTACCCATCTACCAGTTATGTTTAAATTTATCTCTAGCTGCAATACCTTTAACTGTAGTATCACTTAGATTCTTAGCGTTTTTTCCTCCAGGATTGATGACATTAGAGCGAGTAGTTCCCATTAATCCGTATGCGAAATCTTCAGCCAACACAAAGTTACGAGTATCATTAGCTTCGTATCCACCAAATGATTTAGTCCCATTAGTACCCTATTCTGCATAACGCTCGCTTACTTCAGGACTAAGTGGACTAGACATAACGTCTAGTAAGTAATTCTCGGCTGCTGATAAACTCTTATGATTTTTCACTATCTGATTAAAGCTATTACGCATTCTAGTTTGCATAACTTTAGGATCTGTATTAGCAGCATAGATTGCCTAATCCTCTGGTGATAAAGCACTTACACCACGTTCCATTACTATATTAATCTTATCTGGAGTAAGACCACTGAAGTTATCTAATAAAGTTTTACGAGCATCTTTATGAAGAATGGTAGTAAGATTATTAATAGATTGGGCACTCTTATCCATTGCAGCTTTCATCTGCATCTTGGCACTTTGTATCCACCAAGGATCTCTTTCAGCTTGATCGTAAGCAAATTCTCTACCTGCAGTAAATAAAGTATTGTTAAGATGCTGCTCAGCTTGTTCTTTACTGAAACCAAATCTATTCTGTAATACTTCTAAATGTTTGTTATATTCTGGAGTATTCTATATACTTGACAGATTTTTCTATATTTCATAGTCAGTTCTATCAGTAGACACTCCCTGATGTATCCATCCATTTTTAACGCCCATAAAGCTGGCTTTGAGATTATCTACATAAGGTCTAACTAGATCTACTTCTGATTTGTATGCTAGAGGAGATATATCGTTAAATATACCACTTTCACTAGTGTCATAGTTAGTAAAATCTACATCGTGCCATAAAGGATTATATTTACCCGACAGCATTAGTTGTTGATTAATCTTCTATCTAGTTAATAAGCCTTCTCTACTTTGTTTTAATCTACTTAAATAGCCATAATCTAAACTATTAATTCTCTATTGTAATCTAGCTCTGAAGTTAGCATCTTTCATAGCATCGGGATCTGCAGCAGCTTCCTAAACTAAATCAGCGAATTTGCCTATTGAGTTCTTGTAATAGTTTTCAGTATCTATAGCTGATGGAGATTGAAACTCTGCAAAAGTTGTTAGATTATTAGTCAGCTCTTTGGCTGCCTAATCTACAGCGGCCTTTTGAGCTGAACCGATCCTATATAACTCACCGAAATTAATAGGAACATATGTGTTTAATATAGGGGCTTCAGCTGCCCTATCATATCTATTTGCCTACATATTATCTTAAGAATTTATTCCAGTTATTTATTACATCAGTAGTAAAACCAGCTTCTAGGAACGGTTTATATAATTCAAGCATAGCTTTATCTCTCTTACTCTAATTACGCATGAGAGTTCTATTCTGTGCCCATGAACTCAATTGGCTAATTCCTGCTCTACGTATATTACGAGTAGTAGCTCTGTTCTGCGCATTTAAGTCTGAAGCAAGATTAGTAGCATTAACGTATTGTCTACCAAGATCATTCATTGCATTTGCGTATTCTGCTTTATATCTATTATTTTCATTACTTTCAACAGATCTAGCTCGCAATTTAGCCTTATTGGCAGCAATAGCATTCTGTAATCTAAATGCCATATTATGACCAGTATTAGTCATTTGCTGACTCAAACTATAATCCCCTACGGCTCTATTAGTATCAATATCCCTAAGTACTGGATCAATATTATACTTACGTCTAGCCATAGTATTAGCAATAGCCTAAGCATATGGATTATAGTTAACTGGTACAGCTTCAGGGTCACTAGTGAATAAATTAGACATTATAGGAGCTAAAGATGCTAGACCTCCAAATACATCTCCTGCCATACCTAACCAATCTGGATTATATGTAGGTTTGGTTATTACAGGAGCAACTATTGGTTTACTAGTAGTTCTAGTTGCAATATCATTTGGAGTAGCTTCTGCACGATAATCCTCATCTATAGTAGTAAGATCAGGAACTATTTCTGGAGCAATAGACTTACTTGCTGCTCTAGTAGCACGCTTAGTAGCAGTAGTAGTTACTTTGGGAGTAGTGGTTCTAGGTTTACTTGCAGTTACCGTTACTTCAGGTAAATTACCAGCATCCACTGTTTTACCATAGCTATCCCAAGGAGCAGTAATATCACCTTTTATGCCCCAAGTATCTCTAGCTACAACTGGTTCTGCCTTATTAGTACCAGTTACTTTATATGTAGTTCCTTTATACTTGAAGGTATCCCCTAAATTATATCTATTATCCTGCACATTTATAGTATTATGCCTACTAGATACCCCACCATTATAATAGGTTTCAATACTCTTACTCTTATTCTTTATGCCTTTTTTAGCTTTCAGATTCTCTTGCATAGTAAACAACTTATCATGCAACATTTTATTATTAATCTCATTAAGCATATCTGCATTCTAGGCATATATATCATTTCCTTTACTCTTTCTTTTAGTCATTATCTTGTCCCCTAATTCTGCGAAGGTTTTACTTGTACCGGGTACTTTTAAAGTATTACTTAACACTCTACTGCCTTCTGGTAAATCAACTAGATTACTATCAGTAGGTTGACCTTGTTCTGGTACTTTACTAACAGATCCATCAGGAGTTTGTATTAATTCTCCATCATCTACATATGCTAATGAAGTAGGTACTCCCCCACCATATTGGAATGTATTAGTATCTATTTCAGTATTATTCTCATTGAATTCATTGAGTAATCTTTCTGTACCAGCTACACCTTCTCTATTCTAAAAGGCGTTAGTTCTTATTCTAGCTCTTTCTGCTCTAAGCTTCTTATTACCTCTAAATGCAGCTCTAAGACCAGTATTTAAAGTACCTTCGTCATAATCAGTGAAAGAAGTCATTGATGCTTTTTTACCTTTCTTACCAATAGCTCCAACAATAGCTCCAGCTACGCCACCAATTGCCCCACCTACGGGTCCACCAATTGCAGACCCTAATTGAGCCCCAGACCCAATTCCACTTGCAATATCCTAAAGTGATTGCATTGCAGCTTCTCCACCAGTAGTAGCAGTAGATTGTTGAAACGGGCTAGCTAAAGTATTAATAGCTCCAGGTATTGCTTGAGCAATACCACCTATTTTTCCTGCTATGTTTCCTAACTTATTACCTTTAGTAACATTATTAGTTACTATCAAATTATTAGGATTATTAACAGCAGTTCCTAGAAGTATAGAAGACTGTAATTCATTCATATTACTTAATGAAGAAGGTAATCCAAACTAAGCTGCTGGAACTTTTATCTTTTTTTTCTTTATATTCTTTTTCATATTAAATCTTAGAATATCTATAAGTAGTTGTTATCTGTGGCATCTAAAAAGAATAATCTTTAGCAGACTTAAATTTATACTCGCATTCCATGTACTTACCTCTCATTCTAGCAGGGAATGATAAGCTCTCATTCTCTTCAAAATCATCCTGTCTTGGAACAGGCAATCTGTAAGTATCTTCACGATAATCGAACTTTAAGTCTTCGCCTTGTCTAGTAGATGTCTAATGTTTTGTATCAAATTTAGCACCTCTAAGTACATCCTAAGTAAGAATCTTATTATTAGGGGCTATAAACTCTCCCTAAAATGCTATATTGTCAAATACTTTAGTATACTGAGGATCTTTGTTTACTACTATCTTTAATTGTACATCTTTATCAGCATCTCCAAATCCATCTATTTGTAATGAATTTATGACATAAAAATCATTATTCTTAGTAGTAACAACTTTATCTTTAAATGGTAACGTAAAATCAGGGTCAAATGTGTATAAAGATGTAAATATATTCAACCTCTCATTATATATCAATGATTTATTATATAGTCTAAACCATATTTCATCATACTTCTTATCATACACAGAGTTAGCTTCTTTTGTCTTCTAGTCATACATATTATTCATGTAAGCTTGAACATTACACTCTTTAGATATAATATTCAAACCTTGTCCACCAAATTTGACTATCTCATTATTGTCCTAATCATACCAATAAATATTACTATTTGAATTAATGATACTCCTATCATTGACTACACTACTACCATTAGCAGTACTTATGTAGTCATATCTGTCTAGTACTCCACCAGTACCTAATACTAATTGACCAACATTGTTATCCTATACAAGAGAGCGTTCATTTACAGATAGCTACCCAAATGCAGTATTCTACCAGAAGTACAGCTTATTAAATATACCTTTGATATTAGTAATCTAACCATACTTAGAATCTACATCTATATAGTCAGCTGGTTTGAATATAGACCAACTATCTACATTTTCATTAGTAGTCTTAGCCTATGACGTATATACTCTATTATATGACTTAATATTAGCCTCATCATATAATCCTCTAGTAGTAAATAACTTAGCATCTGATACTACTGAGTACGCATCATTATATAAATAGTATGGTTTACTCTATGCATGGAAACCCTACATTTGTGTAGGTTCAATTTGCATAAAGGCATCTACTGTATTCAATGATGAATTAAAAGTTCTATGAGTCATTTCTCCCATAGATAGCTTCATATTGATGGTACTCTCAAATGGAATATATGCGCCGAAATACTTCTTAGCTTCATTCCATTCACTAATGTCATTCTTTGTAAATATCATCTATGCTGGATAGTCAAGTAATCCAATATAAGTATCTCCTCCGTATACGTACAATGGTTCGTCTACTTCTTTACTATATGCTCCAATAGATACATATACAGAGTTAGTTCTAGCAGAATAAGTATTACCACTATATGGTACTATGCCTCTCTTAGCATTAACTACTATAAGAGGGCATTCGTATGCATACTCGCTATCTGCTGATCCACTAACCCCACGTATATTATTTATAGAATCAGAAGATACCTGAAGAATTAAGCATGGGCCAGCTGGTCCAAATGTTGGCACATGATCACTAGTAAAGAATTCTGTAGCAGTCCAATTGCTGTAAGTTATGTTACCTATATTTACTTTATATGGCTTTACTCCACCATTATTAGTAACATTATATGGTATCATAGGTGGATATTTAGCATTGGATATTGTTTGAGATTTACCAAAATATTTACTACTCTTGTCATAAAAGAATTTCTATATGTAAGCATTACAGAAATCCTACGCATAAAATTCAAATACCTATCTATTATCCTTACCACTTCCTGTAAGGAACACTCTAGCAAATTGTCTGCCTTTCTATAAATTAGTATCTGAAGAAGTTTCTCCATTAGGTGGGTATATGTTTTTAGAACTTACTGCTACCCAGTTTCTGACGTCTGTCTAGTCTTGATTTACTAAATTTGGGTTGAACTTGGTAAGAAGCAGATTTTGTTGTTCTATATAAATATTACTTTTAAATAGATCTTCCATTTTCTCCCCATTAAAGCATACTTCTGGAGAAATAAAACGCCAATATTCATCTGTAATATGCTCATCAGATTTTAGTATTCCGGATTCAAGTATCTCACTATCATAAGCAATTCTCATTACCTAGAAGTTAGTCTTTTTACTATGTAGAAATGGTAAAGATCTGTATTCACTAGTTTCCTTATTACTCTCCCCTACGCCTATATCTCCGCTTTCTTTAGTCTCTAGAATTCTATAGTTATATATAGGAGTAATTACGCCCTAAGATACAATAGTTCTATCTTCAATAGTACGGTCGCATCTTACTATCTCATATGCTACTGCATCTATAGGCATATTTTTAACAGTAAACTATATACCAAGTGGAACAGATAATAGACTACTATACTTCATTTCAGTAATAGGGCAATCCTATAAATCAGGGAATCTGATGTCACCTATCCATAATACTGGAGATGGAATAAACTTATCATTATAAAACACTATACCGAATCTATATATCTCATCTCTTTGATAACTTCTGTATCTAGAATCAATTATAGGGTCTGCATAGTTTTTCTGCATATACCTATTGTAGTCTCTATCTACATATAATGGATCTCCTCCTTTTATATCATAAGTAGCCACATAGTCTACTCTAACGGGATTACGTCCGACTATTCCTACACTATTTGTTAATCCGCCATAAGCTTCAGTAATATCTGCCTCTTCCAATTGAGTTTTTATAAATGTATACTCTATATTTAGGCCATTACCACCAAGTTTCTTATTTCGACCGTATACATATTTAGAACCAGTAGCTGAGTATTTATTCTATGTAACAAGGTTATATGGATTGATACAATCGTGCTGCTTAGGAACTTTGCGCATAGAAATTACATCATCTATACCAAAGTACATATACTATTCCGGATCAGATGTTTCAATTCTAATATATCCGTCAGAGTTAGCACGATACGCTCTAGCATCATATTCCACTATTTCACCATCTACATCCTCTATCATAGGAACCCAAGAGGTTTCAGTTACATTAGATGCAAATAGTCTATTCTATACAGTAGTAATACTATTGCATATAAATGCATAACTAGTAAGTGCGTTAAACTCTTCTTGAGTAAGAGTACTGATGCCACTAGAACCGGTATCAGTATAGTTAATCTCATCAGAAGCTGGACTTATTTCAACGTCATCTATTATAGAATATGTAGGAGCAGAATCATTATCTTCATAGAAGATACGTATAATAGTACAACGAGTAAAGTCTTTAGTATCTAGAGGTGCTGATAGTACAACTCCTTTACCAGTAAGGCTACCTTTTGACGAACCGTAATAATCCTCTAATCTAGAACTACTGTCAGATTCAGCCAGATGTACTGTTTTACTTAAGCTTGACAGAGAGGTCTATTGAGAATGGGGATTATATAATCTATAACAGTACTGAGCTACACCAGCTTTAAAATTACCCTTTACAAGATTACGTATCACAAATGGATGTAATACTGCATTAGGAATAATATCAATACTATTAGGATTAAGTATATTACCCTCTTCATCTAGTAATGGGTTATCTATATCAGGGTACTATACATACTTATCATCCATTATATTGATTACCTTTATAATAGATCCCCCATCTGTAAAGTACATCTTAATGTTAGATATAGTCTCATAGTTAAGTACTATACTAATCTGATTAGAATCATAATCCTTACCAATTCCTAACTTGCCCTTTAATATTACAGTACTAGTAGGATTAGGAGAATTAAAATTCTCTATACGGTATATCTTATTATACTCATCATTTAACTTAGTTACTACTACTGCAATATCATTAATAGTAGCAGTACCAATTATTCTCTCAGTATTCTTTATACTGTAATTATACTTTTTAGCTCCATCTACGCTTTGCAATACACCTGAAGTACCCTCATCATCCGTAACTATACGGACGTCCTATCCATACCTGTACTGATTATTAGGTAATAAGTTAATATCAGTATCGGTATTCATTCCACCTGTGAATGTGTTTATCTAAGCTGTATTACTAATCATAATCTACTCTAATTATATACATTCTACTCATCTCCTGTAGTAGAGAAGAACGTATCGTGATCATCGAACTCAGGATATAATTTAGTCCAAGTATTCTTAATACTTTCTATATCATCTACTCCTGGCATCATTGCCTCTGCATATGCCTATTTACGATAGAAGTTATAAGAATTACGTATGTCATAATAATCTCCTTGACTTATCTATCCTCTTAATTTCTTAGGATAATAATGTTTTACTCCTAGATACCACAGCAATGCTTCTTTATACGATTCAATATCTGGTATCATAGGCATACCTTCACTATCTGTGAATATTGCATAGTAGGATATCTTAACAAAACCACAAGGTATATTAGTCATAATATAGCCAGGTTTAGTCATATACTATAACTCATTACTGAACATAGTGCCATCTCTATGTCCTACTGTACCATTGGTATACTACCCATTTACTGTACCTACTGTCCATTGATTAAGTAATATACTTAATGTCTATCTTAAGCTAGTATCTTCATTTAGTTTCTGTAATGCTTCTGCATCACTAGTAAGATTAAACATATTCTTCACTAATGGAAATAATTCAGTATCGTGTATTAACATACAAGGTTTACCACAACCATTATCGTGGAATACTCCAAAGCTAGATGTACTCTTTCTCATTGGAAGCCATCCACCGTTATCCTAAAATGAAAATGCCACTTGACCTAATTTATACAAATCACAAGGTAGAGATACTTGATGATTTACTACAGGTAATACTACTACTTTATGATCATACTGTTGTATAGCTCCTATCTTAAGTATTCCTTCTAGTAGCCATTCTTTCCAGTCAGATATTCTTATTTCATTTTCCTTTATATCAAAATCTGATATAGCCTTAGCTATAACAGTTTTAGATGATATCATTTTATTATCTATCATATTAGTCCAAATATTTCCAAAGGAATCCCTTCCATTTATAATTATTTTTTTTAAGATCTCTAGCAAAATTTTTGTGCTAATTTACAGAATTCTACGCTTCACAAACAGACTAGAAGACATCGATTAAATTTCCATTTAAGTCATATTTTGCTATCCTTTTCCTTTTTTTTAAACAGGCATTCTGGAATAATTTAATATCTTGATAGCTAAATTTCCATATAAGATTCATATATGTATGCCTTCCAAATGTATTTATAGATTGCAATATTCCAGGATTATATTTAGCCTTCTTATAAAAAGCATTAGCGTGTATTATACTTGGAAATATAATTACTACTTTTCTTGTGACAGGGTCAATTCCTTGTACTTCTATATTATGATACTTATCGCTCTTCTTCTTATTAAACCCTATATCAGCACCAGTAGCAAATTTATTAACATTATATTCTGGTTTTAAATCCAAATATTTCTATTCTATGCATAGTAAAGTATCACGAATAGGTTCACATACCTCTAAAATCTGAAACTAGAACGCATTCTATCCATATTTATTAAATGCTCTCTATAAGTGGCTACTATGATGCTTATTATTTAATAATTCGTGTTTGTGCTCATGAAATCTATTGTAGAAATTATTAGTACTACCTATATACCGCTTATTATTTAATATATTTTGTATAGAATATATACCTGCTGTCTTTGGCACTCTTTTTAAGTCATCTATTTTATACTTCTACATAATCTCTTAATCTAGATTTAATTATTTTGCACAGATCTCTTTTATTTTGCCTACAAGCTACAAACTAATACATACTTTTATTAGTGAGTAAGCAGTCCTTCTTTGACCAATAGAATCTATACTTAAAGAACCCACTGTGTTCATTTAATAGATATACTGGCTTACCTAACTCTTTAGTAGCCTTCCAGTCCCATCTTAGGCTCTTACCTGTAAATTCTTTAGGCTAATGTTTAACTATTGATAATTTACCTAATCTGCATGGTAACTTAAATTCCTTACAATTATACATTACTTCATCTCTGATATACTTGAAATAATCAGTTACTATAGCTTTGAAGGTTTTTAGGTCTACATCATACTAAGTATCTGGCTCTATATATTCTTTATAGCTTATATAGTAATCAGCAATAGTGTAACACTTTCTGTCATATGTTAATCTTTCTCTCATCTCTTACTATATAGGTTTTGTGTATCATCTTCAGAATCATTGGTAACATCACTAGGTTGAGTTATTAATGTTCTAAGTTCTCTTTCTAGTATCATCTATACTATAGTAGGAACCATTGCAGATGGTACAGGATATTCATCATCAGGATTGTAACAAGGTATGTCTTTAGTAGGATCCTCAAGTATTACATCTATACTTATGTATTCTAATTGATTAGAATCACCTTCTACGTATATTTTATTATTCTTAACCCAAGCAATATAATCTTTACATGTAGCCTTTCTGTATCTCTACAATTTGGCTTTAGTATAACTGCCCAATTGAATAAGATTACCAAACATATCTCGTACTGCTAGTACTCCTGGTTTATACTTAAAATTAATCAAAGTAGGTAGTTCCTTATCTCCTACATATACAAACTTATTAGGAACTGTTTGTACTCTATCTAAGTGGATTGGTTCTAATGTAGAGACATACGCTTCATCTACATCATATCCTTTATCTATAGCCTACTTTATTAACATAGCTCTGTAATACTTAATCCACAACTCAATCTGATGTTTGGATAACTTCTCAGATTCAGTTATATTGTTATTACGAGCTATCTATAACACATTGTCAATAATATTATTTAGACTCATATTTATTTCATTAACGTTAATACATCCTAAAACGCATTTTAAAGCGTTTTGAGACACTTTATGTGTTTGCCTTTACAATCCCTTAGTATAACTAATAGCGCTTCCTGTACAGTCTTAAAACAAAAAAAGGTTGACCTTATTGATCAACCTTATCCATTACATCTTGCATATCCTATGGTAGCATCTATTTCATTGGAGGTGGAACCATTTGACTTGCTTGTTTAATTACTTTCTTTAACTCATCTATTTCTTTCTATAAAGCATCTATCTTCGACTCCTCTTTATTATCTTCTTCAGTACCAAGTTTATCTAGCAATGTTTGACATTTTCTCATCTCTTCATCACACTTGGCAATTGATTCTTTTTGAGCTTTGTATGAATTATACTGATTTCTAATAATACTAACTATTTCAGATTTATCTGTAGAAATAGTAAGACCTATACTAGTATCAGTTATTACTGATCTATCTTCAGGTATAGTAAACTTCTTAGATTCCCCATTACATTGTATTACTATATCTATTACTTTCTTACGAGGTTGATTAGGCATTGGGAACTACCCTTGTGGTAGTGGTTCATCGTATATCTTAGATGCCGATATAACTCTACCTATATTATACTCGGTATTCTTTTTAAACGTCCCTACAACTTCTATAATGTAGACGTTATCACCAGGTTTTAATTGATTGAATAGCATATTGTTAAGATTAAAAGGGCTCAATTAAGAGCCCTTAGTTATTTATTAAGCTGCAGGAGCTGCAGGAGTAACAATGTGATTTACTATTTGGAAGATTCCGTTATTCTTATTGTAGTATACAAAGTATCTGTTGCCATTTGATACTTCTTCAGTAGGCATCTAATCACCAGAACCATTAATCAATGGCTTAGCTCCACTAGATGTGTTACTAGAAGTAGTCGAACTACTAGACCTAGTAGGATCAATACTAACTAATGCACCAGCAGGTATAGTAGACGATGGTACGTGTGTTACATTTAGTAAGAAGATACCTTCACATGGCAATTGCCTCCATATTTTAGGACATATACCATATGTTACACTGCTATTTTCTACATCAGATGTAACATAGATAGTTCTAATTACTGGTATACCAAAATTATCTACAGTTCTTACTCTATTATTAAACATGTAAGGATTGAAAGGATAAAACATAATTACCTCCTTTCTTAGCAATTACAGCCTTCGCCGTATCCATATCCGTATCCTGAGAACCCACCATTACATCCAAAAGGATTACATGTCAGATATGCAGGAACCGGACAAGGTCTGATCTGATTAACGATATTAGCTGTTTGAGCCTATTGAGAAGCAGACAACTGATAAGCTTGCTTTTCATCACGAAGCGCATCAATCTTATTCTGCATTTCACGCATTTCTAATTGACAGAATTTGTCATTGATAATCTGAGTCTGAGCATCAATCTTAGCACCTATGATATTAAATTTGGAAGCATTATCTGTCATTAAACTATTGAAACCAGAGGTTATTGCATTCTGCAAAGTATTAGTCTGGTTGCAGTTTGCTAACTGGTTCTCATAACCCATTCTAGTTATATTGTTATTTACGCTACATACTTCTTGTCTTAAATCGCAGCAGCAGCTAGCTAACTGAGAAGCCAAAGAAGCATTACCAGAAGTAATAGCATTGATTACTTCGCAGCTTGCAAGTTTAGTATCACAAGATATCTGACTTACACCTGTATTGATAGTATTCAAAGCAGTCTGAACAGAGTTGATATCACAGTTCAAAGTTGTAGCAAGGTTGTTAATAGCGTCTTTGTTGCCATTGATAGCCTACATTAACAGGTTAGTATTAGCATCAGTATTCAATTCAGAAGCCAAAGCACCTGCATTGCGACCACCGAAACCAAAACCATTACCACCCCAACAGAAGAACAGCAATATGATCCAGATCCACCACCAGCCGCCGTTACCGCCCATGCCGTTGTTATTCATCATAGCCATTAAAGCTGCGGGGTCCATATTACCTCTATTAGCATTTTGCATTAAAGCAGCAAGACCAGCGTCAATACCACGATCTTGCACGATAATTCTATCTTCTAACATAATTGATTTATTTTATAAATTTGATTTTAATTAGTATCTAACGTAACGAATAGCTTTACGCTTGTATTCATAAGGATCATAATCGTGATCATGTTCATGTTCGTATTCGTGTTCACGTCTATCATAGTCATCCCTATCATACATGTGACGTCTTCCAAACATTCCCATTCGTCTACCACCTCTACGATAACGACCAAATTCTTCGTCTTCTTCGTCGTCTTCGTATTTGTACATTTCTTTTTCGTAGCATTCCATTTCAGCTTCTCTGACTTTATCACACATTACGTATACATAGTAATACCACATCTTGCCTTCATCTATGTCTTTATCATTTAGCCAAGCTTTGGCAAACTCAACATAGTTCTTAGTATTATTAGAACCAGTGATATTAATGATTACTTTGTAATAGTCAGAATAAACCATATTTAATGCTACGAACCAATCATATCGATTGAACTTACTTCCTAAAGTAATTCCATACTGACTGGCTAATGTAGTGGTTTCCTCTATAGACCAATGCGGTCCACGAGTACCATCCTCATTTTCCATCTTCATTACAGCTTTACGAGCGTGCTCCTCATTGAAGTGTGGACCATGTTCTTTCTCATAAGCTTTAATATGAAATATTCTATGCATATTATTATTGATTAATATTGTTTTGAATATGTTATTTGTCGGGAATTTCTATTACCCGTGTATCCGTTACTTTGATCAACGGATTGCTATTTACTATCTGGTAATTTTTGATATGTATTTTCTTAAAGTCAAAGTGAAAGAATCTAACTAGCCAGTTCTTATAAGTATTCTTATATTCTTTGTTCTCTGTTACGAATATTGTCTACTAGTTTTTTATATCTATTTTGGCTGTTAGGATTGAATCCTTTCTACTAACTATGATAGTTGTTAAGTCATTGAGTTTTAACTCTTTATCGAAGTCTATTAACTTCTCTTTAATTACTGTTTTCACAGAATCCTTAATCTCAGTATTGATTACACTTACATTGGTTAGATTCTTATCTTTGACTTTATTTTCTTTCTTAACCTAGTTTATATATTGTACCAGGCTATCCTTACTATAATTAAGTTCATTAATAGTAAGTTGTAATACTCTATTGTGTGCTTCTTTATCTGTAGCTATACTTTCGTAAGCCTTTATATTGTTAGTTATTCTATCTATTTCCTTATTTTTCTTACTTAACTAATTGTTCTAAAACAAAATAGTCGCAATAAGTAAACTAACGAAACCTACTGCGACTATTCTGATATTATTACTGAACCAATTAATTATCTTTACTATTATTGGTATCATCTGATAGTTCTTCATCTAATTCGACATCTAAAATCTGTTCCCCTTTCTTCTTTACTACTCTCTTAAGTATATTCCATATCTTCCATTTAGGATGTAACTTACCTAAGTGTTCTAGTAAAGAAAAGAACTCAACGAGAGCGATAGCACCAGCTATAAACTCTATAGCGTGTAATTCTATAGAAGTTACAATAAACTTCTCAATAGTAAATGCTCCACAAATAGCTACTATAGCATCTCTGAGTTTGTAGAATATCTTTGACGTTAATCTCTTAGAACGAGCAAAAAATTCGTCATCTTTGAACTTCTTATTTACCTTACACTCATATATAGTGTTAACTACTATGACACCTGCTAGAGCCATTATAGGAACATATACTGGTGAATATAGTGAAATTAATCCACCTATAGCAGCGGAAAGAAACTTTTCTGCACTGCTAAACATGTTCTTAAATATCGGCATTGTGTATTCTCCTAACTGATAATAATTCATAGATAGTAACTGATAAGTGTAACCAAAAAGTCCTTGTTGATTTGAAAAGGGGATAAAATCAGCAAGGACTCTGAAAATTGTTCGAGATTATATTTATATAACGTACATGGTATTATTATGTTCCTGTTATTGAATAGTTACTAATAACATCTAATAGCGCTTCTTACTTACTATAATGAGGCTATTTTATTCTCTAATAAGGTAACTCTATCTTCTAACTACTTAACATATTTAGATACAGATAAAGCACATACAGTTCCTAGTACTCCATAGTTTAAAGATAGATATTCGTCATTATCTTTGGTAACAACTTGAGGTAATTTATCAAGCCAGTAATGAGCATTGGTACCTACTCTTACTATTTCTTTTTCATCATCTATAAGAGTATAGTCAAATAGATCAGCATAAGCCATATCATCTAGACTCACAGTATGAGAGTTTAATACTTTCTTTTTACGAATATCTGATGTCTCCCTGAAACCATCCTTTGCATAAATAACTCCATCTACATGAAGCTTATAATTTGGCGATGTAGTGCCTATGCCGACGTTGTGATTGGTAGTGATTATTACATCATCACTTTGATTTGCACCTAAAACGAGAGAGCCTTCGTAATTGATAAACTCTAAATTGTTAGCATGATCCGATCCCTTACCTACATACCCAAGCTTGCTACCATCGTCTTTCGTAAAGTATAGGAATCTCATTTTACCTATGGCTGTTACTGGTATGTCTGATGTACCGTCAAATGGATTACCATATATAGAGCGAGAGGTTGCAAGCCTAGTTGCCGAAGCTACATTATCACTAATACAAGCTAATGTCTTTTGCCAATAATTATTCTAATTTGTACCAAAAATAATCGGGTTACTGTCTAACGGAAAGTATACACCTGTTGAGTATCCTGGATATCCTTCTTCATTTATTCCACTATTACAATACACCTATATCTGCATATTACCTAATACATTAGGATGTCCGACTCCAATAAATAAAGAGTCATCAGCCCCAGTATTAACATTATTATAACACCAGCCTAATACCTTTCTTAAATAGACGTTAGTATCACTAGAACCAAATTCATTGTAATCAGGGAAGCCAATTTGACGCATTACTCTATCTCCTACATTACCAAGATGTTTACCATCTAATAAATCCGCATCCAGCCCTGAACCTGAACCATCGTTGCCGGCGTGCCAAACTTTATAATTATTAGACCCTAAAAGAATATTTACGTCTCCGCTTACCCAGTCTTGATTAATATCGGTTTTAGCTATTCTTAGGTTACCGTCTCCGTCTGTGAAGTTAATTCCAATTCTATTGGAACCTGTGTTGTTAAAACTGATAGCAGACTTGGTTCTTGGAATAGATATAAGGTCAATGCCAGAATCTGCGTTAAATAACAATTTTCCTGTCATCGTATCCCCTGCCTTGTTGACGTAGCGGTTATCCAGTTCGGCAGAATAGTTATTTGTAGTAAGTATTTTATATCCGTCAATTCCCCACCTATCACCATAATATCCAAGTCTTGATAATACTGATCCTTCGCTATTAGCTGCTCCAATTAAGGCGTGATTATCATCATCCCTCATTATTAGCTTTACGTCAGACTGTGTATCAATAAATACTGTCTGTCTAAATTCCTTAGTTCCGTATATTTGTTGATGTGTGTCAATTGTTACCGCATCCGTAATCCCATAGCCGCTTAGAGTATTTGGTTTATTCCATATCTTATCCCACGATGTGGTAATTATTTTGTCCCCTATAAATATGCCGGTGTCCATCTATTTACCCCCCCCCCCGATTTTAATCAATTTTGTTTGTTTTAATAATCATATATGTATATAAATGCTATTGCATTAGTCTGATCTCCTGCTAAAGATACTATTTCATCTCCATCATACATATCGACATCCCAATCTATGTAATACACACCATCCTAATCATAATATGTATACCATAAACCTCCGTATATATCTCTTCCACTTACATTTCTAAATGATAACGGTTGAGTTTCATCTTCAGTATGTACATAAGATCCTTTGGAAGGTACTGTTACTATAATTGTGTCGGCAGTATTTTTTACCTCTATCTTTACTTCCTAACTACTATTATTGACAAGTATAAATGGTTTATACGAATTAGGATCTGAATGATTTATAAAGTCATTCACTCCACCCCCCCCCATTATGAGGTTAGTACCTAAGTAAGCTTTATTAACACTATTAGTGCCTTGTTTTATTCCATTCATATTATCCTATAATCAAATAAAGAGTATTAGATGATTTGGATGACGCATCATATTGTGCCTAAGTACAAGATACTATATGAAAGCCATCTACTGTATCAGCATTATAACTAGTAGATCCTGCAGGTCCTTGTGGCCCCTAATCTCCTTTGTCACCTTTTGGTCCTTGTGGACCTTGTGATCCGGTTGCTCCTGTATCGCCTTTAGGGCCCTATGCTCCAGTGTCTCCCTTGTCTCCCTTATCTCCTTTTAAATTAGCAGAAGATGTACCTGAAGCAGATGTAACAGTAAGAGTAGTACCATTCCATGAATGTGTACAAGATACTCCATCTGTACCTCTATCACCCTTATCACCTTTACTTCCAGTATCTCCCTTAGCTCCTTGAATTCCTTGTGCACCTTGTACTCCTTTAAGATTCTTAAAGTTAAAAGTAAACGTTCTAGCTTGTGCAGTCCCCCCCATAGTTACAGTAACTGCTGGAGTACCTACATTAGAATCTATAGTAGCTGTTACATCTGTAATAGAAGCACTTGCTCCATCAGTACCACGTTCCCCCTAAGGACCTTGAGGACCTTCTTGACTAGAAATCAAAGAACTACCTACGAATAAACCTGCATTTGCATTCTATGCTAACGTTGTCATAATTAATTAAATTTATACAGTTGGAACTTCAGGTGTTTCAAGTGCTGTTACTCTATCAGTCAAAGCATTAATTAAATTCATTAACTGTTTACCTTGAGCTGCAGATAGAGCCTCTACTATAGAGTCAGAAGTAAGAGTATTATTTACAGTTACCTTAGCAGCATTTACAATATCTGTAGTTTCTTGTTTAGTGTATATTGCCTCACTATCTGCTTTAGTAGCTAATGTAGTTGCTAAGTTCTACTCAGCTTGTGTAGCTCTACTAATCTCAGCATTAAGGTTACTCTTGATCTGATTAATCTATTCAGTCTAATCAGTATTGTCACTATTATTAATAGGTATCCACATGCCATTAGTATTACTCTTTATGACATTACCTGAACTATCTGCAGATAAATCAATCCAATATGCTACTTCAGTTGGATTAGGAGCATACTTAGATGCTACAAAATTAATATTTTCTTGTCTTATCATAATTTTTAATTATAAAGCTAATACTTGTTTACGTAATCTCCCTTCTCTATATGATACATGAATCCAAGAGAAATCAGATTCATTAATTAACTGATCAAATGGAAGATTATCTTTAATATACTCAAATAACTTCTTATTCTCTTCTTTACTGCCTGCAGTAATATCAGCTGCTTCTCCATATAAGTGCTAACTGTTATTAGCTTTACTGCCTACGGCTTTATTTAAGGCCTCACAACGATATCCTGAGTTAACTCTGATAGGTTTACCATACCATTCCCTTAAAGGGTCTAGAATAGCCTCTATTAGCTTCTACAGTTTAGCTAAGATCTCCTATGAAGGAGTATTATCTATATCTTTTGCTTTTGCAGTAGAAGACTCGGTCATCTCTTCAATTGTAAAGTGTTTCATTCTTTTTGTTGTTTTCTATTATTATTAGATAAATCGTCCATCATATTACCTAATAAATCCGCAGCTAAGTTCATACCGAATTGTTTAGAGTCATTATCAATCTCACTGACTTTAACATTAATCTAGAGTAATAACATATATATCTACTCTAGTAATTCTCTATCTGACATATGAACTAAGTACGGATTCATCTTTATTTAAAAGTATAATTGTAATTATATTATTGTGCAGAGATAATTATCATAACACCATCATCACTATCTAGATCTACTGGAATAGGATTACCCGCTATCATATAAGTCATAGGAAGTATCACTGTATCAGAGAAAATATGTATATAAACATTTTCTGTAGTTACCATATTTAAAAAATGGTTTCTACTAGTATTTATAAACCATACTGAATTAGCATCAACAGTTTCTTCAAGGACGTCATCCAAAATAAAATTTACAGGATGATCATTAGTGTTAATATAAAGTATAATACTTTTAGTATCCATAACGTTTTCCAGTCTATCTTTAGGGAACGTCAAC